TGTCCGTAGCACCGAATTTACGCTTGTGGACTATCCTCCTATGGATGACCGAACTTTATGTTCCTAAAAAGTAGTGATAGATTGAAGCAAGAAATGAAAAGTACCTAAATCATAGATTTGAGTAGATTTTCATATACGGTCGAAATCGACTCCTTTAGATAATATATAAAAAATTAAACATAATATAATTATGATGGATTTGAAAAGTCAAATACTGAACGAAGCGATAGAAGCTTGTTTGTGTGAAATGTATAGATGTAGTCAACCTTCAGCTGATTATGACAAGTTAAAGGAAGAAGCTAAAGAGTACCCAGAAGAAGAGAAAGAATTTCCTACTTTTAAACGTTATTACCTTTCAACAGAACAATTTAAGTATATTCTAAATAAATATGCTAAGGCTTATCATCTTATTCCTGAATGGAAAAATAATATAGAAACCATCATAAGTGACTTTAAAGAGGGAAGTAAGAAACAAGAATATAAGAAAGATAGTTATGGAGAAATGATTAGTGAATACGTTGATACACCTCCTTTGAATGAACGTATTGGGCAAGAAAATACTAAAAAAGTATTAGAAATGATGGATGAAATCGAACAATATCACAAACGAGACATGGATGCACGATATTTTTCTTCGGCAATTAGCCTTGGTCATTCACCGTCTTCCAATCTTAATGAAGTGAAAGAATATTGGAAAGATAAAGGACTTGAGATGGAATTTGAAGAAAGACATTGTGATGAGGATGTCTTCTTTGAAATGGATTATTGTGGTGCGACATCAATAAAAGAATTAGAAGAACATTTAATAGACCCAAATGATTAGAAAAAAATCTCCGTTAGCTAAGAAAAAGAAAGAACCTATTGTTATAGGACTCTGTAGAGACTGTGCACATGCAACATTACTACAATGGGATAAGAATCCCTTAATTACCGATTGTGAACGTGGTAGAATGGTTGGTAGTATGACTGGTTGCGAGAAATGGGTGGAATGTAAAGATAAACGAGAACCACTACATTTAACACGTGGTCAAATATTTGTTGATAATCAAATTAAAAATATAGAATAATGCGGTATATCAAAGATATATTAAATTTGCAAGTATTTGAAGAAGAAGAAATAACTTATATCAGATGTAAATCATATCCAGGTAAAGTTACTGGCTTTAAATTATTTGGTATTAATTTTTTCGGAAAAGTTTCATCTGAATGGCGTTTTTCAGACGGAATAGATGATTATACTGAAGAAGAATTAGTTAGAACCTATCATTGCTGGATTGATAAAGATAATAAATGTGCCATTAGAAAACCATATATCACAATTCAATATGGCATTCATGATTATGATACAGAAAAAGTATATTTTGAACATTACAGAGAAGCAGAAATAGAAGCAGAAAAACTTGCGATGCTATTTAATTTAAAAAAGATTGATTATGATGTAAATACCTTATTAAACTGTAATATTCCAAAAGATAAATTAGATAAATTACTCCATAGATATGTTAATTCAACATTTTATGGAAAGATAAAAACATTTACAAATAATGATAGATAAATGTAGAACATGTCTTTATCAAAATAGCTGCGCCATAGCATATTCTCATAATACTATGTATGATGGAATAAAATTGGCAACTAATTGTACAAAATATCAGCCGATAAATGCAAAGTAAAAGAAAAGATGATATGAATATTGAACGTGAAGTATCACACTTTACTGACAAATATTTATATCCCAAACTTAATTTAAATATAACACGTACAGATGACAAGCAAGAACAACTACAAGGGTATGATTTCATAGTAGATGTGGGTGATAAGAAATGGTATGTGGACGAAAAAGCAGCTATACATTTTACCAATATACATCTTGATAGTTTTGCTTTAGAAGTAAGTAGCCTGAATAATCCTAATGGCTTAGGTTGGTTGTTGGATGATTCTAAAAAAACAACTCACTTTATATTTCTATGGATAGATAAAGCTGACATTCCAAAACTACCCAACGAGTTTAAATATGATTATACTAAAATCACAAGTAGTAATATAAAACAAATACATTATGCTTTTGTTAAGAAGAGTAATTTACTTAACTACTTAAATGGAATCGGATGGGATAAAGCAACAATAAACCGTCAAACAGCTATTATAAGACGACGTGACGGGTTAAAAACTAACCAATGGGTAAATATACGTGGAGATAATAGAAAGAGTTCAGAAGTTAAATTCTATTATTCTAAGCATCTAAAAGAACAGCCTATTGGTATAATGTTACATAGAAGTGCCTTTGATAAGATTGCAGGCAATATGTGTGGTGATATAATTTTATAAAACAAAAATATATGGATAAAATCAATGTTATAATGTTTACTGATGAATCTAATGATTCTCAGGAAAACGAAACAACGAAAGAATGTTGCAAATCTAAATTAAATGTAGATTTCTTTAAAGAATTGCTTAATAACTGTGATTATCAATACTTACCATCAGTTATTAAATGCTATTGTGATAGCCTTAAGAAATTGGGATATGCAGAAATTGGCATTCAACTTGAGATAGAATTACTTAAAATTTATCAGCGTAATAATGGTATGACTACGAGAGAAGTTGATAATATCACAGAACATCCAACTTTTACTCAACATTATGTAATGTTTAAAACAGGACATGATAGACTTCATGAAGTTAGTCGAAGGTTAGCTAATAGATTGAAGAGAGAATATAATATTTCTGAAGAGAATGTTACATGGCTTCCTTCAAGTCAAACACTTAAGATTCTACGTTTCAATTTTGATGTAACACTTGACTCAACTATTAATAAGATTATTCAACAGTTGTTTACCTCAGATAATCATTCTGTTATATTGGACAATATAAACAAGGCTGACTGGGAAATTTTATTCCTCATGGTTACACAACGTCTTACTAATGAACACCGATATGTTAATTTTGAATGGCTTGCTAATGATAGAACTATTCGTCTTACAGGTAACTTCAAAGAAACAGAAGAATATAAACGTGGTTTAATGGTTGATGCATTAGATTTTATAATGAAATCAGTATAGTATTAAGAGAGAGGATATTTTTATTATTCTCTCTTTTTTATTTTTTTAACATCTATTTTTCTATTAATTAATATTTTATTTGTACATTTGCAGAGAATTAAATAATAATAATAATAATGTTATGATGAAAGAAAAAGATAATGTTCAAGTTAGTAGTGATTACGATAAGCTATTGAAACAACATGACGGAACAGGTAAAGTAACTATAGAGAATAAAGATGGTATACTATTGCCAGATAATTTGTTTATCAAAGATTTACGTATCATTAACTGTAGTAACATAGTATTACCAGCTAATCTTCATGTGGCAGGTAATTTGTTCATGGATAATTGTAATAATATTACTTTCGATGAAGATACTCAAATTGATAAAGATTTTTCTTTGAAAAATAGTCAATTTATTAGTATACCTTCATCTGTTAAACTTAATGGAAATATTAAAGTACGCAATGTTCAATTTAATACATTTACTTTACCATTAGTTGTAAAAGGAAGTTTGTTTATAATAAGTTCTAATATCACTTCATTACCTGATAATTTAATTGTTAGAGTTGATTTGATAATAAGAGATAGCCCTATTAAAGAACTTCCATTAAATCTAAGAGTTGGTCATAATGTTTATATCATGCATAGTTCAATTAATCGAATACAAAATGGACTTATCTGTGAAAGACTTCTTCTTCCAGATAATGTAGTTACATTCCCAGAAGAATATATTGTTACACTTGAGATAGGTGTTAAGTATGAGACGTTAGATAAATTAGATTTTAAGAAACATCCATGTCAGACTATTGCTATTCCTGATAATGGTTTCTACGAGCATCCTATTTACGAAGGATATAGAGCTAACATTTGTATGGGTTTGCCTATTTTGATAGAGAAGGAAAAAACTCGTATTTGGACAATGTATGATAAAGAATATATGTATCCTAATGGACGTATATTAGAAATTATCAAGAAGAATGGGAATGTATATTTTTGTAAAAGTATTGTAAATAATAAAAGAAATTTCTGTATAATTCAAATTGATGAAGATGTGTTCATTTGTGGTAAAAATTTAACAGATGCTAAACTAAAATTAATAAGTTATTCTTTCCAAAAAACATTTTGGAAGATTATGTATTTTGACACCAATATGAAAGTTCCGCATGATATAGCCAAAGCAATATTAGGAATGTTTAAACATTATTTAAAAATCAACAATGATGTATCATTACCAGTTAAAGATGAATATACAATTGGAGAAATTATAGAATTAACGAATTAAACGAATCATTAAAAGTTTATGACAAAGAAAGATATTATAAATTTTTTAGAAAAGTATAATGATGACGATGAATTGTGTATCGTTTTAGATGAAGATAAAGAGAACAACTTTGTTTATACATCTAAAGAAAAAGATATGCTTGGTGTATATAAGGAAGTTATCCGATTCCTTTCAGAAAATCATATAACATTCGATATCATGGCTTTATGTGAAATGATTTGTTCTGACAATATTGATAGTCTCTATTCTCTTGGATATGTGAATGTAAATCATGTAATCAAGGATAATAAATTACATTTCAGAATATCTTCAAAAGACTTGGAAGAAAATGATAAACTTGAAGATGTACTTTTCGACTACCAAGATGGTATGGGTATATATCAAAGAACTCAATGGGAAGATAGCTATTATGGATATTTGCTTCTTCCATTAGATACTGGTCTTCGAATGGATAGATTCTTTTGCGTTTATTTTACGTGCTAAAAAATAAAAATTATATTTAAGATATGACACAAGAACAACAAATTTTCATTGCAACTTTACACTTTGTAAGTTCATGGGCGATTAGACATGGTAAGAATCCAATAGATATTCCTGAACATGTTCTAAAACAATATAAAGAAGATGCAGAAGTTTTATGTAAAGAGTACAACTTGTTGTAATGGAGATAATACTTTGTGCTGCTATTTGGTATGATGATGGAAAGCACTATCCGCATCAAGAATTTTATAGTGTGGATAGTGGCTTTATCATTGGTGGCTTCAGGCATTATAATATTATTGGTGCTTTTCCTACTAATAATAATTACAGAAATGATGGAAAAGAATATAAAACTACACAAGGATTTATAACATCTCATGGACGCTTTGTAAATAGAGAGAAAGCAGCTGTAATCGCATATAATTCAGGTCAAATTAAAGAGCAAGTTAAACGGTTATTCTCAGAAGATTTATATTAAATAGTATGACAAATAGTGAAATTATTCTTAAATTCAAAGAAGAATATAATAAAGAGCTTCAATATATTGATAAACGCTTCATTTGTGATGAAGATATAACGATTACTCACAAAGATGAAGTTTGGCTGCCAAACAACTTAACTATCAATGGTTGTTTAAGTATCAAGTTGTGTCGATTAGTATTTCTCCCAGACAACCTATATGTTAGTGATGATATTTGTGTTGAATGTTGTGAAATTCTATTGATTGGTAAACATACAACATTTAACGGAGTTACCACTATTTCATATTGTTATATAACTTCATTACCAATAAACTTACAATTAAACGGAAGTGTCAATTTATCATTTTTGCCATTAAGAGTATTACCTGACTGGACCGAAATAAATGGGTCTTTAACTATTGATAATGTATCTATTGATGAGTTACCAAAAAATTTGATTATCAAAAGTTGTCTAAATATCAAAGGTGGTTCTTTAAAGAAACTTCCTTCTAAAGAACGAAAAGAAGAACTTATAGAGGCTGTTAAAAAAGATGATGTTAATACAATAAGAAACCTTACCAATAATATGTATAACAATCTTATACATTTAGGTAAGAGTTCTATCGGTTGGCAGTTCAATTTTAATCCGAATTACGAATTACAATTTAATTATGAAACTGGTGAAATAGAAATTATCTATGCTTTTCCTTTAACAAGAGAAGGAATTGATAAATTTATACGTCAAGACGGATATATAATTGTAGACGAAGATGAAGAAGATTCTATGATTCCAACTATTAGTCCTGATGAGTTTTGGAAAAAGGTTGACAGCAAAAAGAATGATATTGTTGAGATGGATGATGCAAGTAATTCTTATTGGAGAGATACTAACAAGAATACTTATATTAACTTTCTGAAAAAAGATTATCCTAACGGAGATTATAGTTACCATAATAGTTTTGTTAACGATGGACTTCGTTTCTCATACAGTACTGAATTTTCGTAAAAATATATAATAATCCACTAATAATTTGGTGGATTATTTTTGTTTTATATATTTTAACTAAATTTATTTTGTAGTATCCAATTCTTTTCTTAACTTTGCAAATATAATAATCAAATAAAAATAAATTATGCGTACTTTACTAATTCTAAGAGGTTGTATGGGTAGTGGTAAGTCTACTTTCATTAAGGAAAATGGTCTTACTGATTACACATTGTCAGCCGATGATATACGTTTAATGTTTCATTCTCCCAAGATGAACGAAGAGGGAGATATGACTATTAGTGCACGTAGTGACAAAATGGTATGGGATACATTGCATACTATGCTTGAGAACCGTATGCGTAATGGTGATTTCACAGTTATTGATGCCACACATAAGACATCTAAGGCTGTATCTAAGTATGTAGAATTAGCTGACAAGTATCGCTATAATTGTTATCAGCATAATGTCGAGGCAACCTTGGATGAATGTTTGGAACGTAATTTGTTACGTGACCCAGTAAGACGTGTTCCAGACATTGATATTCGTCGTGCATACAATATGCTTCAAGAAAATAAGTTGTCTAATCGTTTCAAGGAAGTTAATGATGTAGATGACATTCTCAATTATTACATTACCGATGCTTCTGCATACAAGGAAGTAAAGATTATAGGTGATGTACATGGTTGTCACACATGCCTTTTAGAAGCTATTGGTGGCTCTTTAAACCCAGACGTGTTATATGTATTCGTCGGTGATTATTTCGACCGTGGTATCGAAAATAAAGAAGTGTATGAGTTCCTATTGTCACATTATAATGATGACAACGTGGTCCTTCTTGAAGGAAATCACGAGAAGCATATCTGGCGTTTGATTAACGGTGAGGAGATAACTTCAGAATACTTCAAGATGACACTTGATGAGATAACCAAGGTTTATCCATTGGAACAGGTTCGTAAGGAGTTAAAGAAAATTTACTATCGTATGCGTCAGTGTTTTGCATTCACATACCGTGGTAAAAAATACTTGGTAACACATGGTGGACTTACATCTGTTCCAAATCTTACAACTATTCCCACAAACGATATGATTAAAGGCGTTGGTGGATATGATATGGAAGTCGATAAGATATATGAAGATAATTATTTGCTTGGAAAGTGTCAGGAGTTTATACAAGTACATGGTCATCGCAATACTCTTTCTACCGAACATTCAATTTGTCTTGAAGATTGTGTTGAATTTGGCGGTAACTTAAAGGTTTTCTCTATAACACCAGAATATGCTTCTATATTAAAATACGAAAATAAAGTGTTTAGTATAGATAATATGAATGCTTTTCAGCAAGTAGTATATAAGGTTGATGACCCAGAAGTTAAGAAGATAATGAATAGTCGTCTTGTTAATGTAAAGGGTTGTAAGCATAACATGTACTCTATCAACTTTAATCGTAATGCATTTATTGGAAAGAAATGGAACTTTGCTACTATCAAGGCACGTGGTTTATTTGTTGATAAGAATACAGGAGAAGTAAAGATGCGTTCTTATGATAAGTTCTTTAATATTGATGAACATAAGACAACTAAGAGAAATAAACTTGAAGAAACTCTTAAGTTCCCAGTAAAAGTAACGATAAAGGAGAATGGATATCTTGGAATTATGTCAGTAGTAGACAATCAGTTAGTGTTTGCATCTAAGACAACAGATAGCGGACCTTTTGCTGAACGTTTTGAACGTATTTTTAACGAAACTGTTAGTAAGCACGATAAAGACCTATTGAAGAATATCCTGAAGAAAGAGAATGCTTCGGCTGTGTTTGAAGTGATTAGTCCTACAGAAGACCCACATATTATTAGATATGACAAGGAAGAAGTGGTATTGCTGGACATTATCCATAATGTGCTTAACCTTGGTGAAAACTATACAGAAGAGTCAGATAAGTTCAAGAATTTCTTAAGAGAAAATACATCTTTGAGAATGCCAGACGAATTAGTTATTAATACTAATGATGAGTTATGGGAATACCTACGGACTAATATAGGAACTAATGATTCCGTAGAAGGTGTTGTAGTCACAGATGCTACTGGATTCAAGTTTAAAGTAAAGTTCAATTACTATCTAATGGTGAAGAACCTTAGACGTATTACTCAGATTTTCAGAAAGTGTAAGCGTGATGGTACTCCATTTAACGAAAAAATATGTCGTAATGATATGGAAAAGAATTTCGTTAATTTCCTTGAAAAAGAAGACGATGGAGAAATGAGTATTATCGACTTATATGATAAATTTAAAAAATAAAGATATGATTTGTAAAATTATTATTTTAGCAGTGCTAATGATGCGATTAGGTGTAAATTTAGCTTGGCACGGTCAGACAAGACAAGTTAAATTTAGTTTTTGGTGGACTTTAGTGTCAACTACTATATCTGTAGGACTTCTGTATGGTGCTGGGTTATTTGATTAATTAATATAAATTAACGTGGGTTATTTGCATAATCCACGTTTTTTGTTTATCTTTGTAGCGTCAATAAATGAATTGAAGTTATGAATTTAGATTTTACTTACTGTAAAGGTGGGAAGTTAAATACTTGCAAAAGCTGTAAACGATTTACAAACGAACTTCCTCAAGAAATGGTCATGATGTATGTACCAAATGATTATATCAAAGAGTGTGATTTGTTCATAAATAATGATTGATAGATATGGAGACAGAAAATATAAATTATGAAAAGTTTTTGGTTGTGGAAAACAAAAAACATTACTCTATAGCATATAACTCTTCCAATTACTCTACAGCATTAAATAATGCGAGTGAGTCTATATCTGTCAATACAGGTGGAAATGCTTGGGCTTGTAGTTGTGGTGAGTTTTCCATTTCCGCTACATTAGCTTATAAATCTTGTTCATTAAATAATGGTAGGGCTTCTTTAGCTATTTCTTCTGGTGCATATTCAAAAGTTATTACGTCTGGATATGAAACAATAGGTTCTATAACTGGTAGCCGTTCAGAATGTCACGTAAAAGGAGATAGAAGCATTTCGGCATCTACAGCCATAGAAAGTTCGTGTAAAAATAATGGTTATTGGGCAATTAGCTGTGCAACCGCAGATTATTCTGAAGCATCTAATTATGGAATTTGGTCGTTGTCAGCTGTTACAGGATATGGTAGTGTTGCTTTAAATAGTGGAGATTGTTCAACATCCGTAGCAAGCACTCATAATTCAAAAGCTGTTGTTGAAGGTAAGGAATCAGTTGCCATTACTACGGGAGTTAATTGTGCAGCAAAAGGAAATGTTGGATGCTGGTTAGTTTTAACAGAAAGAGAGAAAAGACGAAAAGAACTTAGTCCTATCAAAAATATTAAAGTTGTGAAAGTTGATGGTGAAATTATTAAACCAAATACATTTTACATTTTAAAAGATAATAAAGTTGTAGAATTTAAAGAATAATAGATATGAAAAATAGAAGCGAAAGAATAGAAGGTCTGGTCGGTGTAGTTAGAACACATTTTTCAGGTGTTATTAAAGCTTTGAAAGAAATTAGAGATACTTTTGTTTTCAAATATTTTGAAGAAGAATTACCCACGGTTGAACAAGATGGAGAAGGTTATGCAATTTATCTCTTAGATGATGAAAATAGAGAACTTCCAATTGAACATGCAGTAATTATCATGGATAAAATAGGATTTATCTCTCCACAATGTTTTGATTCAGATATTTGTAGGAAAATTATAAGTGGCGAATATAACGAAAAAGATTTAATAAATCTTCAAGAAATTTGGAAAAAACTTTTAATTAAAAAATAATATGATTAAGGAATTTAAAACGAGAACAGGTTGTATCTTTAGTGATGATGTTAATCGCTTAGAATGGCTTTACGTTGGGGACTATGGCAAAGAGAATAACATTAAAGCTGATTTCTTAGGACTTAATAAAGAAATTAATGGTGTGAAACATCATGACGTAGATTTGTCTGACAAAATGGTTGTCACTATTTCTACTCAAAAAGGTTGTCCTATGCGCTGCATGTTCTGTGATTGTCCTAAAGTAGGTTACAATGGTAATGCAAGTATGGAGGACTTATGGTTCCAAGTTACTCATGCTATCAGAAATAGTGGTTGTGAATATACCAAACGTTTTAACCTCCATTTGGCAAGAATGGGAGAACCTTCCTTTAATGCTTCGAGAGTTTTATCTTTTCTCGATAATAAGTTACAAAATACTGTTTCAAATAGTATGAAAGCTGATGTTATTCATCCTGTATTTACGACTATGCTACCAAAAGCAAAAAAAGATGATTTAACTTCAATTCTGAATGATTTTTGTGCTATTAAGAATGAAACTTATTTAGGTGAAGCAGGACTACAGTTGTCAATTAATTCTACAAGTGATAATCAACGTAATGTATTATTTCGTAATCGTTCTTGTTCGCTTGTTACTATTTCTAAGATAGCAGATAGATTACCTATGCCTGTTGGTCGTAAATACACATTGAATTTCCCAGTAACAGCTGAGACAAAACTCGACCCAGTTGTTCTATCTAATCTGTTTGATAAAGATAAATTCATAGTAAAAATTACTCCTATTCATGAAACTAACGAAGCAAAAGATTTCAATCTTCAAACACAAATGGGTTATTATAAGTATGACGTTTATCGCCAGTTTGAACAACCTCTTTTAGATGCAGGATGGGATGTAATTGTGTTTATCCCCTCATTGGAAGAAGATGAAGATAGAATTACATGTGGAAATGCTTTGTTGTATAATTTTATTAACAAAAATTATTAAATCAAAATTATGAATAAATTAGAATATCTTAAGAAGTGTTATAACGATATCAAAGAAAAAGGGTTTATTTTTGAAGATAAATCTACTTTGCCATTCTTTACACATCTTCAGCTTGCATATATGTTCAATCGTGGCTATGAATATATGCTATTTAAGTTGCCTAAATTAAAATGGATTAAAGGCTGTAGAAATGATAATTCAAAAGAATATAAAGAAGAGTATTACGCAATAACTCCATTTGGCGCATATTCTATTATGCATTGGAATGCTACAGATGATTATACGTTATATTTCGAAAATCAATTTGTAAAAGCAAACATGGAATTTAATAGCGATGCCATGGAAGTGGCTGACGAAGATTATAGAAAAAGATTAGAAGAAGCAGTTTTTTATGATGGTGAAAATGTTAATCTTCTACAATGAACAAATTTAAAAATATCAATTATGTTTAAACCAAATTTTGAACCAGAGAAGTGGCAAACAGGTATTCCACCAAAGTCAACCAATATGTATGGATTGCCAAAATTGTATTTATGTCAGACATTAAATCTTGATTCTGCATTTGGATACAGATATTCTTACCAAGTAGGATTTGTAAACGAAGATAATAAATGGAATTTGGAAGATAATAGTATGTGCCACGTTACCAGATATACACATATTGATTGTAAAGAAACAATGGAACAACTTGTAGAAGATATAAAGAAAGTTCAAGAAAAAGAAAAAGATTTGAACAATAATGTATAGTTAATTACATTTAACAACCAAATATATCACTGTTAAAATTATGTTAAAAACAGTTTTATATTTGGTTTTTCTATTTTAATTTAATACCTTTGTGTCATATAAATTAATACACATTTAATTATGACAATTTTTGATTTAAAAGAGTATTTTAAAAATACTGAGGAACCAAAGTTCTTTTTAAAAAAGTACTTTTCTTGGGGAGGAAATTATAGCGAAATTGCTTTCACACCATCCACACATGGTTCGAAAGAGAATACTTTATCCCTTTTGGAAGAATCAACAAGAATGACCTTTAAAGGATTTAAAGAATGTAAAGCATGCGATTATGAATATGACGATGATACTCCTGTTCATTTTGAGTTTTACGAAAAAGATATTGATGATAACGCTTTATATGAGGTATTATTAAACTTCAAGTTCAATGCATAAATTATGACAAAGTTAATAAAGAAAAGCGAACAATATGCAATTAATCGTTACCAAGATAAAACAGGTAATAGTAGTATCTTTGTAGGAGATAATTGCTTCGATGTTGATGACATAGAGGTTGCTTATGAAGATGGTAGACAAAGTGTATTAGATGATATACCCAACCTGCTATTTAAGGAAACACAGGAGGGGCTTATAGCTGACAATGGTATATTTAAGTTTGTCTTTCATATATATAAATCTGCATCAATAGATGAACCTCGATATGCATTTGCGACCGACTGTGAAACACCAAACCAATGGTATGACACATTAGAGGAGGCGATGGACGCAGCAAACGAGGACTACAAGGAACGAATTAAAGAAGTATTAGGATTATGACACATAACTCAAAAGAAAAACTGAATATTTTTACGCATTACATTTTTAATTCTTTTCACTCAGAAAAATTACGTAACCTTATAGATGATAAAAATGTTTCTATTGATAGATTTAGATATCTATGTTCTGTAATGTCAGCTGCGGAAAAAGAAAATGAACCTTTTTGGTTGCCAAAAAGAATGATTTAAAAAATATAACTTATGGTTACAACAAATTTGTCAGTAAAAGAAATTGAGAATATACTTGTGAATTTTTTGGGCGGAGTCAGAACTAACATAATGGTTCCAAACTTATCATGGGGATTACTCAATCATGAAGCAGACTTTGTTAGTATAGATAAAAATGGTAATCTTACAGAAGTTGAAATAAAACGTTCTTTCGAGGATTTCAAAGCTGATTTTAAGAAAAAGAATTATCACGACACAGATGAACGTGTATCAAGATTTGGATATTTTGTACCTCAGTCAATTCTAAAAGAATGTATTGAGTATAATAATGAACATTGTAAAGATGTAACATTTAATGGTAAACCATATTCTGTTTTTGGATTCACTGACGATGGAAAGGTATATAATGGAGAAGAACATATTTTAAAAGGGAATTTCTCTTACTCAAGTAATCCAAAAAGTCGCAAACTATTCTTAGAAGAAAAATTAAAAGTAGCACATATTGGATGCATGAGAAACTATCCAATTGGAAATAAAAAAATAAAATAAAAGAAAAATGGAAAAGAAAGATTTAGCAGAAGAGTATTCTATCAAAGACTACGAGCGATTGAATGATAGTGAACCTATTTCTGAAGAAAACCTATGTTTTTCAATCATAGACATCAAAGCAGCTTTCAATGCTGGACGTGAGAGTGTAATAGAGAATGTGCCAGAATTGAAATGGAAAAGAGTTTGCAAAAATGGACCATACCTTGCCGTAACAGTTTTTGATTGGTTCTACAGAGTAGAATTTGTTGATAACAAATTTCATTTATTCAGTAATGGGTATTTTATTAGTTGTTATATCTCACTTTCAGATGCCAAGCAGGCAGCCAACGAACACTATAAACAATATATTAAAAAAGTATTAGGACTATGAATATAAGAAAACTTGTGAAAAGAGCAGTAGAGATAGAAAATGAACTTTCTTGTGCTTTGCAAGCTATAGAAAAAGAATTGGTATTCAGGGGTTTTCAAGATGATGCACCAGATTTATCAATGTGTGGTGGATGTGAGATAATTCTTGTATATCAAGGAAGAGAAATTTATATTGATAAAGTCATTGAGCTAATGGAGAATGTGGGATATATATCTAAAAGTGATTTTATACTAACGTAAAAAGATAATTTGGAATTATGACAAGAGATAATGAAATAGCAAATGCAGCAGCAGAGTCAATGACAGAAACATTGATGTCATGCCCTATGGGTGAGTTTAGTCCGAAAGCAACCGACTTGCTGGAATGCGCTTATATAAAAGGTGCAGAATGGGCGGATAGCCACCCGTCATACTCATTGATAGTTAAAATTTGGAATTTAGCAACAAAGACAGCTATCGCACAAGTCAATAAAGAAATGCCTTATTTCAAGTCAGAGAAAGAAATTGAAGAATTTATCATTAAGCATTTAAAGTTATGACAACACAAAAAGAAATAGATGAGATGTTTATCGGAATTTTAGAAAACATCTCTGAAATATGTGATAAAACAACATCTGGCAATGTATCTCATAATATAGCTACAATTAAGTACAAGTGCCGAGATATGTTGCAGTTTTATAAAGTTTATCCTGTCAGTCATTGGCACTCTGTTAAAGAAGGTGATTTACCAGAAGAGGCAAAAGATTGTCTATTTACTTATCAAGGAAATCTTTTTAAAGGTTTTATGTTTGGCGACAAAACTCTACACTTTGATGATGGGTTTGCACCATATATTGATATATACGACGTGGATTATTGGATGGAAATACCCGAATTACCAACTGATTAAATTTTATATACATTGGACAAAAATAATGTTTACAAAGTAAAAATAACAAACGTTCAAGGAGTAGAATCATATTTAAGTGACGTGGCTAAACGTATATTTAAAGAGCAAAGCGAATTGGTAGATTTAAACCCTTGGAATTATGTTCAGACTGATGGATATCCACCAAAACATCTTTACAACAAGCCCCTTTTAGCCTCAGATGGAAAAGAAAATAATTGTTGGATAGATTATTTTAATGGGCAAGACTGTTGGGAATCTGGAATTGAAATAGAATATTGGATGGAAATACCTGCGATAGATAACAATAGTAAAATTAATAAACAATAAATAATATGTATATCAGCTATAATTTCCTTTTTTTAATTGTTTTTACACCATTATTATTAGCGATAATAGCATTTATATTCATTCATGTATTTAACCATATCAGATATACAAAGAAAGTTAGAAATTCTTTTGATTCCATTATAAAACAAAGAATGGATGAAGAAGATAAAAGAAGAAATAGTTTAATGGAAAGAATGAAACAGTTACAAAAAGAACATAATAAGTAGAGATATGAACGAAATAATAGAGAAATTCAAGAAAGAACTTGGATATAAAGTTTCCATTTATAATGGAAGATTAATTTATGATGGAAATCTCATTTTAAAGCGTACAGGTATTAGAGAATTACCTGACAACTTAACAATTATGGGGACTCTTGATTTATATGATACTGAAATCGTCAAATTACCCAACAATTTAACAGTTAAGAAAAACCTTTATGCAAATTATACATATATCACTGAGATACCAGACAGTTTAATTGTAGAAGATAGTATCTATTTGGGCAATACACCTATAACAAAACTACCTGATAATTTAATTGTAAACGGTGAGTTAGACCTAAGTAATACACCTATCACAAAACTACCTGATAACTTAACAGTACGTAAAAGTTTAATTCTCAATAATACTTCTATCACAGAACTTCCTGACAACTTAAGTGTTGGTAAAGACCTTGATTTAAGTTTTTCACAAATTAAAAGATTACCTAATAATTTAACAGTACATGGTAATTTAAAATTAGCTAATACACCTATCACAGAACTTCCTGATAACTTAAGTATTAAAGGTAGTGCCAATTTAATTCATACGCACATAACAAAGCTCCCAGATAATTTAAAGGTCGGTAAAAACCTATATTTATCAGATACAGACATCATAGAGTTACATGGTCCTTTAATAGTTAATGGGAATCTGGATTTAAGCAATACCCCTATTGAATTTCTTCCAGACAACTTAACCATTACTGGTTATCTTAGTTTAAGATGTACGCATCTCAAAAAGGTTCCTAATAACTTAACCGTTGGTGATTGGGTTGATTTAAGTAATACACTTATTACAGAATTACCTGATAACTTGATAGTTGGTGGATATATAGCATTGGATGATACAAATATAGAAGCGCTACCTGATAATTTGATAGTAAGTGACAGTCTTATTATGAGACGTACTGGCATTACAAAGTTACCTAAGAATTTAACATTGGGTGGTAGTCTATTACTATCTGGCACACCTATTACAGAGTTACCTGATAATTTGACAATTAATGGTAATCTTGACCTAAGTGATACAAAGATTACAAAATTGCCTGACAACTTAACAGTTATTGGTGATTTATACTTATATGGTATTAATCTAAGAGAACTACCTAATAATCTAACTGTTAGAGATGAGTTGTATATACGAGTTCTATATATTAGAGATTTTTCACAAATTAATAGGAATATTTCACCACAACATATTAATAATGCTATCTTATTGGAGAGAGACGGAGTGAGATATATTAAAGCCGATGGCATTTTCAGTGTTATTGATTCTCACCATGGCAATGTATATAAGGTACATCAGCTTGGACAAGAAGATAAACCGCTTTATCTTGTAACCGATGGTGATAACCATTGGGCACATGGTGCGACTATCCCAGAAGCAAAAGCTGACCTTATATATAAGATAAATGATAGAGATACATCTGCTTATAAGAATTTGTCACTGGATGATATGTTGTCTTTTGAGGAATCCATTGCTGCATATCGCACTATCACTGGTGCATGTTCAGCTGGTACAAGAAATTTCATTGAGAACAGTTTACCAACTCCTCATAAAGACAAGTACAGTATTAGAGAGATTATCGAATTGACTACTGGTGAATATGGTGGTAAGACATTTGCAAAGTTTTTTAAATAAGGCTTGATTAGATTATGGATAAATTCATTGAACAACTTAAGGAATTAAAATGTATCATTTTTGAACATAAAGATAAAGGTCTACATTTCATTAGTGACCTTCATTTGCAGGGAACTGATATAGATTATTTGCCAGATAATTTAACCATTGATGGTAGTCTTGATATACGTGATACCAATGTTACAAAACTCCCAGATAATTTGACTATCGGGGATTGTTTTCTTTTAGTGAAATGTAATATTACAAAATTACCCAATAATTTGACAGTTGGAGAAAGTATATATGCACAAGACTCAAGTATAACTGAACTTCCTGACAACTTAAGGGTCGGAAATGACCTTATTCTATCAAATACCAAAATCACAAAATTACCGAATGGTTTAACTGTTGGTGGTTCTCTTAATTTAAACAATACAGATATTACAGAGTTGCCAGATGACTTGAATGTTGGTGGTAGTATTTTTCTTCAGAACACTAAAATTACAAAACTTCAAGATAATTTGGTCGTTAATGGTAATCTTGATTTAAGAAATACTAAAATTAAAGAACTACCAAATAACCTTACAGTTGATTATAATCTTGATTTAGAAGGAACAGAAATCACAAATATTCCAGACTCTTTAATTGTAGGGAATGAACTTTGTTTAAAACGTACAAAAATTACAGAATTGCCAAATAACTTCACAGTTGGAGGATATCTTAATTTAGCTGAGACTACCATTACTGTTCTCCCTGATAATTTAACCGTTGGTCATTCTTTAAATATAAGAAATACAAAAGTTGTAAAACTTCCAGACACTTTACAATTTGGTTGGGGTCTTGATTTAAGTGGTACGAAGTTTACAGAATTACCAGATAACCTAACTATACCTGGCAGACTTATACTGAACGAAAGTAATATTAAAGAGTTACCGAGCAATTTAACGGTTGGTGAATGTTTAGAAATAAGAGGTTTAAATTTAAGCACTCTTCCAGATAATCTAACTGTGGGTGGATACATTTACCATAGTAATTTAAAAGAAAAAGTTTTATCGAAAGTCAATAAGATTTTTTCTCCAGAACAGCAGAAAAAGATTTATGATTTACTGAATATGGCTCTTTTTTGGGAGAGAGATGGCGTGAAGTATATTAAAGCTGAACGTATCTTCTCAGTTATTGATTCTCACCATGGGAATGTATATAAGGCACATAAAATTGGTGAAGAAGATAAACCATTTTACTTTATTACCGATGGTGACAATCATTGGGCACATGGTGAGACTCTTGTAGAAGCTAAAGCTGACCTTATTTACAAACTAAGTGATAAGAGTACGACTATATACAAGAAGTTATCATTAAATGACACATTATCTTACGTGGAAGCAATTGTTGCATATCGCACTATTACTCATGCTTTAGATATTTGGGTTAGGGATTTTGTTAAAAATAGACTTCCATTTTATCGTAAGAATAAATACACTATTAAAGAGATTATAAATTTTGCTAAAGATGGATATTGTGGGGACACCTTTGCAAAATTTTTCAAGAAGAGTAAAAAGAAATAATTAAAAAAATAAAATTATGACATCATCTGATTTACAAAATAGACGTTATCAAATTGCTAAAGATATAATGACATCATCACTATCAAATCAAGATTTGTTAGATTATATCTCAGTAACTGCAGAATATAAAGAGAATGAAAAGAGAACTGTACCAAAAACTTTGGCACGTTTTGCAGTAGCTTGTGCTGATGCGCTGATTGAAGAATTAACAAAAGAAGAGGATTAAATCATGGCAAGGGTCATTAACTATCCTTCAGTTACTAATAATTTTAAATAAAATTTAATAATAACTTTATAAAGCCGTAGGCTTTATTATATTTTAATTAGATAAGTAAAAAATCATGGTTGTACAGGAAGACTGCAAGACATTTTATGATGACTTATGCAAAGTCATAAGTTCTCACCTGTTATCACACAACGACATAGATAATGCTATGTCCAAGTGCGACAAGTCTTCTTGCGCAATGACTGTTAAGTCATGGTTCTCGATAAAACAAGTCACAGCCAATAATAATAATTCACAAACATTCTTTCCAGCTCTTACAGAAGGTACAGTATCAAGCACTACTGTTACAAAAACAAGAAGGATAAGAATTTATCCGACACAACAGCAGAAGAAACTCTTTAAGCAGTGGTTCGGTGTGGGACGAAAAGTATATAACACTTGTATTAATCACTTTAATAAAAAGGATATTAAGGTGAATGGATGGATGAAGATGAGTACTTTAGTACTACATTCGCTCACTGAAGAGTATATAAAGATTGTACCTTGCCAGATAAAGAATATGGCAGTGAAGGATTCTTACACATCATGGATGACTAATTGTAAGAAAACAAAGAAGTCTGGCAAACCATTTAAGCTGAGTTATAAGAGTCGTAAGAACCCTGTACAAAGTTGTTATATACCAAAAACTGCTGTGTCAGAAAGCGGTATTTACCATACACTAAGTGGGAAACTAAAGTTCTCTGAAAGAGAGTGGCTAAAGAACGATATATGTGATTGTCGTCTCATTTACGACCACGGAAGATGGTATCTTTCTGTACCTCAGAAGATAGCTACTATGCCTACCGAAAACCAAGGCGGTATTGTTGCTTTAGACCCTGGGGTTAGGAATTTCCTTACCTACTTCAGTGAAGATGGACTATTTGGATGGCTTGGTGTACACGCCTTTGACAGAATATTGAGACTTAACCTAAAGCGTGACCACCTCTTAAGCAAGTTGGCACTCACAAAGGATAAAAGAAAGAAAGGTAAGTTAAAGCGTACATTGAACAGAACGTTTCATAGAGTACAAGACTTGGTTGATGAGTTGCACTGGAAATGCATAAATTATCTTGTACACAATTTCTCTGTCATCGTATTCCCTCCTTTCGAGGTTAAAGGTATGACGAAAAAAGGTAGAAAGTTACGCAAGAGCATTGTACGCTCTATGCTTTCCCTCAGATTCTTTGAGTTTAAGGAGAGATTGAAACAGAAATGCAAGGAGTGTGGTGTGGTTTATATTGAACAAAATGAGTCATACACAAGTAAGACCAATAGCTTTACAGGTGAGTTAATAACTAACTTGGGTGGTAAAGAATGGTTTATGTATGATGGAATTAAGGTCCACAGGGACCTTAATGGTGCCCGTAACATATTGATACGGGCGATGAGAGATAGCTCCGCTGCAGGCTGAAATGCCTGTGGATGATTAGTAACAAGGCTAACACTTGTGTTAGGATTTGTTAACGAACAACTATCGGATAAATGCTTACTTGACTTTAATATAAAATTCGATTTCATAGATTATGACAATTGTCCATTATTGGAATTTCAGATAACGACAGATGATAAGGAGTGGACTTTTCTGTCAGACCCTATTGATGATTATTTTAATTTATAGTTAAAATACTATAAAATACTGCATTATATTTGGAATTTAATATATTATTCACTATCTTTGTGACATGAAAAAGAAAGAACTTAAATGGCATGATGTCAAGATGTTTGATTTTCCAAAAGAAAGTGGAGATTATCTGTGCTATCACAATGATGAATACTTTATTGCGTGGTTTAGTAAAAATTCGTTAGATTTTATGGATAATTATTCTCGGCTTGATGTAACATTAGAAGTTGATTATTGGATAGATTTGTCCGATTTGCCATCATTTAAAGAAACATAATAAAAATGAATAGTATAACAATTAACGATAAACAATACATTTACACAAACGAATCAGAAGATTGCTCTGACTGTGATTTGCGTAATCTTTTCAACAAATGTCAATTCATATGTAATGGATTTGGTAATTTGTTAGATGATAAAATAGCTGGTGTTTTTAAAGAACTTAAAATAGAATAATCTTATGGAAAATAGAATTGTCCAATTAAATGAAAATGAGTATAATAAACTCAATGAGAAAGCATCTTTAAATGATTCTCAAATCAAAGAATTGGCTGAAAAATACTACCAGGAACGTGGTATTTTCAGAATTGACATTACACAGCAATTAAAAGACTTTGACGATTGTTATCGAAGCTATGATGTTTATTCTTTTTGTACTGAAAATGGACGATATAAAGAAGAAGAATTTAAACCTATAATTTCACAGAAAGATAGGAAACGTATTAATGCTTTAGCAGAAAAGATTGTCCGTGAACAATATGAGAAGAAATATGGTCCGACTGATGCATTTCTAAAAGAAGCAAACAAAGAAATTAAATTGTTTCGTATTATTAAATATGTTCTATATGGAATAGCACTTAGCGGATGGGGAGTTGCTGGTGGAATGATAGCTTGTAATATATTCAAATAACATAACAAATTACTATATGGAAAGAGAAATTCTGTTTCGTGGTTTTGATAATGTCAAAAATGAGTGGGTTTATGGAGATTTGATTCATCTTTCTAATGGTTATGCTATTAGGAAATTAGAAGATGATATTATGTCATTTACCAGAGTTGATAGAAATAGCATTGGGCAATATACTGGTGTTAAAGATGGTAATATCAAGAAAATGTTCGAAGGTGATATTATTAAGGTGAAACTATTTAATTTTCCAAGTGGAGAAATTGAATACGAAACAGGTGTAATAGTATATTCAAAAGACATTTTCATTATTTCAGGCAAGAAATTTGACCACAATCTGATTGGTATACGTGAAAACGAAACACGTAGTATTATCGGTAATGTATTTGAAAACCCAGAATTAATTAAATAAAAATAACTTATGGAAACTATTACATCTAAAATAGTAACCGCACGTAAAGAACATATATGTGGTTTTTGTAATTGTAAAATTGATATTGGTCAAAAATATATTAAACAAACGAATACAGATAATAATCTTATTTGGAATTGGTTGGCACATATTGAATGCTGTGAATTAGTAACTATATGTGATTGGGTAGATAAATATGAAGGAATCTCTGGAGATATGTATGATAGTTCTATTGTAGACTATATTAATAATCATCATTATAATGAAGAAGAATGGCGGAATTTAAATAATTATGAAGCTACTAAAAAGATTTTGAAAGATTTAAAAACAAACAAATAATACACTTGATATGTTAGGTAATGGTTATATTGCTTCCAAAGTTCTTACGGCACGTAAAGAACATTTCTGTGAATTATGTAGTTGCAAAATTAATACAGGACAAAAGTATAAAAAAGTAACTAGTGCTGATGAATATGTAATTAGTAGTAGTTCATATCATACTGAGTGTTCAGAACTATTTTCACGTATACACTGGACTGAAGAAGACCCTCAAGTATTGACAGATTCATTTGAGTGTTTTATATGTGACTATATAGATGAACATCATCGTGATGCTACAACTGGTGCTATAGAAGATGATTGGAAGAACTTATCTCGTTATAATACAGTTAAGAAAGTATTAGGTGAAATAAAAGAAAAGAACATAACAAATATAGAATATTAAATATTATGGATAAAAATAAGATTGAAATTCTGAAAGAGAAATATAAAGATACACGCCAAAAATTCGATTCAGCTTATGATAGTCTTGATGAATTAAACAATATGTTTGTTTATAAGGGCTTTGAATATCACCCAGTAATAGATTTAAATGATGATATGGATTTTATTCTTATTTATGATTGTCTTCATTTAACTATTGCAGATGCGATGACTCTAATGGAAAATTATGGTTTTATCTTGCCTGATGATTTTTCTGACAATGAATATTAAACGTAATGATTATGAAAAAAAGGCATTATTCAAATAAAAATGGTTATATCGAGATTGATTTTGATGGACACCTTAAAGCAGGTTTCAAAGTAGAACATGGTTGTATAGTAGTTTTAGGTGGTATGGATGGTTACGGTAATCCGATTAAATTGGAAGAATAATATGAAGCGTAAGTGTCTAAATTGTAAATACGGTTACTCCTCCATCCCAAGTCATGAACGAATTGATTCTCAGAGTTGTACATTTGGATTGAAAGAAGGTGCTACTCCTGTTGGAGAATATTGCCCTATGGATGGTAAACGGTTACATAATTTTAGAAAAGGAGGTGAAAAATGAAAGCAAAAGTCAAAGACACGGGCGAGATAGTAGATGTAAGGTTTGCTATTCATCCTAACCCTGACGTTGCAGACACTTATTGGTGGTGCAAGGATAAAGAAGAAAGTTATCATAAGAGTGAACTTGATTTCATGGAATGTGATATTGATTGGGAGCAACGCAGGTACGAATTAGTAAAAGAAGCAATGAATGGTCTTTTGAGTGCTATTGTAGATGGAGTTAACCCAAGCCCAAGTGTAGAAGATACTGTAACCCTTTCTGTGACACTTGCTGATGCATTAATCAGAAAACTGAAAGAAGAATAATAAATGTGGAAGGTATGAAAAGAGAAAACTTATTTAGGGCGAAATGTGCTGGTGTCTGGCGTTTTGGACATTATGTACATTTTGATAAAAAGCCAACAAATTCATTCTTTAATTCCAAATACAATGATTTCATTATAACTGAGGACGGACATTGTTATCCAATTACTGATATATCATCTATCGGTCAGTATACTGGATTGGCAGATAAACATGATGAAAGAATTTTTGAAGGAGATATCTTAAGATGTTATAAGATAGATAGTTATTGCATTAATCCAGATTGCGACCTTGCTTTACAGGGTTATTCAGGTAAGATTGTAATGTTAGAACTGCCTGTAGAATATATTTTTGATGGTTTTTGTTTAGATAATGAAACTTGTTACCCAATACCAATATCAGATTGTGGTTTAACTGAAGATGAAATTAATGAAATAAAACAAAATATAGAGAACGATTCTTATTTCGATACCAATGGATATAAACTTGATGATACAATTCTTGGTGTTGAAATCATCGGAAATGTTACAGATAATCCCGACTAATTTTATTTAAGAAAACATGAAGAAAATTTTATTTAATGATAAATATAGTCTTACACAAGAAGTTCGTTATGGAAATAAGACTATGACAAGACGATTACTAAAAGATAATGTACCTCTTGGTAATTGGGAGGAAACGGCAAAGCACCTATCTTATAAGGTTGGTGAAGTTGTTGCTATTGCCCAAAGTTACAAAACTATATATTCTGATATTGAAGGCAAAGATGCTGCTGAAAATTTCAAAAAAGAATATGAGAATACAGCTGGATGGAATAACAAGATGTTTGTAAAAGCTGATTTACTCCCACATCATATCAGAATTACAGATGTAAAGGTGGAAAGATTGCAGGAAATTTCTGAGGAAGATGCATTAAGAGAAGGTATTGAAGAATTTTGTTTCGACTATTTTCTCCCAAATGATTATTCTAAACCATTTCTGATGCCACGTGATGCATTTGCTTTCTTAATTGATAAGGTTGGAAAGAAAGGAGATTGGGATAAAAATCCTTTAGTTGCAGCATATACATTCGAATTAGTAGATTAGTGTATGGGCTTGACTAAATCACAACGTCGTAGGAAATGGCTAATGGCAGGACTCGATGAAGATATGGAATATTTCTACGGAACAGAAGAAGTGCGAAAAAAGATAGAAGACAAGTGGAACAAGCATAATAAATAAAATTATGGATAAGAATGATGAGTAATACCTATCATATTCGTAACTATTAATTTTTATACAAAATTGCTATATTTATAAATAAAAACTTATGGTAAATTTTACAAAAATAATAAAGGAAGAAGTCAGCAATATAATCCAAGAAGCAGACCGTCATCGTCCTGGTTACTATAAAGAATATAACGAAAGACGTAAAAAAGAAGGTAAAACTACTGATAGGCATCGTCCTGGGTATTATGAGGAATATGAAGAAAAACGTACTAAACGTGGTAAAAGACCTGATAGACATCGTAAAAATTATTACCACGATTACAACAAAGCACATCCTGAACGTTTAAATAGAGGTTATACCACTGGTTATAAAAATGGTAATGTTTCAGATGGTCCTATAGACCAACAAAATCGTCCAAGAGTAGATTTTATGGGCAGACCTATTACCAATGATAGTTTTAATGATTTATTGAGAAATAAAGAATCACAGTGGTACGATGATGATGTTTTTGGGGCATAATATATTAAAGCAGACATTATTTGTCTGCTTTTTTGTTTTTATTAACATTAATAATTTTGTAATACCATTTATTTTTATTACTTTTGCATCATCAATGAAACAAATAATATAAATATATGATTAAGCGTATTGATTTTACTGATATTAATAATACACCTATTAGTTATTTGGGTGATATTGATTTCTTTAATAAGAATAAGTCAGTTTCTTTCAAATCTGGTGTAAATGTAATAGTTGGTTTAAATGGTTGTGGAAAAACAACATTGTTAAACCTGATTCGAAGGTACACTTTATGTTTGAATAGCATAACATCTACTTGTCCATCTGGGAACTTAGATTTTAATGATTTGTTGACTAAATACCCAAATCCCGATAAGTTGTGCGATGGAATTAAGATAATAAGTGACTATCAGGGAGTTGTTTTCAATATGTTGGAACACAATGTACTTGAAAGAAGAGAAAATTTTCTTCAAGACCGTGTTAAATTTCAATCATACTTTAATAATCTTCATTGTTCTACAGGAGAAGGTATTTCTAATGGTTTAGATACTCTTTTCAAAACAATGTTTGATTCTAAAACAAATTTGGAGTTTCCGTTTAAAGAATTAAAAAAGATAGCTAATAGTGACTTTTTACCTCATCAAGATAAAGCAAAACAGTTGCTTCAGTATTATAAAGAGAACTCTTTTAAATATGATGACCCTAAAGATTTCGAGTTTACTGTACTTATGGATGAACCCGATAGGAATCTTGATATTAATAGAATTAAAGAAATATATGATATTCTATATCATAAGAAAGAAAATACGCAAATCATTGCTGTAATTCATAACCCTATTTTGATTTACAAGCTTTCAAAACGTAGTCATGTGAATTTCATTGAAATGACAGAGGGATATGTTGAAGATGTCGTTAAATTCGTAGAGAATAGTAAATAAAAACGAACTTATATGAAGCTGAATAAATGTATTGAAGAAATGCAGGTTGCTCTTGACACAATGGGCGATGTTGATGTTAGCCTGACTATATTGTCCAAAGAAGACTTGAATGATACAATTAGCAAAGAATATGTAATTCATCTTCTTGAAGATTTTAAGAACACACATTTCAATAATGTTGAATGTGATACTTGTTTGAGTGATTGTGAAGATTTTAATGGTTTAATTAATAATATAAAAAATTATGGTATTTGAAATTTCATCAAAAGATGCGTCACAGGATTGGCTGTATCCAATGTTTAGTATTGAAGTTGTAACAAATTCTAAAGATAAGGGATATGACTATAATGAGGTAAATGTTATGACTTATTCGACAGGTCTTATTCATTTCTTGCAAAATAAAAAAGATGAAGCAAATTTTGACTATAAAAAATTTGCAAAAGATTGTCTTGACATTGAAATGATTAGAGTACATATTAGTACAGAACATTTTGCTCATTATCTTCTTATTAAAGAAGTTCGAGAACACTATGAAGCGATAAATAAAGAGATAAATGATATCGTTCAGAAATTCGTTGAGAAATATAATCTCGTTTTAAAATAAAATTAAAAATACTATAGTTAAATCATTTGATTAAAATCTTATGGTTTAACTTTTTTTATTATATAAAATTTGAATATATAAAATATTTTATATACCTTTGTAGCATAGATTTAAATATATAAAATTATGAATGATACTGAACAGAAACTAAATAGTTTAAAGAATCAACTTGAAGTTACTCGTAGAAAGGAGAATGAAATACAAAATGAGATTGAAAAACTTATGACCTTTTTAGAAAAGAATTTAAAAGTTGGGGATTGTTTTGAACATGCTTCTTCATTTATACGAATATTGGATGTAGAAGAACAATATGTTACATATATGAATTTGGATAATGATAGACATCATGGAGACTTATATATTGATTCGGGATGTAGATGTACAATTAACTTTCTTTTATCAACTTACACAAAAATAACAGAAGAGTGTTTTTTGAAAAAGTTGAATGAATGTTTAAAAGCTGCACTTGAAATAGGAACAAATTTTAATACAAAATAGATTATGTTTGATATAAATAAAGTAGTTGATTATTTGAATGAAAATTATAATCAACAAAGAGAAGAAGAAATCCCAGAGGTTGACGTGTATGATAAGGAAACAATCATTGCTTTTTGGGAATGTGGTGCTTTTGTTCTTCATAAAAATTTAATTACTGATATCTATGAAGATGATGGACATTGGTTTGGTAATGAAAAAGAAAATTTTTACACTTATAGCAAAGGTTGGATTGATGCTAAAATAGCTGCATATAATCATTTGAAAGATTATCTCAAAGAACATGGTTATCCAGAATATTCTGTTATACATGTTGATGAATTTGGTGAAAAAGAATATTGGGACAAAGATATATGTGGTTACTCTTTAATTCAAAAAAAAGAAAAACCTTATCAAAAATATACATCTTTACCATTTTTTGATATAAAAATTAAAGAGTGTGATGTTAAAACACCTCTGTTTGATATAGGAATTGAAGAGTATGATATTAAATTACATACAAATTCATTAAAGCATCATGAACGACGTGTCAAAGATTATGATGGATTAAGAGAAATATCTTTCATAGCATTAACATCATACAAAGAAAAATTATTAAGTAGAAAATATAATACTATAACATGGATTCCTGAAAATAAAAAATATAGAAGTACCTATAAAGGATGCTGGTTGAAATCTATAGAAAAATATAATGAAAACTACTCACGTTATATTTTTAGAACAGATTTTGCAAATTGGTTAGAAACTTTTGATTAGCGTATGGACGAATTAAGGAAAATGCCAAAGATAGAAGCTACAAATAATGTGTGTAAGTTTTTAAAAAAGCAGTTGCGAGATTGTCACTCTATTTGTATTGTGCCACAATTATCGGCAACACCGTACGTAAATAAAAAAGGAAGAAACGTGAAAAGTAAATATTATGGATATTGAAGAAGCAGAAAAAGCATGGAAGATTTTCTCAGAACTTGAAAAATTATACGAAATAAAAAGTTATACAGAGAAAGAATATAATAATTGGTGGTCATTTCTTACTACAACTATAAAAAGATGGGATAAGAATGGGTTTATTACACCTACAATTCTACGAGAGGAGTTTACAAAAGCTGTAGACAGAAGTATCAAACAATTAGAAAAACAAATAGAAGAATTATGAAAGCAGAATATGGTGATAAAATAACAATTCCAGAGGGTTGTAATGTAACTATTAAGAACGGGTGTGTTGTTTTTCAGAAAGAGTTCAAGGACGGGGACGTACTTTGTGCTGAAAATGGCACATTGGTCATATTCAAAGAAAAGGATGAAGACGATAGTGAATATTTTTTATCTCATTACAGCACTGAAAGTAGTTGTATTGGATGCTGGCTTATTTCAGCTTTTCGCCACGCCACAGAAGAAGAAAAGAAATTCCTTTTTGACAAGATGAAAGAGCAAGGACTAAGATGGAATGTAGAAGAAAAGAAAGTTGAAAAGATTAGGTGGAGAGCAAAAGAAGGAGAGAGATATTTTTATGTTTACAATCAAGGAAACGTAACAGTGTATAAAGACGATGGCTATCATGTTGATGAAAATTTATACGAGTATGGTAATTACTTCCGCACCAGAGAACAAGCCGAAGAAGCTGCAAGGCGAGTGAAAGAAACACTGAAAAACTATCACAATGAAATTGGAGAATAAAATACCTAAGCACTGTACACATCCTATCTATCATTGTAGTGATGGTATAGATACAGTAAATTGTTGGAAATATTTGAATGCACAATTCAAAGAATGCCCTTATAAGAAATGTGATTTTTATAGAAAAAACGTATGAATAAAACTGAGAAAGAGATAATAGAGAAATTCTATAAGGAAACTTGGTATGAACTTACCGTTAAGGACGGAAAGTTTTATTGTAACGGAAATCTTGATTTGGTTGGTAATAATATTACATATCTGCCAGATGATTTAACTGTTAATGGCTTTCTTGATATAAGAGATTCATCTATTAAAGAGTTACCCAATAATTTAATAGTTCATGGGTTTTTATCCTTGTGTCGTACTTATGTCACAAAATTACCAGAAAACTTAACAGTTGATGGAGACTTATTTTTGACTAATACACTTATAACAGAGTTACCTGATAACTTAATAGTTAGTGGCTCTCTATATTTGCAGTACAGTAATATCACAAAACTACCTGATAATTTAACAGTTGGTAGAAGTCTTCACTTAGAAAATACGGATATTAACAGTTTACCAGAAAATTTAACCGTTTTTGGAGACCTTGGCTTAAGTTATAGTGATATTAAAGAATTGCCAGAAAACTTAACAGTTGGAGGTTATCTTGATATAGCATATACGTACATTACAAAACTCCCAAATCATTTGGTTGTTGGTCGTTATCTTAACGCATGTCATACAAATATTGACAAATTACCTAATAACATAATAGTTGGAGAAGGTATGGACCTAAGTTGTACTAATATTGCAGAACTTCCTGATAACTTAGTTGTTAACGGTCCTCTTACGCTTCGTGAGGTTCCTATTATGACGCTTCCTGATAATTTGAAAGTTAATGGTGATATAGACCTATGTTATACAAATAATTTGCATCTACCTGATAATTTAATTGTTACTGGTAGTCTCATTTTGGTTAATAGTGATATAAAAAGTTTACCTAACAACTTAACTGTTTGTGGGTATCTTGAACTAAATCGTTCAGGTATTACAGAACTGCCAGATGATTTAACCGTTGTAGATTGTATTTCAATAGATAAACCAGAATTAGTAGATGTTTCACAAGTTAATAGTGTCCTTTCTCCAGAGAAGAAAAAGAAAATACATGATATTAAGAATATGGTTCTTTTCTGGGAGAAAGATGGTGTGAGATACATAAAAGCTGATGGTATTTTCTCAGTTATTGATTCTTATCACGGCAATGTATACAAGGTACATAAAATTGGACGTGAAAATTACCCATTTTATCTTGTAACTGACGGAGAAGGACATTGGGCACATGGTGATACTCTCTCAGAAGCTAAAGCTGACCTTATATATAAGATAAGCTATAGGGAAACTTCTGTTTATAAGAAGTTGTCATTAGACGATACATTATCTTTTGATGAAGCTATCATTGCATATAGGTCTATTACTGGTGCTTGTTCAACTGGTACAAGAGATTTCATTGAAAATAGATTACCAATTCTACATAAAGGCAAGTACAGTATTAGAGAGATTATTGACTTGACTAATGGTGAATATGGTAGTGAAAAGTTTGCTAAATTTTTTAAAGAAAAATAAATAATATGGAAGTAGAATTAACTATAAAGAATAAGTATGATGTACATTATTTAAAAGTAGATGCTGGTGTACGTTATTGGAATGACAGTGATGTCAATGGTGAAGAAGATATTGATTTCTATTACACTGAAGGAGTAGGCGTTCCCAAAATGCCTTGTGCCGTACAAGTCAAAGATAAACCTGAAAGCAACATATACTCGGACCATTATAGATGGCAACCTATTATTGATATAAATAATGGACAAATTATCAATTGGACTCAAGGTGTATCTGCTTTTGTTCATTACAAAGTTTGTGATGAAGGAGAATATACTTTACTTGATAAAGATAATAAAGAAATTGTTTCAATACAAAGTTATGTTCCTTATGTTCTTTATCCAGAAGATGAAGGATATGGTGATTACATTATCATGTCTATAGATGAAAATGGATTTATAAAAAAATGGAAATGTGATAGTAATGCTATAGAATATTTAGTAAAAAGCGCTTTTGATTAGATGAATATGAAGAAATTCATTTATAACTTTGCTAATAAGTTTAAAAGTTTATTTAGTAAATCAGGTAAACACATTACAACATATTCTAATGGTTGTGGTTGTCACTATTTTGAAGATAATTTATAAAAAATAATATAGATATGGAAGTAACAGTACAAGATGGTGATACCATCAACATCCCACATGGTTTAAAACCAATCATAAAAGAAACATATATTACATTTAAGAAACAACCTATTTTTAAAAATGGCGATGTTTTGGTCATTGATAGATGTCATAGTACAGAACCTGATAATATCTTTATTTATAATGGAGTTAAAGATAAAGAAGGTTACTATCATTATCATGTCTTTAGAAATATTGATGGAACTTTAGATATAGATGGAAAAATTAATTGTGATTCAAGTATGTTCCACCATGCTACAATAGAAGAAAAATATACATTCTTTGAGCAATTAAAGCAAGAAAAATTGAAATGGAACGACAAAGATTATAGACTTGAATGTATAAGATGGAGGGCAAAGAAGAATGAGAAATATTACCATCTTTACTCAAATCTAAAAGTGGATAGTATTACTGAAACTGGTACATGGATTGATGACGAGATGTATGATTCAGGAAATTATTTTAGAACAAAAGATTTAGCATGTCAATGCAGGTTGGAATTACTGTCAACATTACGAAAATTTCATGAAGACATAAAAGAATGATATAAAAGAGATAGCAAAATTTGTTATCTCTTTTTTTGTTTAATTCAATAGTTTTTTGTATCTTTGCAACAGAAATTATTATTGTATGCTTTTAGAACATAAATTCCATATAGGTTCTTCTTGTAATATGCAAGAATTAGAAGATAATTCTATCGAACTTGTTGTAACATCGCCTCCATATCCTATGATTGAGATGTGGGACGATTTGTTTATTTCAGGTAATTCTGATATAGAAAAGTGTCTTCAAGATAGACCAATTGATGCATTTGAATTAATGCACCAACAATTAGATTGTGTATGGTCTGAATGTTACCGAGTACTCAAGGATGGATGTTATATGTGCATAAATATTGGTGATGCTACTCGAACAATTAATGGCAATTTTGCATTGTATAATAATGTTGCAAGAATTATTAATAAATGTACTGAATTGGGATTTGTTACACTTCCTAATTTAATGTGGCTAAAACAAACTAATTCTCCCAATAAGTTTATGGGAAGTGGCATGTTGCCATGTGGTGCTTATGTAACTTTGGAACATGAATGGATTTTAATTTTAAGAAAAGGAGATAGAAGAAAGTTTTTAACTGATTCCGATAAAGAGTTGCGTTCAAGAAGTGCTTTCTTTTGGGAGGAAAGAAATAAATGGTTCACTAATATATGGAATATTCATGGTGATTCTCAAAAGATAAAAATATCCTGCGGAAGAGAGAGAACAGCATCATTTCCTATGGAAATACCATATCGCTTGATTAACATGTTTTCTGTAATAGGTGATACAGTTCTGGACCCTTTTCTTGGAACTGGAACAACAATGAAAGCAGCCATGTTAACAGGAAGAAATTCTGTCGGATATGAGATAGATAAAACGTTTGAGAACGTAATTAAAAGCAATCTGAGGGACTTTGTTAAGACAGACTTAAATTCTATCATAAAGAATAGAATAGAGTCTCACAAGGCGTTTATTAAGGTTAGACAAGATGCTGGATTAAACGTTAAACATCATAATTCAACTTATGACGTTGGTGTAGTTACCAAGCAAGAAAGTAAAATTAACTTTGGTACCATATTAAATATAGTTGAAGAAAATAGTAATAATTTATTTAGAGAAGATATATGTTACGAATCAAACTTTATGATTTAGAATACGAGATAGAAGATGTGAAATTATCTTATGAAATAATGAAACTGACTGGTAAAGAATATGCTTTATTCGGTGAAACAGAAAGTTACTATTTTGAAAATCATATATTAGATTTAACAGATGATTTATCAGACATTTCGAATATTCTAAAAATGGATGGGGAAAATGTTGCACGAGTAGATAGTAGAAGTATAGATTTTAGTAGTGCAGACAAAATTCTATGTGATGTAATTAAAAAGATTATGAAACGTGGCAAAAAGTGCGACGTTTTAACAATATCATCGACGCAAAATGATAAGAAATTATACTTTTATAATTATATCTTTACTGGTATGTTAGATGAATATCACTCACGTTCCTTTAAATATAGATTTTATTTTGATTTCTTTGAATTTAAAAATAAATAATATGATTTTTACAAAATTAGAAAATGTAACATCATTTGGAAGTATGAATTATATTCCAGATTTTGATAAGATTTTTCCAGAGCTTAAAGACCTATCACGTGATGAACTATACAGAAGATTTTCTCAATCTAATGTGAGGTTTTTCATGGTTCATAAGAAGAAAGTACCTGCTTTTTTGCGATTAACTATGCCATTGGCTATAATCCTAATATTAATAATGGTTATAATGATGCCAATTAATTATTTTGTTACTGGTAATTTTCGATATAATACAGATAGATATATAAAAATTTGGAATTGGTTTGAAGCCATAGGATTGAAAGTTTAAGTAGCTCATGAAATATCAAGGTTCAAAAAATAGAACGGCAAGTGAGATTATACCACTTATGACAGGCAATCTAAATAAAGGAGACTATTTTATTGACCTATTTTGCGGTGGTTGTAATTTAATAGATAAAGTACCTCGTGACTTTATTAGGTTGTCAAATGATAATAATGATTTTTTAATTGAAATGTGGAAAGCTCTCCAAAATGGATGGATTGGAGAAACCACAATTGAAAGAGAACTTTATAATAAAGCACGTGATGCATATAATAAACGTGATTATTCAATGTTCACTAAAGCTGAATTAGGTTGGATTGGTCACATGGCAAGTTTTAACGGTCGTTTCTTTGCTGGTGGATATAGTGGACACAATGTACAAGGAAGTAAAGGTAAAGCAAGAGATTATATCTCTGAATCAATTAGAAATGTACTAAATCAATTGCCAGCTATTAAAGATGTCGTTTTCTCTTGTGAGAATTATGACAATTTTATACTTCCACCAGCCGATAAATGTGTCGTGTATTGCGATATTCCATACAAAGGAGTAAAACAGTACAGTACATCAAAAACATTCGATTATGAGGCATTCTATCAATGGTGCAGAGAGCGTAGTAAAGATGGGTATAAAGTATTTGTTTCTGAATATAATATGCCAGATGATTTTGAATGTATATGGGAAAAGCCAGTATTATGTTCTTTAAATCAAACAATCACAAAGAAACCAATAGAAAAATTATTTACAATATAAAATTATATAGTTATGGTAAAAGATGTAGTATTAAATGAGAAAGTTAACTCTTCTGAGGAGAATGAGCGTTTGAAAAATCAATTATCAAAGATTGAAGAAATGTTACTCGATGCAGAAAGAAACGGTAAACAAGAATGCTTCATTTATGATAAAGAATTATGGGATTTTAAAACGTGTGCCGAATTATTTAAAATGGGTTTCATGGTGAGTAAAATAAAGAAAGATGTCAATGAGCCAGCATATCTTAGAATTAGCTGGTTTTAAATAAATTTAATAAAATTAATATATAGTTATGACAAAATTTTCAACACCAGATGAATTAATTAAAATTGCTGAAGTTAATAAAAATAATGCAGAGAAAATCGAAAAGATTAACATTATCATGAGAGAAACCGCATGTTTTGGAAGACGAGAATGTCATATTTATGACAGTGACTTGTGGAATAATGAAATAATCTCTGAACTAATTAATAGTGGTTATACTGTTAGAGAGGAAGTACAAGGGTTTCTCGAAACTCCATGTCTCCATATTTCTTGGTGAATAGGATTAGTGGGATATGTTTATCGTGTTCCACTTTTGTTTTTTAACATTTTTTATTTTGTTGTATTGAATAGATTTATTATCTTTGCAGTGTAATTAATAAGAGAATTAGTAAACAGATAAATAAAATATAATCATTTATATTTAAAATGATTCAAAAATAAGTATTTTTTAAAAAGTTATGATTATACAAAGTAAGTACACAAAGATGTTTCATTCAAAGGATTTAACTCGTCAGAAATATGATGAGTTATATGACTTTGCTGTACTTATTCAAAATCATAAGAATATTGTGTCACGATATGTAAATGAAAACTTATTTTATTACCTTGATTGTACAAAGTTCCAATTCTCAAAAAAAATGAGAGCAAAATACAAAGGTTCTGTAACAAGTTCCTTTGATACGCAAATTTATACGCAAGTATTCACTTGCTATGAAAACAAATTTAGAAATATACAACGCAGACTTATTTTTGAAATGTCTGTATTAAAAAGCTTTGAATATTATAAGCGTGACACAAATAACCATAAAAAAGGTGACTTGAAGCGAGTTATCGTTGAAAAGAAACAAACCAAGCTATCTTCTTGTCTAACTTACCTTGCAAGGTATGGAAATGAAGATACAATTGCCTATATCAAATCTAATTTTGACAAGTGTGATACTAACAAACGTGACTTCTATGACAATATCATAAGATGTTGCGAGAAGTTCGGCTTTGAAAGATTATATGCTTTAGCATTATCAAAGAGAAAACGTATTATTGACAAACATGCCAACAATCCTATAGAGTTCAGGTCATTAACCTTTAGTGGTAGATGTAGAAAGAAAAAGATAATTGATTATAATCGCAGGTTTGGGTCAGTTATCAATTCATTCATAAGTCTTAGTGGATTCAGTAGGAAATCATTTGACATACCCGTATCATTTAATAAAGGATGGCACGGCAATATGAGGGATTATAGAAAGAACACTCCTGATTATGTATATACTCTTACATTCGATGAAAAGAAGCATCAAGTGAATGTAAACATATGTAAAGATGGTGAAAGGTATATCCCAGAACCAAATGGACAGACTATTGGCATAGATGTTAATTGCAAACACAATTTGTTCTGCTTATCAGATGAAACCACTTATGACTATGATAGAAAATTAGTTAATGATTTTTGCAAGTCATCTCTTGAGATTGATAGATTGAAAGGGAAAAATAAAGAATATAAGGTAGGCAAACGCAAACAACGTAAACTTAACAAGTTAAAGGAGAAAGTTATTAAGAATGAACAGCAGACTATAGCTATCATGTGTAAGAATGAAAAAGCTAAAGGAACTGGTCACATTGTAATGGAAAATCTTAATAATGGATTTGGTAAGTGTTACGTCAAAGATGGTGACAATGAAGATATCAATTACAATCGAAAGGTTAAATTCCTTGGTTTAAGCAGTTTGAAACAAGAGGTTGAACATATTGCAAGGAAGTATGACATTGCAGTTTCAACTGTTCAAGCAAGTTATACCTCAAAGATGTGTCCCATGTGTGGTTGCATTGAAGATGGTAATAGACCAGACCAAGAAACATTTGAATGTATCGAATGTGGGCATAAAGATAATGCTGATTTCAATGCTGCAAAGAATATAAGAAATAGAGTTCTTGTAACCGTGTTACGAGATAAGCTCTTAAAACAACTTGATAATGGTGCTTTTGAACCAAGACTGCTTAGCCGTGACAAGGTGAAAGAAGTATTATTATCGTTTCGAAGAAGCCTACCAAAGGTAGGAAGTGAATGTATTGGAAATTGTATCATGTCTTCTGAATATGTTTAATTCTTCGAAACAATTGTTCTATTATTGTTCATGACGATTCTCATACTATAATAAAGAAAATAACACATTTGAAACTGAACGAGAATTAATGTATGTTGTTGATGGTAAAATGTATAAATCAGATACATATTATTCTGTTAAAGATGGAATAGTTCAAAAAACTGATGTGAGAGATAAATTCTAAAACGATAACAAATATTATTGAACGTGTAATTTAAAAATAAATTTAATATGAAAATTATTTTTGACGAATGTGACCGCATAGATATTCCAGATGGTTACAAACCAGTTATTGAAGATGGTGTAGTTTATTTTGAACGGATAGAATATCCTAAGTTTGAAAGAGAAGATGTTATGAGAATGCAAAATAGAGAAGAAACTATTTACGCATTATTTAACGAATATATTACTGAAACTAAAGCTAAAGTCTTTTGTTATTTCTCTCCTTCAGAAGGACTTAAATTCGATACCACAGTAGAAATTGACAATACTGACGAATATAAGTGGGAAAGAGGTGATTTTGACCATTACGTCTACTTACAAAACATATGTAGAAAATTTAAGAACATATCTTGGAATACCTATCTAAAAAAATATCAATTTGAAGCTAACGAAAATGAACGATTCTTCTATTATGACTTTGACGAAAATACAGTAAAAGAATCTATTGAAGATATAATCCATCGTAATAATTTGTATTGGCTTGCAGGAAACTACTTTAAGACCAAAGAAGAAGCTGAAAAAATTACTGATGATGATAAAAAAGTTTTTCTTGAAAGATTTAAAGAAATTGAACAAAGATTTAAACTTTCCGAATATAAGTAAAAAATATGAGAAATAAAATTTTATTTTTTGAATATTTTGTAGATGCTTTGGTACGTAGAAATAATAATAAAACAGATACATTTACTCCACAGAAGATAATCAGATTGTTATTTTTAACAGTTGGTTTGTATTCTACAGATGAGAATAAACATCTAACAAAAGTTTTCAATAAGTTTGTAGCAAAACCATTTGGTCCAGTAGAATCTGATGTATGTGAGTTTATTGAAACAGATATACTTTCAAAATATACTTTTATTAATTCTACCTGCGAGATAAAGAACGATAGTATTAATATTGATTTGGATGATTATAGTAAACGACTTATTGATGAAGCTGTGAATTTATTGATAGAAAATAATCCAAACATTCTATATTATCTACCTACTCATTTAGTAGATATTGTTCAGAAATGGTCTTGCTGGAAAATTTGTTATGACATTGCTTTAACCAATGGTAATTTTAATATAATAATACCGCCAAAAATGATAAGAAATAGTATTAAATACTATGCCTAAAATAGAAAAAAATGTTTCAAATATAACTTATTGTATGAACGAAGATATGAAATCTAATGATAGTTTTGATTACGATGCAAAAATCAATGAATTAAGAAAACTCAATGAACGTCTTGAAAAATTTGAAAAATTTATTGACCCTGATTCGTTGATGACTATAGATGAATATATGGAAATGTGTGATATGTTTTGTGGCGGTTCAATAACTGGAGGTGGTTTTACTCCTGGTGAACCAACTCAATCTGATGATTGTTATGTGACTAAGGGCGACCCTAATCATGGTGGAGAAGATAATTTGTAGTACATAAAAAAGACGGGCTAATGATTTTGTTTCACAGCTCGTCTTTGTGTTTTTACTGTTGTAATGGCAAAATTTTATATAAACCATTCACTCTATCTCTTTGTGTTTTATAAGCATCAACAAGAGATGAATCAACGTATAATGTTAAATCTGATTTATTTCTTATAATAAAACTAAAATAATGTGAAATAACGTTTATATCTTTTGTTCCCATTATTTTTATTTCTCTAAGTTTTTCACAATCATTTAGAAACACACTTTCTGATATTCTTATTAATGAAGATGGAAAAGTTATTGATTCTAAGTTATGACAGGTATTTATAGCACCACTTTCAATTTCTTTAACTCCTTCAGGTATAATTAATTCTTTTAATCCACAATTATAAAAAATATAATTACCTAAATATTCTAATTTATTTGGCAAAGAAATATGTTCCAAAGATTTACACATACTAAAAGTTGATGACTCTAATTTTGTAATATTATTAGATAATGTAATACTACTAAGTGACGAACAATTATAAAATGCATAATAACCTATTGTCGTAACACTATCTGGAATAATAACCGATGAAAGATGTATGCAATCGTAAAAGCCTTGTTGACTAATAGATGTACATTTATTAGTGATTATAGCTCTTACTACATCTTGGTTGTAAGGATAAATATCACTCCTACTTAAAGTTTCTTCTCCTGTTATATATATAGTAGAATTATCTTTCAAAGTCAGTACGCATAAAATATCAGATGGTAAATTATAACGAGGCTCTACCCCCCCCCATTTGTTCCTTTAATAGCTGATACATAGGGACTTACATATTGTTCACTTAATTCATAAGTGCTTCTTTGTTCATTATTATCAAAGAATTTTAGAAATTTTGACATATATAATTTATTATTTAGTTTTATTTATTATTCGTTTAAGTTAATGATTTTACTTCAAATGATTTTCCAATAGAATCTCTGTATGTTTCATATGTTTCAATAAGGGATGCATCTACATATAATTCAGTTAAGTTATCGGTTAAATTGGTTGGTAATAAACTTGATATATCTTTCTTACCAATAATTTTTAATTCTTGTAAATTATAACATCCATTAAAAGTATCAGCATCAATATGTGTTAAAGAATCAGTTAATGTTATACTTTCTAAATTAAAACATTGATTAAAAGCCCCACTTTTCAGTGAATTTATAGTATTAGGTAGTACGACTTTCTTTAAATAAATTAACGCATATATATCTGATGTGTCAATTTTTTTGACACTATTTGGTATAATTAATTCTTCTAAACCTGAGATTGTCGTAATATTTGAAATTTCTGTTATTCTGTCAGAAAATTCTACACTTTTAACATCACTAAAATCTATATCCTGATGATAACTTGAAAACGAACTAAAATCTACACTAAAGGAATTAACAAAAAATCTTTTTTTTGACTCATCCTTCATTATAAGTGTAAGGTCTGGGACAGAATTATAATGGGTGTCTATCTTATCCCCCCCCCCCCTGACGATTGAAACATATGGTTCTACGTAATAATTACTACTTTCAAATGATTTTCTTTCACTATCACTTGTAAATACTTTTAAATGTTTTGTCATAATATATTATAGTTAAATTTCTTATTACATATAAATATTTGTAATTATCCATTAATCAGGCAATATTTTTTGACTTAACTTTATTGTTAACATTGATATTTATTAATAAAATATCTTATAATGAAAAGAAGAGTTCTAATAAGTGAACAACAACTTAAGAATATAGTTCTTAATATTATTAAAGAAGAGCAAGGACCTTATGGTGATTTTAACGGTCACATGCTTGCTTTGATAAGGACATTTGAAGAAGCGAATACATATTCTGAATACGCAAATTGGAATTTTACCAAAGATAAAAATACATTCCTGAAATTTATACGTTCTGGTGGTTATTTCTATTTTATATTAAAGAAAGACTTTGCTTCAATACCAGAAGAAGAGGGAGATAACACACCATTGGATGAATATGGTTTATCAATGATAGCTGTTTCATTCAGAAAAGATGGTGAAATTAATAGTGTTACAAGCAGGTGGGGTAAAGAGAATGGCGGAAATGACAATATAATGACTTCTAAGCAGCTTTCTCAACTCATTGGTACTGATATATACTCTGTAACAAAAAATACCGTGTATAACAATATTTCTTATCCTGAAAATTGGAAATTTATTAAGAAGGTAGCCGATAGATTAATGTTATTCTACGATAAATCTAAGCATGATTATTTGGTTACGGATAAATTCTTAGAAGATGTAGAATATTTTCATGGACGAGATGCAATAGTATTAAATAAACAGTTTGATTTTGGTAGAGATGTAGTTATAGATTTAACCAAAGAAATTAACCATGATTTAAGAGATAACGAACTCCATACAGATAGTTTGAAGTTGGTAAAGAACTTAAAAGATGGCTTTAAATTGGTCTATGATAAACAAGCAAATGATTATCTGGTAACTGATAAAAGCAATACAGTTAAAAAATACTTCGCTGGTAAAGATGTTATAGTATTGCATGCTGATAATTCTTACGATGTATGTGCAACTATAAATGGTCTTTCATTCGTTTCTCAATCAAGAACCATGCGAAATGCATATATTAAAGATAATATTCTTTATATAGAACTTGGAAGAGTCATAGTTAAATTTGATGCAAAAACTGGTCAAGAATTAGGTCACGAACCAATAACTGATTTTTAACATATTTTATATATTATTTTTTTGATAAATGATATTTTTTCTATATTTTTGCAGAGAATTAAAAAATATATGTTATGAAACAATATGTATCAAAGCAAATTTTTTGCATGGCGGAACCTATGAAATTAAAAGGTGTGCCTGATGGCGTACTTCCATTCAACATTGATTGTGATGAAGAAATGGATGGGTATTTGGTGGAAAACCATAATAATGAACTTACTTGGACTCCAAAGTCATTTTTTGAAGAGAACTTCACTTTAGCAGATTCATTCATTGATAGAATGAAATTAGAATTGGATGAATTGGATGACCGTATTTTGAAACTGGAAAAGTTCATTGAAAGTGATGCTTTTAAGACTTTAGAAGAAACGGATAGAAATCTGTTGAATGAACAACTTGAAGCCATGCATAGCTATTTAGGTGCTTTGAGTTGCAGAATGGAAAGAGCAATTTCCAACTAAACGAGGGGAATAGTTTAAACACATAACTTGATAGATATATTTCTGTCAAGTTATTTTTTTGTTTTTAATGTCAAATTGGATATTTATTTTTATATATTAAATTAGAATAATAAACTACCCACAATTTAAAGTTTTGTGGGCTTTAGACGTAGAATAGTCATCATGTATAGAACAAGACAGTAATTCCCATCTTTCATGGGTGTTTACATACCCCCATGTAGCAATATTCATAGCAGCATTAATGTCTGCGTCTGAATTGTTACCACAGTGTGTACAACGGAAGTGTTTACCATTACGAATACCAATGTGACCGCAATTATGACAAGTTTGTGAAGTATATGCTGGAGGAATGGCAACTATCTTGATGCCAGCAATCTTACATTTGTATTCAAGGAAAGAACGGAGTTGAGAAAAAGACCAAGAGTTGCTTCTTCTACGAAATGTCTTATTACGTTTCTTAGAGTTCATACCCCAGCGGATGTTCTTCAAGTCCTCAATGGCAATACCTTTGTGCTCTTTCTTTGCTTTCGCTACAATTTGTTTGCTTATACGGTGATTGGTAATAGTGGCAAATCTTCTCTCACGTCCTTTTAACCGTTTCAGTAACTTATGACAGTTACGTGTGCCTTTGGACTGAACAGAAGCTCTCACTTTGTTGTATCTATTTCTTATGTTTTTGACTTCTTTGGAAGATATATTAGTTCCATCAGACAGAGAAACAATATCGGTAAGACCCATGTCTACACCAATAAATTCATCTGCAGTTTCCTCTTCTCCATCGGGGATGTCTATCGTCTGGTGCAAATAGAACTTCCCTCTGATAATAACTAGGTCAGCTTCACCTTTAGCATACTGCATGAGTTGTGGACGGTAGCAAGTATATGCTATCTTTTCACGACATCCAATAAGCGAAATGGAACATATTGTTTTGGTGATGTTATAGGAAAGTATACGACTATCATAAGTGATAGCACCAAACTCCCTAAAGTGCCGTTGCTTTTTCCTGTCAAGTTTGTATGCATCAGCAACTTTGCTAATTGCACGCACAACAAGTTGAGAAGACAGATGATATGTTTCTTTAGTTTGATAATATACTTCCTTATGCAGACTGAATTGCTTAAATGTACGACGTTCCCACGCTATCTGTGAAATAGCATGGCAAGCCTCATTGAAAACACTGAAAGTATTTTTCAGCATTATGGCTTGTTCGTCAGACGGAAGCAGTTTAATCTGCAAAGTCAATTTCATAATGCAAAGATACAGATTTTTTTTAAATAATTAAAATATTTTAAATAAATATTTATAATAAGATAACAAAAAGAGGGAATAGTGGTTCAATTCCTCCCAAAAACTAAAGTCTTTTGGGTTTCAATGAACCTAAATTATATGAAGATACGTAAGATTATTATATGTGAAAACCAGTTTGAAAGTTTATTTAATAGAAGCCGTTTAATTACAGAGAATCGTGCTTCCAAGAATCAATCGCTTGCAAGACGTATGGTTAGAAACTTGTCACCTAATATAGATGATAAAGAGTTTACCGAGAAAGTATTACATGATATTCCAAGCGTGCGTAAAGAGAATTTTCATTTGTTTCCAGCCGTTGTGAGATTTTTACTTCAAAATCCTAAATCTATAAATGCTGACACGCTATTAAAACTTAACAAATTCATTAGTGTTGCAGCATCCAAATCTAAGGAATTAAATCTTGACCAGAATCTTAATGGAATGACATTGGATGAGTTCTTTAGAAACTTTGAAGGTTATGTACATCAAACGGATAAGGCTAATAGAGAAAATACTGCGCATTATGGAACAAGTAATGGACATAATAATGGTTATACAATTATTCCTATTCCATCATTTTCAGAGGCATCTGAATATAGCGATTATACCACATGGTGTGTAACTCACCGTTCACAGGATTTCATAAATTATGTCGGTATAGGTAAGGGTCTGTTTTATTTCTTATTGAAGGATGGGTTTGAGAAAGTTCCCAAGAAGGTAGGAGATAATGCACCTTTAGATGAATATGGACTTTCAATGATAGCTGTTTCGTTTAATGAAGAGGGTGGTATTATATCTATTACGTGTAGATGGAACCACGATAATGGCGGTGATGATAATGTTATGACACCTGAACAAGTTTCTGAACTCATAGGAAGTGATATATATTCTATCTTTAATCCAGACGATATACAAAATAAATTTTTGGAAAATGTTGAAATTATAGATGAAATGAATGATGAAGATTTTATGCTTTGTAAAAACAAGGAAAATGGTCAATTATTTGTTTCCTCTAAGGATTATCAGCATCAAGTTTATTTTAAAGATAAACCTTATGTATTCTATCAAAGCGGTTATGATGAAAATGGAAAACGTTTCATAGCTTTAGTTACTAAAGATGGTAATATTTTATTATCTTCAGATGAAAATTCTCTTACATGTGCCGAGTGTGATAACTTATTATTTATTGGAGATACTGATTTGTCGGATGGAAGCGGTATATATAACGCTACAACACTTGAACGAATAAATGACGAAAAGTTACATGAAGTAGATGATAAAGGGGCTGCAATTCAATTATACAACCAAGATGAATCTATTAATTACTTCATTAAATCTACTAATAAATTATTATTCAATGACTGGTTGGATAACGTTTCTACTGTTCCAATTGGAAATTTAATAATTGCTTTTGATGGAAATATGTTAACATTATATACATACGATACATTTGAAAAAGTTATGGATTGGGTAAATATATTAGCTTATTCAAAAGTAGATTACAGAAATACTATTTTCTTGGTTGAGAATAATGGTTATTATCTTATTTCAAACTATACGGGAATGTTAAACAAAAAGCCAATTACAAAACTATATAAAATAGTTAATCAAGGAAGAATTAATGCAAGGTATATTGCAAAATGTGATAATGAAATGATAGGCATTTCACAAGATTTCGCAACAACAATGCCAGTTAATGAAGATGAATTTGCTATTATCCGTTATGAAAGTGAAATAGTGGAAGCAAACTTGTATGATGAATTTATAATGCATAAGAAATAATGAATATACACAAGATTATAATAACAGAGGGTCAATTTTTAAACAATTTCCATAATGGTTGTTTAATCACAGAAAACCGTGCGTCAAAGAATCAATCTTTAGCACGCAAAATGGTCAGAGACTTATCTCCAAATTTGGATGATAAAGTTTTTACTATGAATGTTTTACATGATATTCCAAATGTTAGAAAGGCTGATTTTCATTTATTTCCAGCAGCTGTAAGAATGATATTATACGCTGATAGTGATGTTAATGGAGATTTAATACAGAAGTTAAACAAGTACATTGGCGTGGTTGCACCAAAAGCTAAGGAATTAGGTCTTGACCAAAATGCCAATGGGATGTCTACGGATGAGTTTTTTAATATGTTTAACAAAGACGTAAATAAAGAAACTGATTTAGAAAGACAAGAAGCTGCTAAATATTTTACGGGAGATAATAATTTTGGTGGATATGATATTGTTTTTATTCCAGACTTTGAAACGGCTCACCAATATGGAGATTATGTAGATTGGTGTATTACGTATGATGAAGATAATTATAATCAATATACAAACAATAAAACTGGATATTTCTACTTCTTTTTAAAGAAAGGATATCAAAACATAACAACGGATGACGTTAATGAAAATAAAGCACCTTTAGATGAATATGGACTTTCAATGATAGCCGTGTCATTCTATGAAGACGGAAACGTAAACACAATTACAAGTAGGTGGAATCATGAATTTGAGGATAATAATGTTAATGGAGACCATGTAATGAGTGTTAATAGTTTGTGTAAATTAATTAATGCTAATATATATCAGATATGTGTTGATAAACGTCCTAAAAAAGAAATTCCATCATCATGGAAATTAATTAAAAATCTATCTTATGGTCAATTTTTATTCTATGACAATGATAAAAAGGATTATGTTGTTTCTGATAAAAATATGCGTAGAACAGATTATTTTGATGGTGAGAAGGCTTTAGAATATGATGGGTTTGGAAGAGATAATTTTGATGCTTTAATACTTACTAATGGTGTTGTTATTGGTGGTAATGATGTTGTTATTAGTGGTTATTTCTTCGTCGGTGATAAACTTTATGTCAGTTTAGATTTTAATATCTACGAAGTTGATACTAACTCTGGACGGTTAACTCAATCTCCTAATTTAAAGTCATTTATTGTTAGAAATGGATACGTTATTCTAACAAGTAATGAAAGTAAGATGAATATCTTATATCCAGATACCAATCAATTACTTTTTACTGAATGGGTTGATAGAATTTTCGTCTTTGGTAAATTGGTTATAGCTCAAAAAGATAACACTTATTCAATCGTTGATATTGCTGAACGCAGTTATTCAAATGAATGGTTAGAACGTTATTTCTTTAATCGCTCTTTTTGTGTATTTAAAACCCAACAGAATCAATTAGTTATATATACTCCTTTAGACATGAAACCTTTTGGAACTGTTGATGAGGCTTTCAAAGTAGATGATTTTATGATTGCTGTTAGGAAAAATGATAAATATTATTATTTAATATTGAGAGATATAACTGCTGGAGTAAGAGTTCATACAATATCAAAAGAAGAATTTGAATTATATTAATAAACAGAATATTATGAATAAAAAGATAATTAAAATAAATGAAAGCCAGTTCTTGCGTAATTTTGCTAATGGACGCTTGATTACTGAAAACCGTGCATCAAAGAATCAGTCTTTAGCACGCAAAATGGTACGTTCTATTAATCCATCATTGAATGATAAAGAATTTACTGAAAATGTATTACATGATATCCCAAATGTAAGAAAAGCAGATTTTCATCTTTATCCAGCAGTAGTAAGATTTGTTCTAAACGCAGGTAATAGTCTTGATGCAAACACTATATTAGAGTTGAATAAATATGTTGGTGTTATTGCACCTAAAGCTAAGGAATTAGGTCTTGACCAGAATGCTAATGGTATGTCAATGAATGACTTCTTTAGTCAGTTCCAAGGTGATGTGTCACAGAGTGAAACTGATGACCGTGAAGCAAGCGCACAATATGGAGAGAATAATGAAGGTAATAATAATGGCTATAAGATAGTACCTATTCCAACTTTCGATAACGCAAATGAATATAGCCGTTATACTGATTGGTGTGTCACACAAGGTGAAGAATATTTCTTACGTTATACTAACAATGGTTCAGGAATATTTTATTTCTTATTAAAAGAAGGTTTTGAAAATGTTCCGAGAGAACAAGGTCCAAACTGTCCATTGGACGAATATGGTCTTTCAATGATAGCTGTTTCATTTAGGCATGATGGTTCGATAAATACAGTAACTTGTAGATGGAATCATGATAAAGGTGGTAACGACTCCGTAATGACTCCAGGACAGCTTTCTAAATTAATCGGGGCTGATATATACGGTATTTTTAATCCCGATAATATTCAGAGTTTACTCCCTAAAAACATGGAAGTTTTGGATTATGATTTGAATTATGGTTTGAAGTTGTGTAAAAATACTACCACTGACAATTTGTTCATTTTTAGTTACGACTTTAGTGATAACATATGTTTCCAGAGTAAAGACTATGTTGTCTATCAAGGTAAAACTGATGAAGGATATGATATTTGTGCTTTAATTGGTAGAGATGGATTTATTTATGAGACAGCTGAAGGTGATGAATGGATAGACACGATTGAAAATAATGGTCTTTTATATGTTGCCAATACAGATACAGAATCAGAAGGTGGTGGAATTTATAACGCAAAGACCATGGAAAAGTTAAAAGATATTCCTATTAGGAATTTAGATAACTATCAAAATATACTTATACTAACTGTTGATGATGGTTATAAGCAAGTAATAAATAAAAAAACTAATATTTCTATGTTTAGTAAAAATATAGACAAATGTGTATATCAATATGGAAGATTAGTTTGTTTTAGAAATAATCAAATTTCCGTCATAAATACTGATACATGCGAAGATTATATATGGTTGGCAGATATAATTAGCACTATTGGAGAAGGTGAATATAAGTTATATTTAATTCAAGACGAAGATGGAATGTTTGTTGTTTCTGAAAAATTCGGTCTAATAACTCAACTTCCAATAGAAGAAACATTTTATGTTCAACCAGCGCAAGGAGTGCCAGACGAATGTGTATACTTGATTATGTGTCAAAACGGTGGTATAGCACTAAATCAAGATAAAGTGTTTTTCTCTCACGTTTCATCAAATGACTTGAAGAAACTCAATGAATTTACAACACTTACATCAATGGATATTAGAGAAATATTTAATTAATAGCGTGGAATAACAATATATTTTATAGAATAAACCAGTATATCAACGCACGGCCCTCATTAGGGAAGGTTATCATAAATGTTAATTATTTACATATTGTAACTATCTGATAATCAGCGTGTTGTAATATACATATATAAATACAAAAATATATAAAATTGAGGCGTATTCACGAAGCGTGTTATCCAAAAAATATTTTTTTATAAATTAAGAGAGAAGTAATAGATTAAGTTGCTTCTCTTTTTTGTTTTTTTAACTTTTAATATTTGATTAGTAATGTATTTTTTATTATCTTTGCAACAAATAAAATTATACATGATATGGATTTAATGAATAAAGTAAAGAATGCTTCTTATAATGTAATAATTGATGATATAACATATCCTAAAAATGATGTTAAAACTACTAAATTTGAAATCACGCTATCTGAAGAAGATGGTAATTATGGTACTGTTGTACTGAGTATTGTTTCAACATCAAAAGATGATAAAATATCTCCTGTTGAAGTAAAAATTCAAGAAGATATCCTGAGATGTCACTGGATTGATAGAGAAGATAAACTTCCTCTCTTACTCGACTGTTTTAGTAAATTCTACCTTAAGAATAAATCTAAAATTAAGTTAGATGATTTGTCATGTTTATTCCATTTTGTGGTCGGATTCTTCTTTTGTTTTGATATAACCTATCAATCTTTTAGTGAATATTTAAAAATCGTTAGAAAATTTATTGCTTCGTCAAAACCTGACTCAGAAATGGAAATAACCCTATATGATGAAATGATAAACTATTTTAGTGACAGAGGATTGTAATAATATAATTAAAAAATATGGAAAATTCAAATAGAATAAGCCCGATGGTAGTGCAAGTCATTGAAGAACCAACTCAATTCGGTCCTATTGTTGTTAATACAATGAGATGTGAATTAAGCATGGCGTATAATACATATCATCTAATTTATACTTACAAGTCTATTGATGAAATAGAAGAGAAAGTAGTAGATGAAATGTTGTTTGTTGAATATACAATTGGAGATTGTTATAATTCCACATCTTACCTACCTTATGTTCTTGACGATGCCAAAAATACTTGTGCTGATTTATTAAAGAGTACAACAGATACTAATGTGATTGAAAAAACAATTAAACAAGTATTTGAAGATAAACTTACATTGGGTTATAAAGTCTTTATACTTACCAACTATAACGAAGGTCAATTATTTAAAAAAGTTTATAATAAATTGAGACTCGTTAAACAGTTTACGTATAGTGTCAGTAATTGTAAGTGGAAATATAGTTATCAAGATGTACTTACTGTATCTTATACTTACAAACCAGTAGATGAAAATAATGGTTTACTTGTTTTCCAAATTACAACCACATCCGAAGATTATACAACTTACGAAGAAGTTTATACGAATACTCTGTGTGAATATACTTTGAAAGATTGGATTAAGAATGAAGAAAAAATAATTTTTCTATTACAAAAATTCAATGATTATATTTCACAACATCCAGTTCGTATGAAATCGCTTTACTGTTCAGATTTATTGCGTAAGATACCTTCTATTATTTCTGAAGATGGCTTTAATAAAGAAAATGTTAATGATGACTATATAAGAAATATTGTTTCAAAAATCAAATTAGAATATTCATTATTATGAACGAAAATATAGCAAAAAATCCAACAAATATTCAAGTATTTAAAAATGGATTAATATTGGGAAATTTATGTCTTACAAAAATGAACTGTAAAATTGATATCCCACTTAAGCGTATAGTACTTAAGATGAAATATAATTATAAAGATGACAATTCCAAATGGACTGAAACTTTCCATATTCTAAAAGATGAAGACGAAGATACATTTGAAATAATTTTAGCGATTTTTGAAAATGCTGTTAAAGAAGCGGAAGGCTTAATGATTATGAAAAGTATTTCTCTTAAAGGTGTGGATATGGATGTCGACATAGCTTTATGTACAATTAAAGAAACTTTTGAACAGTGTTTCTATAAAACTATTGCACACATTCAAAAAGAAAATGTAACTGAAAATATAGATGAAGATTCTATAGTACTCGATGTTATTAACGAAGATAACAAGGTGGATTTTGAAAAAATTTCAATCATTCATTTAAGTTGTTTTTTTGATGCGTTAAGTAATACTCTATTAGTAAAATATAGATACAAATATACAGGTGAGTATTCTACTGATTTTATATATTCAACGACACTTAGAGTTCTTAAAGATAATAATGTTGGAGATATCATAGACTATTATCCAATTTTTAAATTAGCTGTATTTGCTGGTCTAAATAATGCTAAACATGAATGGAATTATGTTAGACAATATTGTAGTGAAGAAGACGCAATAACAGAAGAACTTAATAAAATTTTCTTAGTTACTTACGCACATATTCAAGTCTTCAAAGAATTAAGTAAATAATTAAATTGTAAATAATATGGAAGGAAAAATTGAAAAATATCCTATCAATGCATGGCTCTTTCAAGATGGAATCCATTTGGGAGATATTTATATCAATAAGATGATGTGCTTTATCAATCCAGAAGAAAAATATATTCAAGTTGGTTATATATGGACCACTGATAATGATTTAGAAGAAATTTATTTATTGAGAATTTTTGAAAATCAATCGGAAATGGCTTATAATTATATTCTTCCAGCTTTTGAAAGTATTGCAAAAAAAGTTGAAAAGAATATTAAAGAATTATCACCTTGTTTCAAACGTGATGAAACTAAACTCTTTCATCATTTTCTCAAAAAAGAATTTGAATCTGCTTACTTTAAAGAATATGCACGTATCTTGGAAGAAAAGATTAACAATGATGAAGAATATTCAGTGGTTTTATCTCCGTATACAATTGGTGTGACGGTAGATGAAAATGTTAGTGACATGAAATTCTTTAACATAAAATTTATTGCATGTGCATTTTATCCCGAAGATAATTTCGTTAATGTTAATTATGAATATGTATTGAAAGATTCTTACGATAAAGAAAAACATACAAAGTCATTTAGAATTTTTTATGGTTCAAAAAATAGTGAAATATCAGCTTTTTATGATTACTTTAGAACTGCAGTACACGTAGGTTTGAAGAAATCTTGTCTTATGTGTGACGAAGCTGGTAGTATTGAAGGTGCAATGAAAGCAATTGAAATAGAATTTGAACAAAGTTTTTCAGCAATATATGGTTTAATTCAAACAGCAAAAACAATATAATCACTAATTCATAGTTAAAATGGAGAGATTTATCGAGTCTCTCCATTATTTATTTATATACATTTATACTACGCACCCAACTTAACTTAAATAACTTAAAACCCTAATGAAACATATTATTAATATAAGAACGAGTGATGAATTTAATGATATTAAATCTTCTATCAATAAGCCAAATGTTATCTTAATCAAAGAAGATAACAATAAACTCATTTATAATTTTATAGAGAAACTTAAAGATGTGTATAATTTGGTAACAATACACGGAGATAGTAATGATATATTCATTTCAACAGATGATATACATTGCGACAAAAATCTCTCTCAAGTTATGAATAAAACTATTAAAATCAATAGATATGGATTTCCAGAAAAATGGCAATTTAAAGATTACAATACTTCTTTAACAGCTCTCGACAGGTATACTTTAGAGTCGCTTGTAGACACTTATAATACAAATCTGATAGATAAGTTGTCTTTGACTTTTAATGGGCTTAGACGCAAGGAAAATAAGAGTATAAGAGATTATGTGGGACAAGTGACATCGTTTATTGATGCAAGCGGAAATATATTTGTTATTCAATATAATAAAGAAGACAATAAACTAACGGTAAATGACTTTGAAATGTATAAAAATAACTACGTTCCAGATTATAAAATAAAACTTATGATAAACATATCAGATACGTTATGATTGAGATATTTATATAGTAAATAAATAATTCTCAATGAAACACTTTAAAGCAAAATTAGTTGCAACAAAACCAATAACTGAATAATAAATAAAATATTAATATAGTACTATAAATTATGAAACATATTAAACTTTTTAAAACACAAACAGAATTTGATAAAACGAATATGTTCTTATCTATTCCTAATGTTTTCCTTATATCAGATACAAATAAACTTATATATAATTTTGAGAAAATCATAACCATAGGGGGGGGGGGGGAATTTCACCTTCGGTGGTCAATGTTATTGCTCTATAGATGACTTATGGATAGATGAATCAGTGTCAAACTTGTATGGTAGACAGTTTAAGACAAATCAACAGTTTATATCACAGAATGAACTTTCTCCTTATACTATATCTGATTACTTAACTATTCTTGATAGAGATAAAACCGAAAATAAACTGTTGTTATTTTATAAATCATTTGTATCAGATACAAATAAATACGTTATAGAGAATAATACATTGACTGTATCTGACTATTTGGGAATAGTAACAAAGATAGAGTTTAACGGTCTTAAAAGAAAAGATAATGGACAAAGAGATTTTATCGGACAAATGACATCATATCTTGATAATAATGGTAATCCATTCATTATTGAAAATAAAACTGTAGAAAGGGATGATGCATATAGAAGAAAGGTTACTCACTTTGTAACGAAAGAATTTTCTGATTATGAAAATGATTATTCGCCAGATAATAAGATTAAATTGTTCTTATGGAATAATGACCATCTATAATAAATAACTATAATAAACAAACTTAAATAGATTAATAATATGAAACACTTATTTAAATTAAGGTATTTACCTGGATTACCAATTTATAGTGAGAATAATATCATAAAGTGGGGGGGGGGTAAGGACTCAAATCTCCCTTTTGTAATATTGACAACGAATGATAATAAACTGACTTATACACCTGATAAGATATATCATTTTACAAATGATAATGTTATATTACAGGACCAAGAATCTTTTATTTCTGTTGACGATGTTCCATATAACGTTTTAAAAAATGGAGATACTGTTTGTTTTGAAACTTTTGGTTATTTATTCTTTAATAAGTATTATACAACCATGCAACAAATATCGGTTTTTCCATTCAATAATTTTAGTGTTTTTAATAATGGACAATATACTTTCACTATTAAATCTGATTCAATAGATGTAAAGAAAGGAGATAATTTAATCACTACATTCACATTAACAGGATTAAAAAGAAAAGATAGTGACACAAGGGACTTTGTAGGTGAGATAGCATCTTATCAGGATAATTTAATAAAAGTGGATAGAACTAATCCAGATAATCCAACCATTCATTTTTTATCATTTGAAAATAGTCAATACAAAGACAACTACGAAAGAGAAGAAAGAGTTAAATTAGCTTACAATCCTTTCGACATGTTATAAATAAACAACAACTTAATTAAATAAAATTATGAGATACATTAACACTTTTAAATCAATGACAGACTTTAACGAGGATAAACAAACGAATCTGAATCAACCACGTGTTGCACTTGTTAAAGAAAATGGGGGGGGGGTAGACAAGCTCTTCTATATTAAGTTTAAGATATATGAGATGTCTAAAACTTCTTACTTAAATGGTATGGAAGGTAATGAAATTTCTGAAGATATACCTGTTAAAACAAGTGTAAATGATTTATATAATGACGAAACTCTTAGAAGAATATATATAAATAACTTTGATAGAAGTAATAATTTAACTGATGTTGGAAGTGGTCTTTTCGATATTGTAAGTAATTTAATTCCTCACTTAACAGTTACTCCTGACTCTCTTGATTTAATAGAAAATGGTAAATTAATTACCAAATTCACTTTAACTGGACTAAAAAGGAAGAATAGCGATGTAAGAGATTTCGTAGGTGAGATTGCTTGTTATTTGAATAGTAGTAATAAACTATTCTTATTTAAAGTTGATAGAAGTAATCCAGAACATCCTACAGTACAAACTTTGTCAGGTTCCAATATAAATGATATACCAAAGATAACTACATATATGGAGAACCACGAAATTGAGAAGAGGACAAAATGTATTGTTCTATATAACGACCATTTGTAAATGAATTAAGTAAATTAATAGTATATGAGAGAATGTGAAAGTTAAATATAATGCTTTTCATATTCTCTCTTTTCTTTTTATGTCAAAGGGTATTTCATTTTCAAATTGATATTTATTATTATTAATATATTATTAAAATGATAAACCGTAGAATTATTATAACCGAAAATCAATTTTCTAATTTATTCCATAATGGTCAACTAATAATAGAGAATCGTGCTTCAAAGAATCAATCTTTAGCAAGAAGAATGGTTAGAGAATTATCACCTAATATAAATGATAAGGACTTTACCGAGAAAGTGTTACATGATATTCCAAATGTTAGAAAGGCTGATTTCCATTTGTATCCAGCTGTGGTAAGATTTGTATTGGGAAATGGTAATACACTTAATAACGATACAATTCAAGCATTAAATAGATACATAGGTATCATAGCACCTAAAGCAAAAGAATTAGGTCTTGACCAGAATGCCAATGGAATGGACCTACAATCTTTCTTTAATCAGTTTAAAGGTGATGTCTCCAATAGTGAAGAAGAAGAACGTGAAGCCAGCGCACAATATGGAAATAATAGCAATGGTAACTATAATGGTTATAAGATAGTGACAATACCAAATTTCGAAAAAGCGAATGAATATAGTAGATATACTGATTGGTGTGTTACGCAAAGCGAAGATGCATTTTCAAGATATTCGCAAGAAGAATCATTCTTATTCTTATTAAAAGATGGTTTTGAAAAAGTTCCAAGAGAACAAGGTCCAAACTGTCCATTGGATGATTATGGTTTATCAATGATTGCTGTATCCTTTAGACATGATGGTTCTGTAAATACAGTAACTTGTAGATGGAACCATGATAATGGAGGAAACGATTATATTATGACCCCAGCACAAGTTTCCAATTTAATAGGAACAGATGTTTATAAATTATTTAAACCTCATTTTGAACTTTTGTATACTATAAATCAGTATGGTCTGTATATTTACAAAGATTTAAATAAAAATGATTTATTCGTTACTAATTACAATGTAAATGAAAAAGATAGACATAATGTTATAAAATTTTATTTTAAACATAAAACATATACTATTTTTAGGGGTTATGATAAATCAAATAGTTCTTTCAATCTTTTAATTTCTAATACAGGTAAAATACTTGAATATAGTAATGGATATAATTCTATTAAATGTGTGCAAAAAGATAATCTGCTTTTCGTATATAATAACTCACAATGTGAAATTTATAATTTAGATACATTTGAAAAAATGTCATTCAATAATATAGATACACAAAATATTAATATAGAAGGACAAACTATTTTCTTAAACAATAGTAATGGAGAAAAAGAATACATTTTGACAGGAAGTAATAATGGAATACCAAAATTTAATAGAATTATTGATATCCTTAAGTTACGTAGTGATTTTTATATAGGATATATTGACTCTGATAACAATATGACTATAATTGATAATTTATCAATTAATAAAGAAACTATAATTGATAATGAAAAAATTATAAATATTTCTCATGGTATATACTATTGTAAACCAAAAGAAGGAGAAGGAGTAAATCTAATAAATTATTCTCACGGTAAAATGAACTCTGACCCTATAACAGAAATGTACCAGATAAATTACCAAAATAACAATAGTGGACCATATATATTAAAAAACCAGTATAATATTATAGAATTAAAAGAAAATGGAGAGTTTGATAAAAATCTAAAAAGTAGTGATTTTAATACAATGAAATCTTATAATATCTTAAGAAAAGTAGATATGATTTCAACAATTAAATCATTCCGTTAATTAGAAAAAAATATATTTGAAATAGAGAGAGAAACAATATAATAATAATATATTTGTTCCTCTCTTTTTATATATATAAACAATAAACACTTGCCAATATAAAATATTATATGTATCTTTGCAGAATAAGAAAGAAATAAAATTAATTGGAATAAATAATATTAATAATAATAGAATTTATTATGAGAGATATTACAGAAAGATATTTAAACTCTTTAAACGGAATAGATGATGATTCTCCATTGTTCCTTAGTCCTAATGCTGAAAGAGAATATAGAGAAAGCATAAATGAATATAAGAAACATAGGAAAGAAACTATGGCGTTTTATAATGCACTTAAGGAAGGATTAAAACGACTTGATGAAATTAAACAAATAGGAAAGGAATAAAACAAAAGAATAGAATAATAATACATACACTATAAATAAACATATATGTATATAATACAAACTCTCACCTTCCAACTATAAGAAAGATAAAAAATATAGAAGGATAATAATAGAGAATGAATAGAAAGATATATAAGAAAACATATATAAGGAAAGAATTAATATACTAAAGAAAATAGAAACAATAAAACAACAAGAAAAATAATATACTATATAAGAAATAACATAATATAAAATAATAAGAAGAATAATATATAAAAGAAGATTTATTATATATAGAAAAAATAATAGATAGAAATATTTTTTAATTATAGTAAAGAGAGAAAGATATATAGAATCGGATATAGAATTATTGGATTATGAATATACACTAATAAAAAATATTGAGTAATAGTTATTGAATAATATATAGTAAAGTAAAGAATAGTATATATAAGATAAATGATATATAACTGCAAGGGAGATTGTTCTGAGTGATAATTTAAGGGTGTATAACTGCAAGGGAGGAAAACAGCAAAGAATGTGTCATGGATGATAATTAGAGGGAGTATAACAGCAAGAAATATTGTTATGTGTGAGAAAGAAAGGGATTGTAACTGCAAGGGAGAAAAATTGATAGAAACGTGAAGGAAGGACTGTTTGATGTCCATTTTTACCAAAAAAAAAATAAAATTTTATAAAAAATTTTGAAAAATTAAAAAATTGGGAATATACTATTAAATAGTGTTTATGTTAATTGCTTTATTTATCAATTTAGTTAATAGATATAAAATATTATGATTTTATTTGGTAGTTTAAAATAAAAGTAGTATCTTTGCATTGTGATTTAGAGAAGTCTTGTTCTCCTCTGAGTTTTTTCACTCAGATTCATATATATTTAATGGAAGCGTACAGCAGATTTTTCTTATAAAATAGTATGGCTTATTTAAACAACAATTGCTTCCTATTATAAGCGGACAAGGTGTGATGGTGCACGCTGTGTTAAACCAATACAGAGGAGTGGTTCGATTCCATAGTCCAGCTCGTTTGGTGCGTGAGGAGGCTCGTCTGCTATTTTTATGAGATTGCTGCAATGCAGAGAGACCTCCTCATTTTGTGTGTATATACTGTTCTCTAAAAAGTGCAAGTTATGTAGAATCTATGTTAGTAATCATGTACCGAGAGGTAATCACAACGTGCGTGAGAGAGTCAATGCTTGACCTTGTTGTTTTTAACAATATACCGCAAGGTAATCACAATATAATTACTTAAATATAAGTTTTAATTTGTTTAGATTTTTAGTTGACTGTGCTTGCCTGAGATAGGTAGGCACTTTTTATATATTAGATAATATTTATAAAGGATATGAAAAAGAATAATTATATGAAACCATTATGTAGCATGGTAGAAGTTAGAAGTGAGCTACATTTATTGAGTGTTAGTAATGAGGGTGAATATCGTCCTGAGACTGACAAGTGTGGTAATATTCAGAATGCCACATCAATTGATGAATTGATTAAAGGTGGTAAGGGTGAAGGTAACTCTTGTGATGAAACTTGTCCTACTACATTTTCATTTGGTAAGTAACAGTTAAAATCCCTCAATAGGTATATTATTATCTACTGAGGGATTAGTGTTTTTTGTTGTGTATTATTAGTTGAAATTGTTTTTGAGTAGTTGTTTTGTTTCTTTATCTATAGTGTTATGTCCACAGTGCCATTTATTGCATATAGGGCAGTAATATGATTTCATTCCTTGTGCTATTAGTTTGGGATGTTGTTTAAGCCATTCTTCGGCATCATCTTCGGTTTCGTAAGTGACTTTAGTTTTCCATCTATTTTTATCTGTTCGGGTCCAGTGACATTTATCTGGTTCAAACTTTTTAGGTGGTGTTTTTCTGTAGTACGTCTTTTTCATCCGCATTACTTGTTTTTGTTGAATTTATTAGTTTATTAAATAAAAAATAGGCAAGCAAATATGTTGTAATATCGCCTACCTATAAATATATAATTTATGTATTCTTTATATCGTTTTTCTCTTAATATGTTGTGAATTTAAATTTGTGATTATAAGTTTTGTCATTCTGTATAGGATGTATAGTAGGATATAATATGTTCCTATGTTGATGATACAATTTATCAACTTATTACCTAAAATAATCATTATTATGTTTATTGCTGTAATAAGGATTATTTGTCCTATATTATATAGTTGAATAGTTCTCTGAATATTATTTTTTGTTTCTACATCTTCTTCTTCTTCATCAAACGTGATTAATTCAAATGCGTTCATTATAATAAAGAAAGCATTAATAAAGAATAATAAGAATGAGATATATGAATAATTCAAATATTCGTTAAAAGAAAATATTTGAAATGCCGACATATTAAATAAAATATAATAGACCTATATAAAGGATTTGTCTTGTATTCATAATTTATTGTGTTAGTTGATGTTATTTATAAGATTATTCTTAAGTTTTAAATTATTTCTTAAGTTATAATAATATATAACTAATGCACTTGTGAATATTATAATTCTTATAGTTAAGTAAACTATATTATTGTCTTGATGTACTATTAAAATGGAAGGTATTAAATAGTTTAATAGCATTATAAATAATAACATTCCTATAATAGTAAGATAAATTCTATCTTCTTTAGGAAGATTAAATTGTTTGTTTACTTCTATATTATGGTTTAATAGCCATGAATTATCTACAATAGTTAATACATGAGATATCAATAGTGAGACAAATGGGAAAACAAGTCCTATAAATAAACTAACAGGAAAGGAATTTATAGTTGTTACATAATTTTCCATTAATTCCCCTACCATTATAAACATAGTTAGTGATAATAATACGTTTATGTAGGTTTCTCTAAAAATATATTTCATTGGATTGTAGTATTATTTTCTATATGTTTTTAACTCAATCATTAATCTGATATAATCAGTAAAATGAATAATGTATAGTATTGTAAAAGGAATAAAGAACATCATAGGGAATGTTCCTATACTATGTCCATATTCATTTATTAAACCGCATAACGATAATCCAATGAATAAGAATATCATAATTCCACATATTATTCTAATAATAAAATATTTCATATCGTTTTAATCTTTTAAAACATTAGATAAGTAAATAAATGTTAGAAGACCGATTACGCCATACTCAAATCTATTGCTTCCAAATATTAAACACAATACAGTTGCAATAGCAAAGGCATTAAGTAAATAATGAATTTTCCCATAATAATATTTATTTTTTATTTTTATCAATAAAATCGGTGATTTCCCAATTTGTTAGAATTAGGATATACATAACAAGAGTTTGATATGATGTAAGTTTTAACCATATTGTTAATAATAACGTCATTAGACATATGGAACTGTATTTAAAAATCTTCTTTTTCATATCTTTATTCTCTCTTATAGTTCAGAATATAATTTTGGAAGAATTTAATAATTACTCCTACAATTCCAATGAATAATACAATATAGAATGTATATGGTACGCTATAAGGGTTTATTTTACTGATTACGTATGTTAGTACCCCTGCAGGTATTAAAGAGGCTGAGAATACAATTAACAGCCTTTTGATAAAGTTTTTGTAATTAGTATTCATCATCTTCTTCTTCGTTATTTATATTATTATCTTCATTGAAAAAGTTACAATCTTTAAATGTTGCTTCAATGATAGGTGGCATTAAGAAGGTAAACATTAACAAGAAAATAACTGTTGTTGTCATAGTAAATAGCACTGCGTATGTTTCATTAGTATCAATGAACCAATCCAATCTTCCAAATCCCAATGAGAATACAATGTATGGTAGTACATAAGCAGGAATACATACCATCAATATAGTTTGAAGTAATATTTTTAATAAATGCATAAATTTAATTTTTTATTTATTTGAAGTATTATTATTTTCTTCTATGTTCTTATATAATGTTTCGATATACTTCACGGTAAGTTCATAGTTTTTACCACTCAATTCGCTATCTTCGTATGCCTTCTTTATAAGTTCTTTGCCTGTACCATAGAAGCATCCAACTTTCCACATTTTATTTGAATGTGTATAAGTAAAAAATCGTCCACTGGACCAATTATTTCTACATACAATATAATCAAATTTACTCTTAATAATTGCATCCCCACCAATTTCCGCCTTGTCGTACACAAATGCATATTCTCTTAATATGGTATCGCCATAAATAATACACTCATCACATATTTTCGCATTACCATAAACTCGAGCGTTCCCAAAGACTTTAACTTTATCCGTAATTGTAGCATACCCATAAACATCAGCATCACCGTAAACTTTGACACTCTTGTATAGAGTTGCATTCCCGTAAATGTTAGGATTACCCCATATTATTACATCATGGCGAATAGTAGCATTACCAAAGATGCGTGCATTATTTTCTACCAACACATTGTCAAAAATGCGAGCATTATCAAAGATATAAACATTATCATATATTCTTGCATTTCCATGTATTTGTGCATTATTTTTAACCGCTACATCATTAAAAAGACAAGCGTTGTCATACACCCAACAATCACCTATTTGGGAAAGATTATCTTCCTTTTCAATCCATCCTCCTAAATCACCTTTATTGACATCAGAGAAGTCTTTTAAGGCTTCGATACGATATATAGTAATACCATTTTCTACCTTTGATAAATCTTTTCTTATTTTATATTTTAATTCGTCCATAATTTGTTTTTTATTGTTATACTTGCAAAGTTAATAATAATCTATGCTATATCCAAATTATTTAACTTAAAAAACATTAAATAAAAAAATAGGATACTGTATGTTTAGTATCCTATTGATAGTTTTTACTTTTTTTTTGAATTAAACAATATATTAAAAATACAACGATTACACTAACTGGAATATATGGTGTTTTCATTGTTATGTAAAAGGGGCTAAAGTGTACTACTGTATGACCCATCATTAATAATGCCATAATGATTAATACAAGTAGCGATAATACATACAAAATTAGTTTCATCGCTTTCTATCCCAATCAAATATTAATTTAAAAATCAAACACACACTTAACGCACCAATAAGGATTGCACAATTATCTGGTGTATCTAATTGAATATAGAATGGATTCCAATATATATGTGCTTGTCCAACTATAAGTGTAATAATTATAAGGAATATCATCCATATAATTGTATTTATATAATTTTTCATTCGGTGTAATAAATTTGATTCTGTGGATTATGTCTATTATATACTGATAATTGTTTATCAAATAATTTCATCAGTTCTTGTCGATACCACATATCAGCATCGGCTTGTGCTATATCTATTGAATCATATTCACCAAGTTCTTCATCATCTGGGGCAAATAATGTTGCTTTATCACTGTTTACATTATCAATTGTTATAACACCAAATATAGTGATAGCACGCTGATAATATTCATCACCTTCCCATTGTAACTCTGGGAAGGATTTGATGATATTTTTAATATTTATGATTGGTTTCATTTATCTCTATTTTGGATTTCTTCTTGGAAGTTCATCAGAGTTTCTTTCACTCTTCTGATTGCTTCATCAACATCTTCTTTATTTGTGAAGTAGTTGAAATTATTTAAATCTCTTTTTAATGATTTGTCTGTTTTTATTGCCAGTGGTTCGATATTATCATTAATAATATAATATGGTAATGTATTGTCAAGAATATCTTTTGCAACTTTAATATTATGCGCTATCTTATTTTCAATTGCTTTATCAATTATACATTTCTTATCACCATTAGTAGAAGGTTTTTCTTCTGTAGGAGATTCGTCAATTGTTTCATCATCATCCAACTCTTCTTCAGTTTCATCATCATCTTCACATCCCAACCAATAGTAGTGGCATCCTTCTTCTTTCATGATTTTCAGAAGATTTGCTTTTTCTTCTGGTGTTGCGAAAGCTAATACATCCAACTTATCGAAATCTAAAACTGGACAATCCCTTAGTATTCCACTAATAGGAGAATATGCAAGTACTGCATTAAACAAACCATATTCATTTAGCATACCGTCATATATCAAGATGTCTTCTATTTGTCCTATCTTGTTATATACAGTAAGAATCTCTCCTTTTGATAACATTTTTAGTGTCTTCAAATTTGTTTTATTATAGTCTTCTATTTTATCACTCTTCGTTACTGAATCGTATAATGATGTTTTATTATTTGTTGTATTCATAATTTATCCGTCTATTATTTGTCTTTTTTGAAAATTCCATTTATAACCATAGGCTCTTAAAGCATCCAAAATTTTAATACGTTCTTCGGTTGTTGCTATGACAATATGAAGATATTCTGTATCTACATTATCTTCAAGAAGGTTCAATGAATCAGTTTCAACTATATAGGAGCAATAGGTGTCCACAGAAAAGTAGTTAAGTTTCTTAGCAATACAATAGCCATATACTTCATCATGACTATCCAAAATTGTCAGAAACATTCCGTCAACTGATTTATCTTCAGTTCTTGGTCTTTCGATATGTTTTCTATATTGTGCCATTATTTACTTTTTATCAATTGTTTTGTTTTATTATTCCAAGTATAACCATTATCTTTAAGAAATTGAAGGAAATCATTTATCTCTGGTAATGTAGCGTATCTTAGTGTATTATACATTGAGATTTTTTCCTTAGTTAATTTTACGCTTCCTTTGTTATTGAGTTTAATTGTAACCCATGGTCTATAATAAGCGGTATAACTTTTATCATCACACACTATAAAATAATCTTGTTCTTTTAGAATAGATATTTCATTTGTAGTTTCGTTGACAATAAAATCTCCATCATTAAACTCTTGTTTTTCTGGATAGTATTCACCAACATACATCAATTGATGTGTTACTTCATCCCAAAGATAACCAACCCTATTTAATCTTTCAAATAGTTTTTTCTCTTCACTTTTTCTTGCAGGTCTCCATGTGCCTTCAACTTTAAAATCATTAACATCAATATTGATGAAATCATCTTTATCAATAAGTGAAAAACCTGAAATAATGGTATTATTTCGAGAGATATATTCTTTAAAAAGGAAACATTCCCCTGTTGTGTCATTAATATACCAACAATTTTCAATAAGAAAATTTTTAATAACATCCCATGGTCCAATTTGGTATGTATCAATTACTCTACCCTCTCGTTCACTCCAGACATATCCTTCTCTGTGCAAGTAATTAATTGCTTTAATCTTTTCTCTTGGTTTCGCTTTGGTAAAGTGCTTAATATCACTCACAACAGAATTAAGTTCAATCGTAGGATTATCTACATTCCATGAAATTTTAATCCAGAAAGTTATTGTATCTGTATCTTTGTTGTATTCTTTAACAATACCAGTATCAAATACATCGGTAATAATATCTCCGTTTTTATAAAGATTTTCCATATTTCTGCTTATTGTAATTTACAAACATTTGCTTCATTTCCTTTGCGAGTTCCGTTGCATCTTCTTTTGTCTTAAAACAATTGTGTAATAATAGACGTTTTTGGTGTGCCTCACCATCAAACACTTTTGCTTCAATTACATTAAAATGTCTACTAATAAAGAAATATGTTTCTCCATCTTTCGGTACCCAGAATAAGTTTACAAGTTCTTTTCTTTCCTCATCCCACTTGTAATTGTTTTCTGCTAATTTCTCTTTGAACCATTTAATATCTTCATCTGTAGCATGTGTCCATTGATTGATATCGTGACCTGTTACATCTTCCGCTGTAAGAAAGTCATTACTCTTTCTGAAGTATTCAACATATACAATAATTTCACCACTCTCTGATATTTCCTTAAAGATTGCTATTGTACTATCATTTTTTGTTTTGATAAAATCACCATCTTTAAATTCTTTAGTGAAATAAATTGTTCCATTCTCAATATTTGCTCTATATCCGTCTGGAATATTGATAGGTTGAATTTCGATTGGTTGTGAACTTACATTATCGCTAATATTAGTTCTTATCATTCTTGGATTTGAGAAGAAATGATTTTCATCCTTATCCCAAACATATCCATTTCCTGCCATTATATTAAGGATAAAATCTTGTTCATCACCTGTTGCATATCTCCAAAGTTTATCTACAGCATATTCAGTTAAAACATTACCATCTGTAGGTGCATGCCATACTTTCATAATGATTTTATTATCACATAATTCTTTGAAGATAACAGTTTCTCCGTCTCTGAAATGAATGATATCACCACATTTGAGTTTATCTATTCCTAACTCATATTCCTTACGCATTTCTTTTACGTCATCATGCCAAACATAATATGTACCTTTTAATTTACAGAGGAATAGTTCTTTATCATATTCATCTGAATAATGCCAAGGATGTGCTGGATTAAATCTTTGCACCTCACATTTAAATGCACATTTTTCCTTATCCGCTGTCAAAGTCCAGCCTAACAACCATCCATCCTCTTCGTATCTCATGAAGATAAATGTTTCCATGTTATCAATACTGGTAAGGAAATCACCTGTTTTATACTTTGGTTTATTATCTGTTGAGGCTGTTTCTTTTAATGCTTTTAGGTCAGTTACTTTCATTGAATCAGCATCCCATATATAGCCACATTTCAATAGGGTTTGATTAAATTCATTAATTTCAGTTTCATTCATTTCACGGAAGGAACCATCATTGAAATAACTTGAATCTTTAGTAAATGAGCCGTTTTCATACCATCTATAATGGGCGATGTAAAATTCTACACCACATCTATTATCTGAATAACCTCTAACGATTCCTCTTACATCTCCATTAGTAACGTAAGTACATGGTTCAAATAATTGTATTTTATCCATTTTATTTCTTTGTTTTACGTAATTTATTAAATTCTTCTATCTCTCTTTCATTTGCATGATACCACTCTAAATCATCTGTATAAGCCATATCATCAATAATATGAAAATCATACAAATTCATTCTATCACTAAAGAGGCATAGTTTACCAAAGAATATTTCTTTTGTACAATTCATTTGATGATATTCGGCATAAATCAAACCATCACTACGCACAATGATATCATTTTTATTGGGAGGATTATTTTTAAAATCTATTGGAGTTCTTTTGCCCCCATAATATACTTCTTTTTCATCTTCATCCCATTCATGACCATGTTCTTTAAGTTCTTGAATAAACTCATTCTTTTCTTCGTGAGTAGCTAATCTCCAAGTTCCTATATTACATATAAACTTTGTGTCTAAGTAAAACATTCGGTCAATAATTGTATTGTCTTGTTGATGTTTATATACTATTGATAATATTCCCCAATCTACAGGTTCTTCAACAATAACAATATCACCATTAACTGTATTTATAATAAAATCTCCTTTTCGTAAATTAGCTTTACTTTCTGGAGTTAAAAAGTTCTTATCCATTTTCATTAGTTATGATATCAAGTTCTTCTCTTATCTTATCAGTATTATAAGCCAGTGCTGCTTCTTTTGCACCTTCTATAGTAATGTATTCAGCTTGTATTGTATCATTAATATAGAGTTCTGGATGCATAGTGTCTGCATTAATATTGACATGGAATTTATTATTAAATCCATAAGCTATATTATCTTCATTCCATTCCAACTTGCTTATCTTATCAATAATATCATTGATAGCAGCACCATACGTTATCTCTAAGGCGAATAAAGCATCTTTGGTGGGTAATGTATCACTGAAGTTACTTTTGCGCCTTACGTAGTGATTAATGCGTTCTAAGATAGATTTATAATTCTTTTCCTTCAATTTCATAACCATAGAATAATTCGTTTAATCGTGAGTTGTAATGTTCTTGTGATTTTTCTCTAGCTTCATCAATGCTATTGAAAGTAGCATATTTATTACCATTGATAAAGAGTAGATAAGCACCACCTAAATCTGTCGGATATATTTCATATTTAACTTTATATCCGTATGCAGTATTATCTGTATCCCATTCCAAATCTTCTATTCTTTCTTGCGCATCACTAACACCTAAAGAATAGCATACTGAACAATATGCAATAATATCTTTTATTTGGATTTGGTTATCTGATATTTTTTGCTTTAAAATTTTTTCTATATTATTCAATCTCTGAATAAAAGAAGTATAATCATCTATTTTAAGAATTTTCTTATCCATGATTCCTTATATTAGTAATAATTTTATCCGACATAAATCTCATTACTTCATTTATATTTGTTTCATCAATATAATTTGGAAGTTTGATTCTTTCTTTATTAATATATCCTATATATTGATTATCATTTTCTTTCTTGATAATCATATTGATAAAAGGTAAATCAGCTCTAAAACAATATGGTTCTTCGTACCAATGAATCTTTACATTTTGATTAATACATTCAAAACCCTTAATGAAAGCATTTTTAATATCATTATATGTGAATAATTTACTATCATTATTAATGAAATTAGTTTCACCTGTTTTATCTTTAAATCTCTTATCAGCGTATTCTTTTGCTTTTTCTTGTATATCCATATATTGTTTTTATTTTTAATATGGTGCAAAGTTATATTTTATTTTTCAATTATCCAACAAATTAATGTTAAATGTTATTAATATTTTTATGTTTATTTGGTTAGTCATAATTTATTCTTTACCTTTGCATATAGTTAAAAAAATTACATGTGTATGAATTTAATATTTATTTTTTGTGCTTTAATATGTTGTTTATTGGCATTTTTTGTTGATGGTTTATATATACGAGATAGAAAGTTTAACAGATGTCATAGATTATATGCGAAGAAATTATACTTTCATCTAATGTTTATATCTATGATATCTCTTTCTATTGGAGTTATTTTAACTGTTCGGTCATAATTAAAATATTGTTGTTTTATATTGTTTTATTTGCGTGTAGCACATGGAGTGATTTTTATATCTTCCATGTGCGCTTTTTTTATTTTATAATTCTAATATTTATTTTGTATGAAAACAATATTGATAAGAGAGAATCAAATGCATTTATTTGAAGAGATAGAAGGGAATATGGTTCCTACTAAACAATGGATGCAAACAAAATACAATCAATTCAATCAAGAGTTATTTGATGGATTTTTACCACCATGCAGATTAATGGCTAAGAAGTTAGCGCCTAAGCATCTTGGTATGTATTCAACTAATTCTGTTTATCCTAATGGTCCTGTAACACGTGAAAATATTTATGACATAGCAAGACCCACTATTTATCTTACAACGGCTTACAGCGCACCAGAAGAAGACTGGGAGAATACATTGATACATGAGATGTGTCATTATTATACACAGTTTGATAAAGAAGGCAATGCACGTAAGATAGATAAAGAGAATAAAGGACATGGGGCTGATTTTATGAATGCAGCTAAAATGGTTTCAGATAGGTCTGGTGGTAAATATACAATACAACGTATTGCAACATCAGAACAATCATCACGAATGGGATTTGAAACTAAAGATAGGTCTTTCTCTAAGATGAAAGGAATACGCCTTATTAGAGTTAGTTTTGCTAATAATGGTGTTTCTACTGAGGCTTTTATTATGACAAATAGCGAATTTGTTGCCAAGCAGATATTAGATATGTCTGCTGATAAAAGAATCTTGGTTACAGATAATTCATCATTAATAAAGATATTAATGAATGCAGGTTATAAGATTTATTCTCCTTATACAGCTAAGAACGCTATTTATATAATAAATCCAGCTATAGAAGAATTATTTGATAAATGTAGATTTATTGAATTTAGAGAAGATGATTTTTAAACATATCATTTCTATTTCTTTTTTTTGACCATATCTTTTCTCAGATAGTTTTTTATGAGATTAGATATGGTTTATTGTTTCTGTATGAATATGGTTTATGTTTGTTAATTGAATTATTTGTTCTATGATTATTAATAAGATAATCTATTATTATGATAAATAAGCTACTATATACATAAACATTCATTAACAATATGCAGAAAACTGTATATACCTTGATAATCAATAAGTTCATACTTATATAAGTACATACTGCGCAAAAATCACGTAGAACAAGAAGGTTAAACAATACATTATGTTAAATCATTTAACTATCCATAATTTGTAAATTAGTGTTTAATTTCCTTTCGTTATGTTTAATTCATATGCAATATTTATGCAAGTTTTCTGTCCACCACCCTACCTATCTCGTGTACACATTATGGTACACATCACCCTACCTGCCCACCTATATTGGCACGTACCACATCACATAATAATAAGAAGGCTGATATAAAAAAGAAGGGATGTCCCGTATAATAGGACACCCCTTAGCATTTACATTAACATTTTATAATAGCAGTATTATTTTTTCTATTTCATAAAATCCATACTTAATTAAGTACATACTTTGCATTTTTTTAATAGATTGAAGGTTTATTATTTATATCTTTATCACATATACTTTTTTTATATCTTTCTTCTTTATATCGTATCTATAATTCTCATCTTAATAGTATATATCATATTTGTTTCTCTTTAGAAATCATATCATTATATTAACTGCTTATCATGTGTTCTTTATTGGAACTTGAGATATATGTATCATCTTATGATGGATGTATTATCTTATATCTTTATTGTATCATCATAATCTATGTATACATTATCTTTGCTGGTGTGTCTGTTAAGTATATCCTTATATTATATGTAAGCATTGGTAATCATAAGAGTAGTAGAAGAGAATATATATTTATACACTTATATATAATTCGTAACCCTTGGTATATACAATACTCTATATGCATCTTATCATATCCATCTGTAAAGGAATACTTGACACATCCATCCATGTTTATCTATGTATCATCCGAACTATTTCGAGATACTTCTTGTTTATGTTGGATTATTGTAAGGAATTAAAGTGAGTCATTTTTTTAATAATTAGCATTGTACAATGTGATAATGCTTTCTCTGTCTCTGACTTATATAAGTACACTTTAATATCTCATAAAAGTGGTTTAATAACGTTTTATAGCTTCTGTGCACGTGGGTGTTATAACGCTTTATTCTTCAACGTGCACGCCACTATAATAAATAATAATTATAAAAAAAAATTTAAACTATGAAAAAATTAAATTAAAAATGAAAACATTCAAAATCTTTATTATCCTAATATTTCCTTTTAAGAAACACTTACTTGAACAATTGTATTTCTATATACTTTGAATTGTTCATCGGTTTCAACGTCGAAATAGAACAATATCTGAAGGAGTCCATTTGAATCCAAATTATTGACACCTTCCTTTAATATTGAATGAGTATCCAACCCGTTCAACTTTTCTTTTTCGAACTCTCTGACATGAAGGTTATAAGCGTCCAGTTGTTCCTTGGTTAAATCAATATAAACCTCCTGCTTAACATCTCCATTATCATTCATATCAGGTGACTGAATATAAGACACCTTTGTTGACTTACAACGATTTATCATACTTAAGTGGACTACCCCTGAGTTAAAGACTCATTGGCTTCGGGCTTCTCTGAGGAATGGCTTCCCAAATGGTTGGCTCTTACTTCCTCTCCACCCGTGTAATCGACAGTCCCTGCCGATGTTTTAATTAGTTCAACGAAACATATTAATAGAGTAACTTACACTCAACATCCTAAAGATTTTATGTAATTTTACATACTTAAATAAGTACAGGTAGTGTGTATGTATCCAGAAAGGGACCATTCCTATCGGATATGTGAAAGATTACCTGTTTTTATCAATCACAATGCAAAGGTAAGGGTTTTTATTCGAATAACCAAATAATTCAGGAATTAAATTCATTGATTAAGTCTTTTTTAACATTTATATGAGATGTATGAAATTTGGTATAATATTATATACACATGCGTACATTATTAATAGTATTTGATATTTTAATCGTTTCTGAGAGTGTTTTGCTGTATATGAGATAACTTTATATATTTGAATGAATGAAACGTCTTAAAACGAAAATAAATAAGTTTGTTAAACATGATTAATTAATTTGGAGATTTGATTTTTTCTTGGTAATTTTGTGACGTTCAAATTGATGTAATTTATGAAAGGAAAGAAATACAGAATTAGAGAAGATATTTCACAGAATCTTGGTGGTAACGTTATAGTTTATAGAATTGAAGCATTAAAGGACTTTTCTGATGTAAAGAAGGGAGACCTTGGCGGTTGGGTTGAAAAAGAAACAAATCTATCTCAAGAAGGTGATTGTTGGTTATACGGTGATGCTACCGTACTTCAAGACGCTGCTGTCTTTGACAATGCTAAAGTTTATGGAGATGCCGAGATAACTAACAACGCTCGAGTATATGGTAATTCCAAAGTATTTGATGAAGCATATATAATGGATAGCGCAGAAGTTTTTGATTATGCAGAAGTGTACGGAGAAGCATGGATATGTCAGAATGCAAAAATTTTTGGGAAATCTAAAATTTCGGGTTCATCAAGAGTTGGAGGAAATGATATTTTATCACACACTTATTTGTTCAAATAATCATACTTAAATAAGTACAAATAGAACATGAATGCGATAAACAAGTATAAAATTAGAAAAGATATTTCTAAAAGAATTGGTCCTTTTACCGTTTATAGAATTGAGGCTTTGCGAGATTTTTCCGACGTTAAAAAGGGTGACTTAGGAGGTTGGATTGAAAAAGAGGCAAATCTATCTCAATGTGGAACTTGTTGGGTTTATGATGATGCTGATGTGTATAATGACGCTATGGTTGCTGATAGTGCTATGATTGGTGGTCACGCAAAAGTATTTGGTTACGCACACGTTTTAAACAATGCTATTGTTACTGGTCATTCAAGAGTATATGGCAATGCTCTTTTAGAAAATGATGTTATAATAAGCGGTCATGCTATCGTTTGTGGTAATGCAAAAATTTATAACCAAGCACAGATTTATAACAACGTAGAAATATTTGGAGATGCACATATCTATGGATATGCCCGTATCTATAATAATGTGCAAATATATGATAATGTGAAAGTCCATGGTCACACTGATATGTACGGAAATTATCATATAGGTGGTAATGCGGATATAAAATCAATTACCGATTATTATGTTGCAAAAAATACATGGAGTAGTGGACGTTTCTTTGTTTACACACGTTCCAACAAGAAGTGGTGTGTTGGTTGTTTCTATGGAACAGGTAAGGAACTTATAGAGAAGGCGTATAAGGATAGTAAGTTAAGCGGACAAGAGTACGAAAGAGTTGTTAAGTATGTTGAAGAAATGTATGCTAATATAGAAAAGCATAATAAGCATACTTAAATAAGTACAAGTAGAATATAAGTGTTAATTTTTTGTTAAATGCTATGTATTATTTGTTTATATAGCAATTATTATCTATCTTTGTAGCAAATAATCAAAACATTTAGAAATTATGGAAGATTTTAATAGTTTTGCTTGGCATTTAAACCCAACTACTGATTTTTTGCATGATTATATGCTGAGGAAATTTAAGTCGGAAGGGAAAGATAGAAGTGGGTCAGCACCTTATTTTAATAAGCGAAATCGAAAGAAAAAGAATAAACCAAGAAGAAAATAATTAAACAGAATTTATTATGACAAAATTTAGTGCGCTTGTAATTGACACAATGAATAAAGGAATAAATGAACTTACTCTACCACATATCAAGAAGAATAAGAGTGGAGAAGATAAGTTTGATAATTGTGTATTGGAAGAAATTATTCCAAATACTGAAGGAGAACGTGTAACAACTTGTAAGTTACATGAAATTGATTTAGAAGTTCTTAGAACATGTCTACCCGATGTATTAATCATTGATGATGTATATATTGATGGCAAGTTGGTTGAGAAAAAAGATGATTGGGAATATATATGCAATCATCTTTTAAGAGAGGTTCTTACTTATGCAAGTGGTGCTGATGTGTTTTATGTCCACTTACATAAATAAAGTTTTTAGAAAAATTGTACCGCATGGTAATTAATTTTTATTAACTTGAATTATTTGTATAGTTCAAGTTATTTTTTTATCTTTGCATCCACAATTCAATTATATACAAATTAAAATATTAAGAATTATGAGTATGTTAGTAAAATTTAGCGAAAGTGATGTAAATAATTTGCGTATGTATATGCAAAAGAAATATCGTAATAATATTTCATTCGTTAATAATTGTCCTATTGTTAGAAAAGATATTGAAGAGTATGATGTATGCAACATTGTACTTAGTAAGGGCGATATTTATTTCCATTGCGTTAATAGACTTGATTGTTTGGATAATAAATTTATCCCTATGTATGATTTATCAAGTGAACATGGTTTAAATCATATCTATAAGGCTATTTCATTGACTGAAACAATTTATGAATTAAGCGAGGAAGAAAGTGATTTGTCTCAGAAAATAATTGACAAGTTTGCAACTTTCTTAGCGTTAAATAATAATGAAATTATTGCTAATGAGAATGTTCGTACCATACCAAATGTAAATGGACATTTCACTTTTACAAAGGTTGTATGTGATAATGGTTCAATAAGATTCTATGATAAGGTTAGTGACAAATGGATATATATAAATCAATTACGATTAAAAGACCAAATTATGTTATATCACATTTTTAAGAAGGTTGTTGAAGGACAGTTATTTGATTTAATATGTCCTCCTATGATTGGAGATTGTTAATATTTTTTTTAACATATATTAAATTTAGAAATATGAGTAATGTATATATAAACCCTATTCTATCAATTAGAGAACACGCAAAGGAAATAGAGAACGGCACTTATAGCGGTTTGGAACTTGCGAGAAAATTCCTTACTTTCAAAAATGATAGAGGATATTTGGAAAATTGTGCGTCTTCAATAGCGAATGACGTTTACTATTGTAAGAAGTCTGATAAATCTTGTCATGTTGAGATTAATGAGGTAGGAAACATGAAGGCAGTATATGAAATGAATTTATATTAAATTACCTATGGAAAAAGAAATTAATATAAGTCAGATTGCAGAAAAGTCTGTTTTTCTTGAATGGGTTGAAATGGAAGGTGACTTGTTAGCAGTGACAAGTGAAGGTGTATGCAAAATTACTAAATCTTCACGCTTTAGTAAAACGTGTTACGACTTCTATATGGAATATGATGATGATACACCAACCAATAGTTTTCCAACTTTAGAGGAGGCAAAGGAATGGGCGAGAAAGTTCTATATAGATAAAGCATTTGTAGAAATGTCAATAGTCATTGATAGTTATAATATCTACAATAGAAACAAGAACATTATAAACGTTAAATAAATGTTAAACATATAATTTTATTTGCCTATTTCAAACTTTATTATTAACTTTGCAAATATAAATCAATAAAAACAAATTAAACTTTTAGAAATATGAAGGACTTTAAGGAAACTTTGAATGGGTTAATGAAAGAAACCTATAATCATTATAACTCAACTATTGATTATGTGGCAAAGCACTTAAAGAAACATGGTGAGAAGGGTTTGCCAGTTGTTTGGGACAATTATAATTATGTGGCAGACGCTATTTATGATGATAGCGAGTGCGTTCGTTATGAAATTAACGCTATTCGTGTCTCTCATAGAGTTTACCCCGAAATGGTACTTGAAGTACACGTGGTAAGTAATAACCATGAAGTATGTGATGAGTGGATAGAAATTAGCGATTTTGACATTGAAACAGTCTTTGGTATTATTGATTGTGCTAAATTTTAACAATTCAAACAAGTAATAATTATGACAAATAAGAAGGCTATAGTTAATGGTTATTTAGAAGATATTTCTAATAGCTATCGTAACCTTTTTGATGAGGTTAAAAGTGGTGTTAAGAAGTATGGTACAGAAGGTATTTCTGTTTTAAGAAATAACAACCCATTTAGCTTTTATCTTTTGAGTGGCACAGCAAATAATAAAATTTGTTCTCTCTTATATATCGACAAAGTAAGAGTAAATGAAACTCAATACTTTACATCTATGGAGGGTCATGTAGTTGTTGAGAACGGAAAGAAGTGTGATAAGTGGGTAAATATCGACTCTATGCACATGGAAGATGTTTTAACATTATGTGATAGAATGTATTTTGATTAATTTACCGCAAGTTTATCACAAACAAACAGACAAATATATATTTTGAGTTTATTTTCTAAATTTCTCTACCATTGCTTGAGATAAGTAATGGTAGATTTTTTATATATACACTTTATTTCATTTCTAAAGCGTTATTTTAATTTATCCGATAACTTATATAGATAGTTTGTTTAAACGTCTTACAAGTCAAATAAATAGGTTTATGTATCCCTTCATGTATGTGTATAGAATATTATATATAGACAATAATCATTCAAGTGTTAAATATTTGTTAAACTATCAATTTTATTAGTTCATTTCAAATTAAATTCTTATCTTTGCACTTGTAATCAAATCAATTAAACATTTAAGAATTATGGATAAATCAATGAAATTGAAATTTTCTGAACGTTCAATGAATGCACGAGCAAATTTAGAAAAGGGTGCGGAGGAAGTATTGAATGTTATGCGTGATATTGTTGTGACAATGGGAGGAAAAGTGGAAGTTATTTACTCTACTTTAGCACCTGATTTTGATGGGTGGTCGGATAATTCATTGTTGGATATCAACGTCAAAGAATTGTCAGTGAATGACGAAACGGAAACAATTGATATTACTTATATTGCTAATGGAGAAGAGTTTACAGAAGATTTGAAATATTGTTCTGATTTTCACTATGGTGATTGGTTAGAAATTTTGAATGAACTTGTAGGAACTTATGCACGTATGAAGGAATGATAATGATTTTTATTTTAGTGGTGGTTGTAATCATGATTATAACGTCACGCAGTTATGGGGAGTGGAAGGACAAAATAGATAATATGGAAGAATAGTTATAATTTAGTTTGTTATTTACATTTATCTATCATTGCTTGTGATAAGTAGTGATAGATTTTCTTTTATATATGATTTATTTGCGCTATGAGACGTTATAAGTTATGCAATGATAAATTACAAGTCGTGAGTAATTCTCACGGCTTAAAACGTTTTATTTTAAATAGTATACTATATTGCGTGTGCGTATATAGTATATAACCTATAAAGCGATATGTTAATTAAATGTTAAATACAAAAATATATTTGGTGTTTCCAAATTAAGTTAGTATCTTTGTAGTCGTAAATCAATAAACAAACAAATTAAACAAAGTATTAAGAGTTATGAAGTCATTAAATGAAGTTCTAAAAGAGAATATGAAGAAGTCAGTTGAGTTGATGTTATCTAATAATATTAGTCATATTTCCATTACGGATAATTCTGAGTATGGAAGGTTCACTGATGCGCCATGTGTTATTCTTGATAATCATAATGGAGAATATTATGAAACAGAAGTCACTGATATTAAACTAAGTGAAGGAGATATATACATTAAGGTAGTTAATACCACTGATTTATCTTCAAGTGTTTCTATGGATAAAGAAGGGTATATTAATAGCATTAATTGTTTATCTTATAGCAACAATGAAGTATATTGTGCTATTGAGTTTTATTGTGTAAACTTACTTTATTTTAATGATAAGATTCGTCAATTTGGTAAGGAGATAGAACAAAAAATTATCGAACTCCTAAATGACGAGGACGAGAAAAGTTTTACCTTCAAAGATTGTGATGTGTACTATATTTCTTTAGGTACAAGAGAAATAGGTATTAAGAGAATATATTTGAAAGAAGGGAGAGTTGTATTAGAAACTTCTTCTGATTCTGAAACGTTCCTATTTAATGGAATGTATTTGGAGGAAAGATATGCACTATTACAGCAACTTATGGAATGTATAAAATCTATTTGTTAAATTAGTGTTAAAAGTAATAAAATATTTGGTAGTTTAAAAATATATGCTTATCTTTGCACTCACAATTCAGTAATAAACAAACAACAAATTAATAAACAATTTAAAACAAATAAGAATTATGAAAAATTTAACTATTCGTGTGATTACATCTTCAAGTGTTAACGCTTATGTAATGATTGGTGATACATTGACACTTTGCAATGTTAAGTTTGAGAGTATTAACACATTAAGCGGTAAAGTTTCTTACATGGTTACACCAAAGGGTGAGAATGAAGGTAAGGTTATGAAAAATATTGTCGCTTACAATTCAGTTAAGGACTTTGAGGAAGATGTACGTATCGAGGAGGAATTTTCACTCGAAAACTTCTTGAATGGTTTAACATCGGTACGTGACTTGCCTGCAAAATTTGTTAATAATGGTGGTACTAATGAGTACTATTTTGTATCTTACAAGTTTGCAAATGGTGATGTTGAGGAGGTATACACATATTTCCCTATCATCTATGGAAAGAGTGGAAAGATTGATAATAACTTTAAGGGTGTTTACAAGACAAGGGAGGAGGCTCTCGCTTGGAACGACATTAAGGTATCAGAGAATGGAACAGAAACTATCAAGGAGGGTGTTCTCAAGGCTCTATCCCTTACAGACGAGCAGAAGGCACTTGTTGAGGAGTTTATGAAGATGAAGGATAAACTCAATGAGAATAATATCAAAATCATTTATGATAATGACGAGTGTGCTATGTCTTTTGTCAACACAAGTAAGTATGATTTGGATTGTGCTTACAGCAAGGAAGAGATACACGACAAGGACACAGAAGGTTATGAGGAAATTTCATACTTGTTAGAAGGCTCACTGAAAAATATCTGTAGCAAAAACCCTACATATGATATTTACGACTTCTACGACGGAAAGTATTTTGTAAGAAAGAAGTAAGTAAGACAACTAATTAAGATGTTTAGGCGGTATATTTGCATAAAATTGCTTATATACCGCTTTTCTTTCGTTCTAAACGTATTATTCTATGTTTTAGTATAATTGTTCATTCAGATATATTTTAACTTCTTAAAACGCTTTTATTCAAGTTTGTTATTTCCTTCGTGTATACGTATATATTATATAGCGTTTATGCTATTGTTAATTATATGTTAAACATGTCAATTTATTTGGATGTTTGAAATAAATTATCTACCTTTGCAATCGTAAATGATAAGGGAATAGTCCCACAACAACAAATTAAAACATTAAGTTATGCTACAGATTAATTTTCCAAAGGTTACATCAGATATTTATTCTTTGTATAACAATGAAGTGGAAGATTTGGGTAATATTGAACTTATAGAAACAGATATTAAACAAGTTGATTTGTCTGTTAATGACATTCAAAATATACTTGGAAAACCAAATTATCAACTTGGTTACTCATATCGTTGGTATTTAGAAAATAACGATGATATTATTCTTATAGAATTAATTAATCTTAAAGAGAATAATTCAAAAACATTTAATAAACTTACTATTTCAACAACTAATACTAAAAATGAAAATTTGGAACTTATCTTGAAATATTTTCTATTTCTTTCTAAGGGTTATAAAAACTTGTTGGGAAATAAAACAAATGATGAGTTAAAGGAACTTGTTGATACCTATTTCAATGCTGATGTTTGGTATGATTTTGCTTTCGATACTGATAGTGAAACAAAAATATCTTTTAAGAAAGTATTGAGAGAATTTTTGATTAATAAACTTTTATCAGAAGTTTCTCTACATGAACTTATTAGTGACGGATATATTGAACTTGATTATTAATACTTCATAATTCTATAAATTGTTTATGGTAGTGTGTTTTAACTTATATAGTTAGCACACTACTTTTTATTTATTTCAAATAAAGTTTTTGTTTAACATCAATTAACATTAAAAATTTGGTGGTTTCAAAAAATATGCTTACCTTTGCAAGCGTAAATCAATAACAAATAAACAAAACAAGAATTATGAAAACAAAGAACATAAACAAAAAGAATTTAGAGATAGCAACTAAAGCTATTCAAGATATGGGTATTGCTGTACAGAATGTTGTTAATGCTTTAAAAGAAGTTGTAACAAATCGTGGCGGTGAGATAGTGTTTAAGAAAAAATACGAGTTTGTTGCGTTCCATGATAATTGTGTATTGAAAAGAATTTTTATTAAAGATGATACACTTTACATTGAGTATGTAGAAAACTTCGGTTTTGTTGAACAACTCACTATCAATCATTTTGAGTATGACTTCTTAACACTTTGCAATTTCTTAACTTATGCTGTAAGTGAGTAAACAATAGTATCAAAAACAAATTATTAAACAAATAAACAACATAGAATTATGAAAGAGATTAAGAATTTATATGAGTTGAAAGAGTTTTTTAACGAAACAATTTCTACAGCAGTTGACAAGTTATTGAAAGATAGAACAAATAATTTTTCAGAACTTATTTTAACTTTTACACCAAAGATAAAGTTAGAAATTACCGAAGTATCTTTTAATAATAATTCTGCAATACTTCACCACTATAAGGTAGAACGTTTCAGTGTTCCTGAAATAGTAGATAGTTATAAGGAAAATTATGGCTGTTTGGTAAAAGTAGAACGCATAGAGGAAAGAATTGGTAAAGTTTATTACAAAGTGGGGTTATATAAAAAAACATGTCCTTCGTTTGCGAAACTAAACAAGTTTATTCCTAACTTGGGACAATTTTGGTTTTATGAAGTTGGACTACATCGTGAAGGAAAAGATATTAATGAGATTGGAGAAAGAAGGTATCTTTGCTATGACGAGAACGCTTGCAGAAGATTGTACAACACTTTGGAAAGATTAAGCAATACTTATGGTAAGATTGTTGTCACAAAACAGCTAAATGAGATTTGGAATCAAGGTGAAGTTGGTTCTCATGAAAACTTTGGACTGCATATGTGCCGTTTGGTTGTACAATGTTATTCAAAAGAAATGATTTACGATAAAACACTATTTGTTGCGTTCTAACGGCTTATTTTTGATTTAGAGTACAATTATACCGCTGATGTGGTTATAACGGCTTAGAGAGCAAATAAACGCTATTCTGAGCCGTTTATTCCTTTTCTACTCTACTCAAAAAAATTCTGAAAAGTGAAAATTTCTTTATTTTTCATGGCCTGGACACGGTAATTTTTAAAATCTAAAGTTGGAATATGATTTTTATTTTTAATAAAAACTTTCCAAACAATGACTTTTCTATTACACTCTGAAAGTTCTAACTTTTTCTTTTTTATATTTTTTCTTTTTATAATATTATAAATTAATACTAGAATATATAATTAATTTATTATATACTAGATATTATATTTTAATTATATATTAATTACTAGTATTATTATATAATATATTATTATTACTATATATACGCATGTGCACGCACGAAGGAAACTTTTACAGAAAAATAGAAAGTAATAAAACTATCATCATTCCAACTGAAAGAATTTAAATATTTGCGTTTTATCGCTTTATTTTTAGTTTTATGGGTAAATATATCAGTTTGGAGTATAAAGTGCCTTAGAACGAAAGTAAACAGCCTTACAGCTAATTTATTAATTTATACTTCAATTGAAAAGATATTATCTAAACAAATTAACATAAATTTATAGAAATGTTAATCTCAAGTTAAAAAGAAAAATTTACTTGTACATTCCAACTTTTATTACTATCTTTGCATCGTAATTCAAAACAACAAGGGAATATTCCCATAGAACAAATTAAAACAAATTAGAATTATGAACGTATTTCAAGCAGCAATGATGTCAGAAAACTATTTTGAAAATGTAATGGCAGAAAGCGGATATGAACGTTTGACAACATTTTCAAGCGATTTGACAATTGCAGAATTAATGGGAGGACAGAAGGCAATTGAGGAAACCTTTAATCGTGTTGTAAAAGAGTGGAAGGACGATGTGAAATATTTTACAGAGTTCGCAATGGCACTCAACATCAAGGCGTGGGAATTACATGAGAGAGGAAATGAGCAACTTACAAGTTTATACACTGAACTCTATTATGTTGCACGAGATAAAGCACTCTCTACTTTCAAGGGTGATGATTTGTCTTACTTTTTAAGAACTACAGATTAAGCAAAACAAACATAACCTCCTTTCAAGTGGAGGGAGGTTATGAATAGATATACAAATATTTTAATATATCAATATATCTAAATATAAAGTTATAAATAAATAAAAATATAAATATATAAAATTATAAGTCATGAGTAACAAGTCAGTAAGCAAATATCTAAATGTTGTGTTGGAAGATGATTCAACCCCTTTTGGTGGTGTTTCTTTTCTCGGACAAACATTGGGTGACTTTTTGGAGGAAGTTGGTGGGGAGAAGGAAACCAACATGGACAAAGTAAATGAAATGTTGAAAACGTGTGGTATTTCTCCGATTAAGTTAGATTAAAAACAAAGGATAAAGTTATGGGAGAAAATAATAAAAAGAAATATCAATCTGTAGCCGTTGCACAAGTGAAGGACGGAAAAGTAATTGCACGTTATAATTCATGCACGGAGGCTGCAATTGCTTTGGGTAGTAATAGTAAAGCAACTATCGGAAATATCGCTGCATGTGCAAACAAAAAGCGCAAGAGTGCTTTAGGGTATCAGTGGTTGAAATTAACCAAAGTAACAATTACACAAAAATAAAAAACAAATTATAATTATGAAAAGTTTAAGTGAAATTTTAGAAAATAATAGAGAAGTAGCGAAGGAATTAATGTGTAAGAACCATAAATTACATATTTCATTCAAAAAATATCAAAATATTGATATTGAAATACCATTTGTTTTACTTTCCAATAAAAACGGAGAACCATACGAAACAGAAGTCACAGATATTGCTTTAATTGGAGAGAAATTGTGTATTAAAGTCGTTAATACCAAAGATTTATCATCAGATGTAAAAATGGATGATGAAGGGTATATTGATTGTATCTTTTGCATATACTATAGCGATGATGAAGTATATAGAGCAATTGAATGTTATTTCAAAAACGATATTGCTTTGTTAGAAACAATAACCAATTTGAGAGAGGAACTTACCAACAAGTTTAGGGAAGTTTTAGAGGATGAAGACGAAAGATGTTTTCTACTATCTTCTGATAATGCGTTTAAGTGTTCTGTATATGCGTGGGAATACAATATAACTGCTGTGTTCATAGAAAATGATAAAGTATTATTGAAAACATCCAATAGCATGCTACCTATACCTATAAACGATTTATCTATTGATGATATGTTTAGTTTATTAAAGCATATTCATAGTTCTGTTAAATAAATGTTAAAAGTAAGGAAATATTTTGTTATTTCAATTTATTTCCTTACCTTTGCAAACGTAATTCAGAAAGGGAATAGTCCCACAAAACAAACAAATTAAAACAACATTTAGAATTATGAAGGAAAGATTGATGACAAAGAGTGAGTTTGCAGATTTCAATAGTGAAATGAACCGACTTAAAAACATCAAGTGGAAAAGTTATACCGCAACATTGAAGGAAGTTGGTGTTACCTATTTAGGTAGCGTGGCACAAAGCGCAAAGATGTTGCACTCATATGAGCATAAGTTCTCAACATATTGTTTATATTTGGCTGCAGCCGATTTGAGTGGTTTCAACGTTTGCCCACAAAATACAATGTGTAAAGCAAATTGCCTTATGGGAAGTGGACGTAACAAGGTTAGCCGTTTGTCGGGTCGTGATGATATAGACAGCTCACGTGTTACAAAGACACGCTTATTCTTTGCTAATAGAGAGGTTTTCATGCGTTTGATGTTGCATGAAATTAAGTTGGAAAAGAAACGTGCAAAATTGAAGGGACACGAGTTTTCAGTACGTATCAATGGAACAAGCGATTTAAGTCCTTTATTGTTTAAGTTAGGTAAAAAGAATATCTTACAAATGTTTCCTAATGTAATGTTTTATGATTACACGAAAGTACCTAACTATTTGGAACTTTTGAAACAATATCCTAACTATGATATTACATGGTCGTTGGATGGGTCTAAAGAGAACTTCAATATAGGTATGGACTATCTAAAGGAAGGCGGACGTATTGCCGTTGTATTTGGTACAGAAACAATGCCAAAAACATTTATGGGTTATAATGTTATTGACGGAGACAAATATGACGCACGTTATAAGGACGGAAATGTAGTAGTAGGTTTGAAGTTTAAGAAAACGGCTGACAACTTTAAGAAGGGTAAATTCGTTATGCCTAATACTGACTTTATTGTAAAGGAAGGTGACGTTCGTTGTAAGTGGTAAATAATTAAGAGTGGGTTTGAAATATTAACCCACTCAAATAAAACAAACAAATTAAATTGAGTAGTTTATGGATAATAATAACAAACGACCTAATGATAATATTCCAACTTCTGTAATATTGAAATATATTGTTAAGGAAAGGGACAAATGGAGAGATATGTATTATTTTGCGAAAGATAAGTGTATCAAGTCTGAAAAGGAACTTAAAGGACTACAAAAGCAAATTACACGCTATCAGCAGGCACGAAACGAGGAAGGAAAGTTTATCAGTCAGGAACAATATAATTCAGTAAGAAACAGAAATAAGAAGTTATCGGAGGAAATTGCAAAGTTAAGAAGTGAAAATTCAGAAATGATTTACAAGGTAATGAAAGCAGAACAAAAACTTGTAAAACCAAAAACAATCTTGGAACGTGTTAAGTATGTGATTGAGAAATAAAACATTTATTAACATCAAAAATTCGGTTACATAATATATTTTGCGTATCTTTGCAGTGTAATATAAAAAGATAGGGAATAGTCCCACAACAACAAATTAAAATTATTATCTATGGTTTATGATAGAAACAAACAACCATTAATGATTGGTGATTGTGTTCTTTACCACGATTGTGACGAGGAAACACGAGATTTAAAAAGAGTTTGGGCAATTGACTCAATAGGAGGAAATGATACCGACTTGGACAATGAAAACGAGGAAACTATTATCCACTTGTCCGATGATTTAGGTTGTGAGTTGGAGGCATACTCACATGAATTGGAAAAACTTTAATTCTTAATGTTAAATATGTTGTTGATTCTCCCTATAGGTATAACATTTAAATATGTTTATCCTATAGGGGTTTTTTATGCGTTCTAATGGTTTTAATTATACATAATAGGTAAATGTACCATAACACTAATTTAATACGCTTAAAACGAAAATATTGAGTTATATTTAATCTTACGTGTATGCGTATATAATATTTAATCAATAATTGAAGATTTATATAAGTGTTAAATAAATGTTAAACATATGATTTTATTTTGTAGTTTGAAATAAGTTGCTTAAATTTGCAACATAAATCAAAAAGGAATAGTCCTACAGAATGAATTAAAACAATTAAAATAGAATTATGGGAACAAAGAAATTTAAGTTATTAAAGAGTGAAAAGATTAACCATAATGGTCACACTTTATATCGTATTCAAGCGTTAAAAGACTTTAGCGATGTAAAGAAGGGGGATGTTGGCGGTTGGGTTGAGAAGGAGGAAAATCTTTCTCACAAAGGTAATTGTTGGATATATAATAGCGCAAAAGCGTACGATGATTCAAAAGTCTTTGAAGACGCTAAAATCATGGACTACGCAGAAGTTTTTGGACAAGCAAGGGTAAGTGGTCAGTCACTTATACAGAATCATGCGAGAGTATTTGACGGGGCAATTGTTACGTGTCGTAGCTTTTTAAGAGACTACTCATATGCGTGCGGTGAGGCACGTTTGCTTGGCAATGTTGAATTAACCGATTCAGCAATGATGTGCGGTAATTCGTGTGTACATGGTAATATAATAGCACGTGACAAAGTTGTTATTTGTGGTAACGTGGAAATATGGGATAGAGCAATCTTTTTGGGTGACGCTTATATTAGCCGTAAAACCGATTATTATTGTGGGTGTGAATTTATGGATAATGGCTACCCATTCACATATACACGTAGTAATGATATGTGGCAAAACATAAATACGTATGGCACACGAGAAGACTTCTTGAAAACATTAAACAAAATAGTTCCTTACAAAGTACCTTTCTATATAAAGGTTATGGACTTTGTGGAAGACTTATTAAATGATAGTAATTGTAGTACACATCAAGCATAAATCAATAAAAGTAAAACAAGTGTTTTAGCTTGCAATAGCAGTATACAAGTTAATATACTTGTTTTACATAAAATTATAAACAATGGGAAAATTATATAAAACTTGTATAGAACAAGATAGAAAAGACGCTATAAATCGTATGGAGAAATTCAATACTTTTGAAGTCGATTTTACTATAAAGAAAAGGTATTTACGTCCCTGTGTATTAAGTGTTTGTGAAGGGAATAGATTTGCGTTTGTTGTCAATAAAGTGCAATACGACAAAAATAAAGACATATTTACACTTTATTGTGAAGAGTGTTACTTACGTACTAAAAAGACATTAAATGAGCATGAAATTTCTTATTCTATGTGTGATATTGTGTTTATGGATATATTGGAACATTTCAACATATTAGAGTACGGAACAATATAAACATAGTTATCCTATAAAGGTATTGATATATTCCTTTATGGGGTTTCTTTTGCTTTCTAATAGCTTATAATCAACTTTATAGGTACATATAAGGTTACTATCATTTAAACTTCTTAAAACGCATATATTAGATTCATTCATGCGTATGTGTATATTATATAAGATTATATAATCATTCAAATGTTAATTGAATGTTAAAACAAGAAATTTACTTGCGTATTTTAAAAATTATTCTTACCTTTGCAAATGTAATTCAGTAATAGTGCTGAAACAAACAATTAAAACATTAAGAATTATGATTAAGTTTGAAAATGAAATTGCCAACGCTTACAAGTATAGTGAAGAGTACAAACAGAAGGAGAAAATGTTTTCATTGAGAGATAAAATTCTTTCTTTGAATGATAGAATTATAGATTTGATAGATACTGCAAATCATTTGATAAAGCATAGATTCCTACTTGTTAGTACACTTAAACATAGTAAATTAAAGGAAAGTGATAAAACACGTACTTTATGTGCAATTGCTAATGGTTGGGATGAAAAATTAGGGTTTCTTAGTTGTTATGCAATTATAGGCGATGATGATGAGAAAGAAAGAATAAAATACATCGGTGTGGAAAACGGCAGCACAGAAAACCCACAAAATCTTATGATTTCTCAGGAAGGCGTATTTTACGGCACTTTTTGGAACAAAATAGATATTTTTGATTACTCATACCCCGAAGAAGTAATAAAAGATATGGAGTACTTTTTGAATAATTTTGATAAGTTTGAGAAAAACTTTTATGAAAAGATAAAAGAGTTGTGCTGTAAAAACTAAATGAACAAAGAAGGTAAGTAGTTTGAGAATAATTGCTCACCTTCTTTAGATAAACACCAAATTATCATTATGTTAATTAAATGTTAAATTATTGATTTTACTTGCATAATAAAAAAAAATATTCGTACCTTTGCATCAGTTATTCAAAATAATAACAATTAAAACTATAGAATTATGTACGGACTTTTTAGAAAACACGCACTTTCTTTAATGAAAGAAAAGAACGTTAAAAAATTAACCTTTATCAACAATGAAGGCGATTGGTTAATCGAAGATGTGCCTTATGTTCTTTGTCAAGTAAAAGAAGATATTTTAGACTTGGCAGTTAGTAAGGTTATCTTGAATGATGATGATAAACTACAATTCATTGTAAATGATTGTGATGATGTTTATAGATTAGATGAGGACGACCCATTATATAACACAAATGAATATGTTTATTCAACTATCATAGAACTTTTGAAAAATGGTAACAGATAAAAACGGAACGGAAGTTTATTGCGGTGACTTGGTACGCTATAATAGTGATAGTGAAGGTTTCTGCGAAGGTGATAATGAACTGACATGGGTTATTATCAGAATGAGAGATAATGACGTGGCAGGTGATAGTGAAATATATCCAAAGCGGTTGGGAAAAACGTCTTGCTTATTCTTATGATATTGAAAAGATAGAAGACGAAAACGAATAAGTTATTACTTTGATAATTTCTACCCTATCAACGTTATTTAATACATTGCGTTGGTAGGGTTTTATTTTGTATCTGACGGATTTAATATATAAAGTTGATAACTTATAAGGAAGTGATTATAAAACACACTTAAAACGCAAAATATAGTATCTTAAGAAGATAAATGTTAATGATATGTTAAATATATATTTTTATTTGTTTAATTGAAAGTTTATTATTATCTTTGCAGACGTAAATCAATAACAAAATAGAATTATGAAAGAAGTTAAAATTGGTGCGTGTGCTATAAAGAATTATTCTAAAGGAATAAAGGTTACTTTAGATTTTGGTCTTAACACTGATAATGATAGAGTATATCAGTTCGAAGGTAAAATGTTGTCTGATTTTGAGGACGAGGAAGGCAATGTCAATGAGGAGGAATTACTCGATTATGTTGCAACTTGTTTAGACAAACGCAATAGAAAATAATACACACTTTTCAAACAAATTAAAAGAACTATATTATGTATCAAGATATAAGAAAGCAAGCTATCGCACGTATGAAAAAGAAACATACGTTTATTGTAGATTTTAGTGATAGCAAGTTAAATGAACGACCATACATTGAAGTATTATCAATTAATAATGAACAAGTATATTCGTGTGTGGTAAAAAGAGTTTCTTATAATAAGAAAACAGATAAATTCTATTTTACGTCCACTAATTTACTTAATGGAGAAATGGTTACATCATCAGAAGATAGTGTATTATTAGATGATATGTGTGAAAAAGTTTTTACTAACATATTAGTTTAAGATTATGAAACAAATAAATATTAATAACCTTCAAATTGAAGTATATCAAAAGGAGGATAATCTTCCCGACACTTGTACAACATTTATTACACAAACAAAACCTATTGCGAAGAGTGTTTTAGAGAGTGTATTTGGAGAACCGACAAAGGACAAATTAAGTAAAGATAAGAAGGTACATTACACGTGGTTAATTCGTGTTAATGAGAGGTTATTTGAGTTGCACGATTGGAAAAGTGGAAAGTGTGATGATGACGAGCCTGTTACATGGAGTGTTCGAAGTGAGGACGCATCAAAAACTTTGCAGGATGAGTTTATTAAAACACTCAACATCTTCAGTATATATAAATACTATTTCAATTAACATTTATTAATACGAAATATTTGCGCAATTCAGAAAATAGTCGTATCTTTGTAAACGTAAATCAGTAATATTGCTGACACAATTAAAATAAACAAATAGAATTATGAAACGTTGCTTAATTTGGACTAACATCGACCTCTATGATGAGGAAACAATGAAGGAAACACGTAAATTTATGCGTGAAGAGAATTACACAGATTTATCAGACAATAACGTTATGAGAGTTATTGATGATAACAACAATATGTATATCGAAGACGAGAGAGATAACCTTTCAGAAAAATATACAGGTTTTAAGGGTTATGTAGTAGCGTTTGCAGAACTCGGGTTGTGGAATGGTGTACGTGTTGCATCAAAGGTGTACAATGATATTTCAAACATTCTACAGAACACATCATGCGATGAGTGTGAGTGGTATTTGGACGAGTGGAATGTACGTTTTAGGGGTGTACACCATGACGGAACAAATAACGTGCTGTACAGATACGTTGACACTGAAAAGAGAGCCAACGACATTATGAACAAAATTGTATGCGGAGGAATGAACCTCAAACAATTTAAGAAGGCAACAAAGAGTATCCGTCCTTTTGTACAGAAGGTTTATGGAATAGATGACAAGAAATAAATCTTATTAAATATAAAGTTTTTATTATTTGAGTGGTATTGCTTGAGATAAGTAGTACCACTTTTTATTTGAGTTCTAACGACTTTAATGTATAAACTTGATAACTTATAAGGTCGGCACTATTATAAGCGGTTAGAACGTCTTAAAACAAGTTTATGGTTTTCTTCATGCGTATGCGTAATATATTATATATGATACACAAAAAGCGGTTAATGTTAATTATATGTTAAATTAATAATTTTACTTGTATATTTCAAATTAAATACTTACTTTTGCAATCGTAAATCAAAACAAACAAATAGAATTATGAGCGTAATAGAAGACTTTGCAAAACAATTAAAGAATGAAGTTATTTCATTAATGAATAAGAAAAATATTAATGAAGTTACTTTGATTGATTATAACAATACAAGTAGAGTTACAAAGATTGTATCTATTGTTGTAAAAATCAATAGAAATTGGGTTGCTTTACCAGTTGAGAAAATTAGACTTTCAGAAGGTAATAAAATTGAGTTTGAAACAACAGATGATGACGAAACATTTATCTTCAATGAGGAGGATATTGACGAAGGCAGACAAATTGCAGTTTATAAGGCAGTGAGAAATTTATTAAAACAATAAGAATTATGGAAACAAAGAAGTATAAAATCAGAAAAGATTTAAGTTATACATTTGATGGACACAAACTTTATCGTGTTGAGGCTCTCAAGGACTTTGGAAACGTCAAGAAGGGTAGCATTGGTGGTTTTATTGAGAAAGAAGATAATCTTTCGCAAGAAGGCAATTGTTGGATATTCTTGGACGGAAAAGTTTACGACAATGCAAAAGTATTTGGGAATGCTGTAATAGACGGATTTGCACAAGTGTGCGACAATGCAGTGGTATTTGGTAATGCACAAGTAAGAGGACATTCCAAAGTTAAAGATAACGCACGTGTGTTTAATAACGCACGTATGGAAGGTTGTTCTATTGTTAAGGATAACGCACAAGTGCATGGTAATTCCCTTCTATTAGATAATGCACAAGTTTGTGACAATGCAAATTTAATAGGTACTTGCTTGGTGAGAGATAACGCAATTGTTTGTGGTGACGCTGATATATACGATTTTGTACGCTTTATTAGTGATGCAAAAATAATGTCACCTGCTGACTACTATATAGGTCATGAAAATTGGGAAGGTGGTCATAATTTTGTTTATACACGTTCTAATAATCAATGGTCCACGCTCTTTATCAATGGAACAAAGGAAGATATTTTGGAATTTGCTAAAAATAGAGGAGAAAAATATTTTAATTTCTATAAAAATGTAATAGAGTTTGTAGAAAAGATGTATTCTTAATATTAACGTAATTTAACAAGGAAAATTTGTGTATTTGAATTTTTCTTGTTAAATTTGCACACGTAAATCAATATAATAAGAATTATGAATTACGATAAATTATTTGATAATATATCATACGCTATCAAAGATGAGAACTTTGAAGGACTTGATGATAAAAATGATTTTAAGTTGAATGTTGTTAATATTGGTTTCAATTTAAGACGTTTTTACGTTACGGATAAAGATACAAGTGTACCTGCTTTGTGTTTTGACGTTGATAAATTAAATGATTCTATTATTATAAAAGAAGTTTATGATAAACTTGCATATTGTTCATTATTTAGGTGGGCAAAGGAAAATAATATTATAATTGTAGATTTTGAAGTTAGATTGGATAGTGCTACAATTAAACGTTTAAGAGATAAAATTGCAGTTTTTCGTGTTTTAGACGACTACAAGGAAGATGATATTAAAGAAATACTTTTGTATTTTGGAAAAGAAATAACTAAGTTTTCAAATGGAAATGTATTTTGTTTAATGGGTAGAGTTTATAGTTTTATTAGTGATTTAGAAGATATGTTTTTTATAAAAACTGGAAATAATCTTGCTAATAAAATAGAAAAAATTGCTATTACAAACTTAACAAAGGAAGAGTTAATTAACTTTTTATATGATGTGATTTATTTACGTTAAACAAACAAATAAGAATTATGGAGAATTTAAATAGCTATTGGGACGTTATTATTATATGTGACGAAACTCTAATTAATATGGGTTATGGACCATTCTTTAATGATGAGAACCCACGTACGGAACATGAGTTTAATATGCTGTTTAAAGACGGAATTGCAGAGGAGGTAAACATTGTAAATGATGTTCCCGAAATTAAGACGAACAAAAAAAGTATTATCTTGGAATATCCACGTCAAAAGGACCTTACAGAAAAGGAACTTAATGAGATTAAGGAAATAATGGGTATACTTGATTGCTATCATATTGCTTTGCTTTATGGTAAACCAAAATACCGACATATGTTAAATAAGTGTTAAATACTTAATTTTATTTGGTAGTGTGAGGATAATTTCTTATCTTTGCACTATCAATTAAAAACAAACAATTAAAACATTTAGAATTATGGGACAATATTTTAAACCTGTCATTATTGACAAGAAGGATAGTAAGAAAGTAGTTGCATCTTTGCACGCACATGATTTTTTTAATGGTTTAAAACTCATGGAGCATTCGTATGTAGGAAATAACTTTGTGAACACTTTTGCAACTCTCATTAATGACGAGGAAGGCAAGTATAAAGGTTATCCTATGGTATGGTGTGGTGACTATGCAGATGATGTATTGGAGGGAAAAAACTATTACGATATTGCAAGGGACAATAACACCGATGAGGATGTAAAGGACTTGAAGGTAAATGAGTACCGATACTTTATCAATAAGACAAAGAAGGAGTTTGTCGACATTGAGGATTGTCCAAGTGGTAAAACAAGTGATGATTTAGCCGTACATCCATTGCCTATCCTTACAAAGTTAAGTTATGATAAAACTCACGATTACATCCCTAACGAAGGGGAACTGAAATTTGTCGGCTCATGGGCAATGGACGTTATTGTATCAAGCAACAAATGTCCAAACGAGAAGACATATAAGCGTATTAAACCAAATTTCCATTTGTAAGATATAAGATTATGTGTACATTTAGAGATGTAATAAAGTCCAACTTATTAAAGAATTGGAAACCTATAAAGTTCAGAAAGCGAGAAATACTTTCTGAACGCTTGAATGAAACTTTAGGGGGACTTGCAACAGAGATAACACTAAAGGACGTTAAAGACAACGTATCAGTGCTTAAACTGACCTTTGGGGATAAAAAGGAAGAGTTCGAAGTTGCATGGAAACAAACCGATAATAGTTGGCATTCAATCTCAAATATAGAATAGATAAGTTTTGTAGTTTTAAACGTTGTACCGCAAGGTAATCACAATGTAGTTAATGTTAATATTTAGTTAGTTAATTATTTTTCAAAACCATAACCGCTTGAGATAAGTAGTTATGGTTTTTTATTTTATTAACATAAATAATTTGGTAAATTGAAATAAATTGTTTAACTTTGCATACGTAAATCAATAACAAAATAGAATTATGAACACGAAATATAAAATAAGAACGGATATTTCAAAAACCTTTAGGGGTAAAACAATATATCGTATAGAGGCACTCAAGGACTTTGGGGACGTTAAAAAGGGTGACTTGGGCGGTTGGATTGAAAAAGAATTTTTTCTAAGCGAAAAAGGAAATTGTTGGGTATACGATAACGCTATTGTTATTGGAGATAGCATGATTATGTGTAACGCTAAAGTACGTGATAATGTTATCATCTATGGAAGTGTTGTAATTGACGGAAATTCTATTGTAAAAGACAATGCCATGATATGTGGCTATGTAAAAGTTAACGGCAAAGCGATTATAGAAGGAAATGCAGTTGTACGTGGTCATGTAACTATTGAAGGTAGTGCCAAAGTATGCGACAAAGCAACAATTAAAGATTATGCAACATTAAGCGGTAATTGTATTGCCAAAGATAACTCTATCATTGGAGGTTATGCAGAAGTAGGTGGTTTTGCGGTAATTGGAGGTAATTCTAAAATTAAAGATAATGTAACTATTGGCGGTAAAACAAAAACTACTGATAATGTTATTATTAAAGGTAAAGCAATTATGTCCGCAAATATTATCTTAATGGATAATGTTATTATTAAAAGTGACTTTGAATTAAACTTAACTGATAATAAGTTAATTCGTTTGGGAGGTGAGATTGAACTTTCAGAAACTCTATATTGGGGTGATGATGTGATATGATAAATTTTTAACTAATAAAGAATTATGAAACAAATTAAGAAAGTGTACGTTTTAACGTTGGAGGAAAAAGTTAAGTTTACTAATGATGTATTAGTACTTGGCACATTTAGTAGTGAAAGAAGTGCTAAACAAGCAATGAAGGAAACATTTGATAGTATTTACGAGAGTGAATATTCCAAAATGAATAAGAATGATTATATTATTACAAAGAGTGATGATATGATGCATATTTCAGAAGTTCAGAATAGTGTTCACACAACATTGAGAATTACCGAAACAATACTTGATAAGTGGGAAAAGTAAACATCAAATAAAAAATATAAATATGGAAGGAAAGAATATTTTTGTCGTTGCAAAAGAAACACTTACATATATTGATGCCAAATACTCTACTCTTGTAGCGTTCAATAACTTGGAAGACGCTAAAAAGAAGATGAAGGAACTTATCAAAGAAGATATGTCTTACTTTGAAAACGAGTTTCCTATAGACGACATTTTTGTAGATGAGAATGAACACGCAATTTATATTAATGTAATAGATAGCGATGAGTATAGTAAAATCGAAATAAAGCAGACAACTCTCTATTAATAGGGAGTTGTTTTTATTAAAACAATATCATCAATAAACATATTTATTAAATGTAATACATAAATTGTATAGTTAATAATATATGGAACGTTTATATAAAATTTGGAAATCTTTATCTCCTATAGATAAATTCTTTTATGCACAAGAGTATTGGAAGAGTGTTAACTCACCAAATATGTGGTATGGAATGAATGAAATAGATACAAAACTAAAAGGTTACAAACCTATTGATGTTTTAAGTATATTACAACCAAAAGAGTTTGATATAAGAGATAGTTTCTTTAAATATAACGAACAACATCTTTTAGTTAGCGGAAACGCAGAAGATGTAATGAAGGATATTAATTCTGACATTGATAAAATTATAGAATATAACGCTGACGAATTATAAAACAAATATACATACTTAAATAAGTACAAATAGAGTATGTATGATAATTATATAAGATTAAATTAATTTTTAAAGCAAATAAATATATAATAAAAAGTAAAATATAGATATGGAAAATTTATATGAAAAGTGGGAAACTTTGTCACCAGTAGAGAAATTCCAATATGCGGAAGAGTATTGGGACGCTGTAGAGTCACCAAACAAATGGTATGCAATGAGCGACTTTGATAATCAATTTGCAGACTACTCACCATTTGAAATTGCACGCAAACTTGCAACGGGAAAGTTTAATCCATACGACAGTTTCTTTAAATATGACCACAACGGAAATGTTATAAGTGGTACATCAGCCGATGTCATGGTAACTATTAATGATAATATTGATGATATTATTGATTATTTTGAGGAACAAGAATATTAAAAAACAAACAGAAATAACGGATAATAGGGATAGTAATTTATATTGCTGTCCCTTTATTGTTATATTATATATACACATACGCACGTATAATATACATAAGCAATAACCAAACAATGACTTATATAAGTACAAGTAGAACACATGTGTTAACTTTAATTAACTATAATAATTTTGTGGAATGAAATAAATTACTTAACTTTGCAACATAAATCAAATGGGAATAGTCCCACAAAATTTTTTAAAAACATTGAATTATGAAAAGAAATATAATACTGATTGGTTTAATATTATTGTTAATAATATTACTTCATGTTGCACACACTTACTCAACTTTGAGTGATTGGAAAATGATTTCATATTGCTTTATGTTTTTAGGTGTCTATTTGATAAATAAATAACAAAGGGTTAAACAACTGACTACCCTATTTAAAGTGTCGGTTAAACTTAAAGACATTGAATTATGAAAGATATGTATACATTTATGCTTTATTTTGAAAACTTGATTCCAAGTGAAAAAGTGGACATTTATAACCATTTTTGCGAAAAGCATAACTTTGATGATAAAATTTATTTAATGGATAATTTAGATAAGATGTTGGAAAAATGTAAACCAACAGAAGTTTTAGCCAAAATTGATGAGAATTTTTGTCGTTTCGATTCTGCTTTTATTATAAACAATGACAACAAATTTCAGTCATTAAATGAAACTAATTTAACCATTTATACCCAAGAAAGAATGTATTTCTTTATTGCAAAAGATGTTGAAATTTGGTCTAAATATATAAGTCCTGAAAAAGTTCAATAAAAAGCACCTATTTGTTAATAAAAGTTAAAGAGAAGAATAATTTTTAGAAAACATTTGGCTGATTAAAATTATTTGCTTATCTTTGCAAACGTAATTCAGAAAGGGAATAGTCCAACAAAATATTTAAAATCATTAAATTATGGATAAAGAATTAATAAAGTATGGTTTAGTTTGTCTTTTAACTATATTGTTAAACGTGGCAAATCTTGTTGCTTTGTGTACAAGTCAGAACCCTTTTACATGGGTTATTATTATAGTTGTCTATTTTTTGCTTTTGGCAATTATCCACATTGAAGACATCTATAATAAAATCGGTGAACATTACGTGGAAAAGAATTATGGACACAATAGATATTAAAACAAAGAGTAGTTTTTATTGTTAAAATAATGTTAAATACTTTATTTTATTTGCATAACTCAAATTAATTACCTATCTTTGCAACGTAAATCAATAACAAAAGGTATAACAACGGACTACCTAAATAAAATGTCCGTTAAATTAATTATCATTGAATTATGAATAATACAACAAACATCGAAAGCGTTTACAAACTGATTAAGACTATTAGCACAAAGTTTGGTTCTGCAATGGTTGTAAAGTCAGAGCCTAAATTTAGGGGAGGTAAAAGTTGTCCTTTTGTTGGACGTGTCACAAAGATGACACTAATTACAAATTGCCGTTTTGGCAGTTATGAAAATAACGTGAACGCAACTTTGGAAAGGAAAGGACTTGAAACCGACTACAAAGCAGCACCACGCAAAGGAATGCACTTTGTAGAAGGTATGTATCCTTATATCCTTCAGTCTGATAAAGATAGTGAACAATACTATATTACAATGAATTACCGACCTTCTGACAAAACCACATTTGAACACGTCTTTGTATTAGACGGAAAAGTGGTAACAGACGAAACAATACGTGCGGAGATTGAAGGTTGGATATACGTTGCACCAAAAAAAGAAAATATCAAGCAAGCGGAGGCAGGACTCGAAAGCGAGGAACAAACGAAAGTAGTTACATACAAAGTACAGAACGTTATCAACATAGGCAAAGCACACGACTTAAAAATGTTATGGGATATGTTGGTGAAGTAATATAAATTGAAGGTAGTATCTATTAGGGTACTACTTTTTTGCTTATATATGCTTTATTTCCTTTTTAAGCGGTTTTAATAGAATAAACCTACAATTATACTAAATCATTATTTCAAACGAATACAAAGCAAATAAATGACTTAATAGCGTATGTTATTATATTATTATATATACACACACGAAGGAATAATATGTTATTTGTTAATAAAAGTTAACGACATAAAGATTTTTAGTAAAATGTTTGGTATATTAAAATTAATTGCGTATCTTTGCATCGTCAATCAATAACAAAGGGGTTAACAACCGACCACCCTATTTCAAGTATCGGTTAAATTTAAAACATTGAATTATGATGACTTTTGCACAATTTGAGAACGAATTTAACAACCTTTCAAATAACAAACAAGTAGAGATTTTTAACAAGTTTTGCGACAAGTATAATCTTACAGAACAATTCTATGAAATGAGTTCTTTGGATGACTTCTTGATGAGTAGCACACCTTTGGGGGTGCTTAATAGTCTTGAGGAAGGTTTTGATAAAGATAAAGATTATATCCAACAAAAAGGATATGGAAATTACGAATCTTTAAGCGGTATAGAAGTAAGGTTATATATCAGCGAAAGCGGTTATATGTCTGAAATATATGAGGATGAAAGTTTGTGGTGCGATACTATAGATACCACACCATACGAGGAGGAAGACGAGGACGAGGAAGATGAGGACTAAAAAAATAATAGAATGTAACATGATAGGGAAAAGGGGTACGGACAAAATTAGTTAGTACCCCTTTTATTTTGTCTGTAAGGACTTTAAATAATTTATATGATAACTTATATCATTTTATTTTATTAAGTGGTTAGAACTAAAAAGAATATGGTTTAATTTTAATTTGTTCACTGAATATATAGCATGGGTAGGCCCTATGGGGGTGGCCACCTATTTAACCCACCTACCCACCGCCATAAAAGGGGGTGTTTGAGAATGCCCACGGTTCTCCGTCCAAAATTTTTGGAAAATTTTCATCCATTCCACAAGGCCACCCCCCCTCTCTTTTTCACGCATACCCTTTCAAAAAAAATTCCAAAAAATTTTTCATATATTTTCCAGAAGGGTCATCATTTTTTATGTATCTATATTAATATTTCATTTTTTTTACTATAGATTTATTAAAACTAAAATAAGCACTACGTTTATTTTTCGCAATGCTTATATTCGTATACTATATAAATTACTTTATAATTTTATTATTTATCTATTTGCTTTCATATTTTATTACTTCTGCATTAGGAGATAATTTGAAGTATTCTTCTTCATCACAGAACAGTGGTGCATATTCTCCAAAATAATCATTAAACATATCTTCCAACATCATACTATCTGTCATAAATTCATTATCACTTTGTATTCTATCTTTAGGTGAATATGATACAAGATATTGTTGTTTATTTTCGTTATATTCAAATTTTATAGTAAGCCAAGTATATCGTTTTACCATAATATTTAAAAATTCTCTAAGTAAGTTTTCTAATTTTAAATTTTTCTTCATCTATTTTACATAACTTGTTAATAATCATTTTCCAAAAAACTCTTTAAATTTATCACTACCATATTCATTATCGGTCAATTCAATAATTTCTCCTATTGTATATGTTTTCTTGCGTGGTTCTGGTAGTCGGTGTTCTATAAAATCTCTTGTACCAGCTGAACATGCACCCGTAATGGTACGATATGCTATAATAGCTTCTTCAAACGTCAAGACATCATCAAGTGACATGTTTTTGTAAGCGGATGTATCTTTGTCTGAAATTTTATAAATTAGGTCAAGTTTTGCTTCTTTAAGGGTTTCACCATGTGCCCAATTATTTTCTCCATCGGTAACAATATATAATTCTTTATCATAACCGACCTGATGAGTGCGATAAACATTCCCATGATGAGAATCAATGATACTAAGAATATTATCCACTTTAATATACCTCACCCCATTAGATTCCCAGAAGATAGGTTCATTTCGGAATTTTTGACGTTTGTCATAATCCTCTAAAGGGAGTGATGGGTGAACTATACGATTATCATTATAGTATATACAGCCATATATTAATGAATCATTTGGTACTTCTTCAATTTTTGTGCCTTCCAAACAAAGATAGCCATATACAGTTAAATTATTAGGAATTTTAATAATATTTGAATATTCCAAATCAAGATAACCTCCTACAGTTAAATTATCTGGAAGTGATGTGATATTTGTATTATCTAAATCTAAAAAAGTATGTACTGTTAAGTTTTGAGGTATCGTTTTAATTGAACTATTAGATAAATCAATTCCGCCTCCTACAGTTAAGTTATTTGGTAATGAAGTGATTTTACTATTACGTAGGTAAAGAGTTCCTCCAATGGTTAGGTTATCAGATAACTCTGTAATTGCTGTACCACTTAAATTAAGCCATCCTCCAATAACAGTATTGTTAGGGATATTTTCTATTGTGGAGTCTATAAAATCTAATCCATATCTTACTATCAGATTATTAGGTAAGGATTTAATATTAGCACACCATATTGATAATTTATCTAATACTGTCAAATTGTCTGGCATCAATTTAGCGTTATCGCCTTTTAGAAATAAATTTCCATCTACAGTTAGGTCATTTGGAATAGATGAGATAGTGATATCACGTAAATCCAAATCGCCAATATAATATGGTTTTCCATTCCTTATTTCTAATTTGTAACCAGTTTCTTTCTCAAATAGTTCTATTATATCATTCATCTCTTTTATTCAAATCATTAATAATAATTTCTTTTATTTTTTCGTCTTTAAATGTACTATACAATAGTGCTAATTGACTCCATTCTTCTATTTGATATACTTTTTGCGTATCTGTTTTTTCATCTATATCGAATTGTATTGCCTTTTGTTTTGTGAATAATCTTCCTATCTTATTATCTGTTTTTTCATAATTCCAATTTGCATTATGAATTTCTATGAGATGTTTCATAAGTTCATATGCTGTTTTCCCTTTCATTTCTTGTGTTGTCAAGAAGAATCGTGCAAATCTTTTTATGCTATTATCCATGCATTCATTTTGTCTATACACTAACCAATTATATGCATCTTCTACGGTAGGTGTATTCCAAGTTTGGCAATTAAATTCAAACAGCATTAGTTTATCATCATCATTTTCTGATTGATATTGTTTATGATATTCTCTTGTAAAGAATGTGCTTGCCATTGATGCTACTATGCTTTGTATTTTTGATACATCTCTTTTCCATAGTGCATTTGTATTGAAGTATGTTGGAATATTAATAATGATATTCATTTCATATCTCCATGTATATCCAATTTTTGTATATGGTATTTTTTCGAGAAGATATATAAGCGTTTTATTCATAAGTTTATTAAACTTAGAATCGAATGGTTTTTGTAACTTTTGATTTAACTTCTTATAGAATCCCACGCCATTAAGTTTAATGATGATTGGTTTGCCTGCGCTTAATGTTCTAACATTTTGTTGGCGCATTTGTTCTACTTGTTGCATTGATTCCATAACTTTAAAATATTTTGTAATTATTCCCACTCCTAAACTATTTTTAATCAGTTTATATAAATCACTTAATGTTATACCAGTTTTTTCAAATGATTTTAAAACATATTCTATATTATTATTATTATTATTATTATTATTAGAAGTGTCATGAAATGTATTTTCAAGTGTTTTATATATTTCCAATGCATCTTCTACTGTTAATTTGGAGTTCATTGTCATATTATAGAATTAATATTTTATTTTTTCTTTTAAGTGATTTGGTATCTTATTTATTTTGGTATTTTTTAAGTAGATAAAACTGCCTACTTTTAAATCTTCTGGGAGTTCTTTAATATCTAAACAAAAATCCAAACTCAGAGTATTTCCAACTATTACATTTTTTGCAAATGCGTTCAAGTTTATGCAACTGTTCACTATAAGATTATCATGTACATATAGATTTTCTGATAAAGTAGTTAAATTATGGCAATGACTAAGAATAAGGTCTCCATTAACACTGAAATTATTGGGCGGATTATTAATAGATGCACCTCGCAAAATAATTGACCTACCCACATGTATATTATCAGGTAATGTTGTTATAGGAGTATTTGTAACTGTGAGATTTCTACCAACGTGTAAATTGTTAGGTAATGATTTAAACGCATCACAGTTGATAATAGTAAGGTCACGTTTCACATCCAGCGTGTCTGGTAGTGAATTTATGTTACATTCACTTATTAAAAATGAACCATTGACACTTAAATTATTTGATAATTTTTCCACACAATAGCAATTTAGAATTGTGAGGTCCCCATCCACTGTTAAATTATCTGGCAATGATTTAATGGAACTTTCAAAAATATACAAATCCCCTTTGTGATAGTGTTTGTTGCCGATTACTTGATAAAGTAAACCATCTATATTTTTAATTTCATTATTCATAATAGAATATTTTTATTTTTACCATTTCACTAATTTAAGAGTATTAATAAGTTTTACTTTACATGTATGTAATGCAATTCTTAAATTATCTAATTTATTTGTTTCTTCTGAAGAAAGTATTTTCGTCGGCTTTAATACAGGTTCTTCATTCAAATCATCTAAATAAATGTATTTCCAGAAGAATGAATTTTCCGATAATTCAGTAATACCAGTATTGTCTATATCAATATAGCCACCAAATGTTATTTTATCAGGCAGTGAAGTTATGGCAGTGTGATTTAGAATGATATTACCGCCAACTAATAGCCCGTTAGGTAATTCTGTGACTTTTGAATAACTTAAGTCTAAATCACCGCCAACAATAATACTGTTTGGAATAAGTGATATATTTGTTTCTCTTATATCAAGATTTCTGCCTACTACTAAATCTTCTGGCAATGCTGTTATGTTGTCAGATTTTGCTATATATAAATCACCTAATACAGTTAGATTTGACGGAAGTGATGTAATATTACAAGCAAAAATAATTAACTTACCTCTTACCGTCAAATTGTCGGGTAATTTTTTCAATTTCGTACATCTCGCAATCACAACATCATCATCTACTGTTAAGTTATCTGGGATTGTTTCTATATCACTGTTAATTAAACGAATAGAACGTCCAAAATAAACTTTACCATCTTGTTCTGTGAGGTCGCATGATGTCAAATTCCTAAATTTTTCAATTTCGTTATTCATTGTTTTATTATTTATTTTGTTCACTATTTACGTCTTGTTCATTATTGATGAACATATTATTTATTTTGAACAAATTGTTTTACTTCTTTTTCATTATCAAAATATTTTAGAAGTATGGAGTAAACTTTTAAACTTTCATATAAAGCAAATATTAAAACATTTCTTAAATTATTAAAATCAGATAGTTTACTATGATAAGATAAAGAAAATGTCTCAGTAAATAACTTTTCAAATTCTTTATTATCTTTATTCGTAACATCTATCGTATACAACCACCGTTTTAATAAAACTATATAATTTTTGAACTGTTCAAATTCTTGTGAATTTATAGTTTCTGGACGATAATTAACACAATAAGCGATACGTGCATATTCTCTCAAAAAACTAAATATTTGTCCTGAAAGATATGTTATATTTTCTTTCGTTGAATCAATGGAAGTTATATCATTCCACTTATCACAATCTATTTTCTTATTGATTGCATTATAAATTCTTGTAAATTGGTCTATACTTTGTCCAACATACTCTATAAAAGTTTCTTTCTCAAAATTAGGAAGAAATAATATTATAGTCATATGATTGAACTGGTTAGTATCACTAACCATCTGAAACATATCAGTAAATAAATAATATGGTATAGTAACATGATTATTTGGTGAAATAGATATTCTCATTGATAAACTATTACAATTTGCAATGTCTACAATAGGTGTATATTTATTTACCGACGTTAGTGCCAATGCTGAGTTGACCTCATTTACATTTTTCTTGGCTTCTTCATACAACTCATTACATAAATCAACAATCTTAGATTCATGAGAGAAATTTGTAAAGATTGAACTATCAAAATCCTTGTTATCAATTTTAAATACCATGTCCTTTATTTTTAATTGTACTATTATTTTTTAATGTGATACAAAGATAGTCATAATAATTTATATAGACAAATATAAATCAGTTATTTATATATTTTTAACTAACTTTCTATTATTATTCAAATAAAAAATTGTATCTTTGCAAAGTAATTTAAAAATAACAAGGGATATGATTTTATTAATTGGAGATATACACGGTAGAGATTTTTGGAAGAAGCCGATACAAGATGTAATTGATGGTAAATTGGATGTAGAGAGAATTATCTTTATTGGTGATTATTTTGACCCATATCCATCTGAGGGAATAACTGAAATGGATGCTATTAAAAACTTCTTAGATTTATATGATACTGTTACAAAGAATTTAAGTTCTCATATGTATAGATTCCTTGTAGGTAATCATGATTTTCATTACATTAGTGATTATTTTTATGATATCGCAGGAAGTACACGTTATAGTGACAAATATGAAAATACTATCAAGGGAATTTTTAAAGACGTAATGAAACCCCTTGACATGCGTTTTGCATGTAGAGAAGATATTGGCGGTGAAACAGTATATTTCTCTCACGCAGGAATTAGTAATTCTTGGTATAAAGAACTTAAGAATAAGTATGATAAAGATGAGTGGGATGTTTTATTTACTACAAAGGTATCTGATAAGGCAGACAAAAGAGATAAATTTGTAAGATTGCTTGGTCAGATTGGTGAAATGCGTGGTGGATATGATAAGACTGGTTCTTGTTTATGGTGTGATATGAGAGAATTTTTTGATGATAAGAGGATTGAGGAGTGCAAGTTCCAAGTATTCGGTCATACCAATGTGGGTAAAATACCTATCTGGTATAAAGATTTTGCTTGTGTAGATTGTACTACAGCTTGTATATTAATGGATGATTTGAATTTATTTACTTATGATGAATACAATAAAATTAATGAAACATAGTCAAATGTACTGTTAACAGCAGCAGATGAATAATTTAAACAAAATTGCAATTTTTTATAAAAGAAATTGGTAGATTAAAATATTATTTGTATCTTTGCAACATAAAGAAATTATGTTACGAGCAACGAAAATAAAGTTATATCCAACATCACGACAAGCAACACAAATTAATAAGTTGCTTGGATGCTGTCGTGTTGTGTATAATAAAGCACTTGACCGTAAAATAAAACAATATAAAGAACATAACATATCCGAGAATAGAACTACTCTTAGTCATTGGTTTCATCATGAACTATTAACTAATCCTGACTTTGTTTACTTAAAAGAACAAAATACAAAGGTTCTGAAACAAGCAATAATGGATATGTTAACTGCATATAAGTATTTTTTTAAACAGCATACTGGCTATCCAAAATTCAAATCAAAGCATGATAATAAACAATCTTGCAGGTTTGAACGTGCAGCTATTTCGAGAATGAATGATTACACAAGTTATAAACTGTCATTAGCCAATATAAAGAATGTCAAATTCAGATGTAGCAAGAAGTATGCTGAATATTTGCAAAAGCATAAAGCAAATATAAGGCAAGCTACCTTATCAAAGCTACCATGTGGTGAATATTATTTATCCATTTTAGTTGATGGTGATTTAACTCATAAAGAAATACAATATACCGATAAATGTGTAGGTATTGACCTTGGTGTCAAGGATTTTGTTATAACATCTGAAGGTGAAGTCTTTAACAACTTACATTTCAAAAAGAATGAAACAAATAAACTAAAGAGGTTACAAAAGCAGTTATCAAGAAAAATTAAAGGTAGCAATAACAGATATAAGGCAAGAATTAAACTTGCCAAGGCAAATAAAAAGATAAACGATAAGAAGCAATACTATTTGCATTCAGTTTCCAATGCATTGATAAACGAAAACCAAGTTATCTGTATGGAAGAGTTAAATGTAAAAGGAATGTTAAGAAACCATAGACTTGCTGAAAGTATAGCAGAAATGAACTTTGGTGAGTTCAGGAGAATGCTTGAGTATAAAGCGAGGTGGTACAACAGGAAAATAGTATTTGTTGATAAATTTTATCCTTCAAGTAAGACATGCAGCCACTGTGGGTATAAGTACAAAGACTTAACACTCAGTATTAGAGAATGGACTTGTCCAGAATGTGGTGCAAAACATGACAGGGACATTAATGCAGCAATAAATATCTTACATGAGGGAATGAGATTATTAGGTAGCAGTACTACCGAATTTACGCTTGTGGACTATCCTCCTATGGATGACAG